CATGTGGAAAGGATGCATAAGAATGTTGTGTTCTGCCTGGAAAACAAGCATGTAGTTGAAAGTTCCCGAAATCCCAAGAGGCATTGCGTCACTGAAGGATCCTTGACCAAAGGGATAGACCAGGAACACTGCAGAAGCAGCAGCAACGGGTGCAGAGTAGGCAACACAAATCCAAGGACGCATACCCAGTCGGTAAGATAGTTCCCATTCACGACCCATGTAGGCATAGATACCAATCAGAAAGTGGAAGACGACCAGTTGAAATGGTCCACCATTATATAGCCACTCATCGAGAGAAGCAGCTTCCCAAATAGGATAGAAGTGAAGTCCGATAGCATTGCTAGAAGGAACAACAGCACCAGAGATGATGTTATTTCCATAAAGAAGTGAACCAGCAACAGGTTCACGAATACCGTCGATGTCAACGGGAGGTGCAGCAATGAAGGCAACGATGAAACAGATAGTAGCAGCGAGCAGGGTAGGAATCATTAGAGTTCCAAACCAACCAACGTAAAGACGATTGTTGGTAGAAGTCACCCACTCACAGAACTGTTCCCAAGTGTTGCTTTCACGCTTTTGAGCGAGAGTAGCAGTCATAGTTATTAAGACAGTAAGGTTTAAAAAGTATGTTAAGAAATGTTTCCATTTCCTAACAATATTTATAATAGCACGGGTTCCCTCCCCTGTCAAGGGGTCAGTCGATCAACTGTCCTTTTGTTACCAAGTAGCAATCGCCACTCTCTGCCAGGTATTTGTAGCAACACAAACATACAGGAATCCACTAGCATATCTAATGTCGCCAGCAGTTCCTGTAGACGATGCAGTTGCAGGAGCAGCAGTATTTTTTAGTCTATCTGCAGTATTAACACCATTAACTGTTAAACTACCCCTAATTGTAACAGTTCCTGTATCATCTCCTACTGTAGCTGGATCAATGATAAATGAAGCTGGACCACGAAGTTCTCCAGTTAAAGTAAGATGCGAAGCAGCCCCAGTAAATGACATAGGGGCATTTACTAAAGTAGTACCATTAATATTAATAGCATCACCAGAAGCATCTCCTAATGTTACATTACCATTAGCATCTAAAGTTGTAAATGCACCAGTACCTCTAGTAGTGGCACCAATGTTTACATTGTTGATAGTTCCCACCACTGTAGGAGAGATAGATAGTGATGTAGCTGGAGCAATTGTCAATCCACCCGCTGGAGAAATTGTAACAGTTCCAGTTCCTGATGGCGAAATAGTTACATTAGCATTTGCTGGAGATAATACAACTGTACTATTCGCATCTAAAGTTGTAAATGCCCCAGTTCCTCTTGTGGTAGCACCTATATTCATATTATCGATAGTACCAACACCAGTAGAAATAATATTAACAGTTGGTGTATTAGATGCAGTTAAGGTAATTAAATCTGCATAAGCGGCACCATCTACGTCATATGCTGCAAGAGAATAATTATTGCCACTAGAAGTTCCTGTTCTTAATTCTGAACCATTTGCAAATTGAGAATTGATAGTAATAACATCAGAAACAGCATCTCCAATAGTTACATTAGAGTTAAAATTAATTGTATTAGCAAAAGTAAAGCTATCTACTGTGTTGACGATTGGTTTTACAGTAGTGCCATCAGTAGTTTCCCAACGAGTGTTTGTATTGTTCCACTGAATTCTTTGATATGTTGATACTACTCCGCCACCAGTTGTTGTTAAGTTAACTTGAATGCCACCATCAGCAGCGGTTAAAGAGTTTCCTCTTCTAAGTTCAACAATTGGATCTGCAATAGTAGTGATTGTAGAATTAATTGTTGTAGTAGTTCCAAGAACTTCAAGATTTCCTTTAATTTGAACTATTCCAGTGTCATCACCAACAGTTGCTGGGTCAATAATAAACGTGGCTGGACCACGTAATTCTCCAGTTAATGTTAAGTGTGATGTAGCACCTGTAAATGTTAGTGGGGCATTGATGGTTGTTGTTCCATTAATAGTTACAGTATCCGCAGAAGCATCACCTAGAATTACATTACCATTAGCACTAAGAGTAGTAAATGCACCAGTACCTCTTGTGGTAGTACCAATGTTTACGTTGTCAAGAGTTCCTACAGCACCAGAAGATAACGTCAAAACTCCTGTGCCTGTAGGAGAAATAGTTACATTATTATTAACAGGAGACAAGCTAACGGTATTGTTGGCACTTAATGTTGTAAAAGCACCAGTGCCTCTAGTAGTAGCACCAATATTCATGTTATCAATACTACCAACACCAGTAGAAACTAATGTTAATGTTGGAGTATTAGATGCAGTTAATGTAATTAAATTAGTATAAGTAGTTCCATCTAAATCATATGCAGCAATTGCAAGTGTGTTGCCATTTGATTGCGAAGATCTAAATTGAGTTCCATTTACAAACTGTGAGTTTACAGTAATCGTATCAGATACAGCATTGCCTAATGTTACGTTTGCATCAAAAGAAATAGAACTCGCAAATGTAAAACTATCTACTGTATTAACGATTGGTTTTGCAGTAGTACCATCGGTAGTTTCCCATCTCAATGAAGAATTATTCCATTGAATAGTTTGAGATGAAGTAACATTTCCCGAACCGTCTGTAGTTAAATTAACTTGAATACCACCATCCGCAGCGGTTAAAGAATTACCTCTACGAAGTTCAAGGAAAGGATCTGCAATTGTAGTTACTGTTGAGTTAATAGTTGTGGTTGTACCAAGAACTTCAAGATTACCTTTAATTCTGACAAGACCTGTATCATCACCAACAACAGCAGGATCAATTACAAATACAGAAGGACCACGAAGTTCACCTCCAACAATTAAATTAGAAGTTACACCAGATAAAGTAACGCTAGAATTGAATGTGGAAGTTGCATTTACTGTTACGTTATCAGTTGATGCATCACCGAGAGTAACATCACCATTAGCATTTAATGTTGTAAATGCACCAGTACCTCTAGTGCTGGCACCGATATTTACATTGTCAATAGCACCTACAGCACCAGAAGAAATAGTTAAAACCCCAGTTCCTGAAGGAGTAATAGATACGTTAGCGTTTGCTGGGTTAATTGTGGTGGTGCTATTTGCTTGCAATGTAGTAAAAGCACCAGTGCTTCTAGTAGATGCACCGATGCTCATGTTATTAATTGTACCTGTAGCAACAGAACTAATTGTTAGTAAAGGATTATTCGCTGCAGTTAAAGTAATTAAATTAGTATACGCAGTTCCATCTACATCATAAGCTGCAATATTTAATGTTTCATTTGTTCCCTTGGAAGTTTTAAGTTGGGTACTTGCAGCAAATTGAGAAGAAATAGTGACTGTATCAGTATCAGCATTTCCTATAGTAAGATTAGTATTTAAGGTAACATCAGCATTAAACGTAGAAGTTCCATTTACAGTAACTGTATCTGCAGAAGCATCTCCCAGAATAACAGTACCGTTAGCATCTAGAGTTGTGAAAGCACCAGTGCCTCTAGTGGTGGCACCGATATTTACATTATTAATTGAACCAACTGCACCAGAAGAAATTGTTAAAACTCCAGTTCCAGAAGGAGTAATAGATACGTTAGCGTTTGCTGGATTGATCGTTGTTGTGCTATTAGCATCTAGAGTTGTGAACGCACCAGTAGCTCTTGTAGTAGCACCGATGTTCATGTTGTTAATAGAACCAACTCCAGTAGAAACCAGTGTTAGTGTTGGTGTATTAGATGCAGTTAATGTAATTAAATCTGTATAGGATGTTCCATCAACATCATATGCTGCCAATGCAAGAGTGTTGCTTATATTTTGTGCAGTTCTAAGCTTAGTTCCATTTACAAACTGTGAGTTTACTGTAATAGTGTCAGTTACTACGTCACCAAAAGTGACGTTATTGTTAAAAGTAAATGTACCACCAACAGTAAAGTTATCTACAGTATTAACAATTGGTTTTGGTGTAGTGCCGTCAGTTGTTTCCCAGCGAGTATTGCTATTGTTCCATTGTACTCTCTGGTATGAAGTAACAGTGCCAGTGCCATTGGTCGTTAAGTTAACTTGAATGCCACCATCAGCACCTAATAAAGAATTGCCTCTTCTTAGTTCTACGATAGGGTCAGCAATACTTGTAATCGTAGAATTAATTGTGGTGGTCGTTCCATCAACTTGAAGATCACCTTTAATTTGAACTGTTCCTGTATTGTTTCCAACTACCGCTGGATCAATTACAAATACAGAAGGACCACGAAGTTCGCCAGTTAAAGTAATGTTTCCATTAACATATTCATTGCCATTAACTGCCAACTTATCTGTTGGTGCTGTGTATCCTATACCTACATTATCAGAAACATAAGCACCACCAGTAACTTGAAGTTTTTGATTGGCTGTTCCAGTATCTGTGCCAGAACCAATCAATACACTAGTTTGAAAATATCCAGATCTCCACAATCTAGTAGTTGATCCTAAATCGATATTGGTAGCAGTAGATTCTGGAACCAATGATTGTACATATCTAATACTTTCATTAATATGAATACTACCATTCAATCCAAAATTACCTGCTACATCAAGACCTTTAAACGCAGGAACTTTATTGATTCCAACACCTGGATTATTATCCCCAGATTTGGTATGAACATAAAGAATTGTATTACCATCAATGGTAATATTATATTTACCTAGATTAGTTAATGTCTCAATATATTGATTATAAGTATCACCGCTCCATTCATAAAAACTATTTCTATCTGTATTAGTAGGATCATAAACTCCCAACCCACCAATAAGAATTTCATTCAACGTGGCATTACCATTTTCAGTTATAGCATTTAAAGTTAATTCGGGTAAATTGATTAAGTCTAGATAGTCTCCAGAAAAAACTGCATCTGTATTAGGAACCCATTTAGTACCATTCCATTTTAAAACTTGCCCTATAACTGGAGGATCTGTAGTTATATCAACATCTTGCAAATCACCAAGAGTGCCATCAAATTGCGTGGTAAGTAATCCGTTTTCATCTACATTTAATCCAGATCCAATATAAACTAATCCAAGTTCTGCTTGAGATGCGGGAGGAATACTACCCCATTCTAAACTATTACCTAATTTTTTTAAAAAGTCCCCAGTGCTACCACTATCAGTTCCAATAGTAATTGATTTATTTAATGGTATTTTAATACCTTCACTTGCTTCAAAAGGACCATTTGCATTTTTGTTGACAACTCTATCAGCTCTTAGTCTAGACATTGAGACAATAACCCGTTTAAATATTATTTATCTGCATAAAAAAAGAGGTCTCTCGACCTCATCTTTTATTTATTTTTTAATCACCAAACACTTGGAATAATTTGCCCAGTAGTGAAGTAAGTACCAATAGCAATTACAAACCCAAGCATTGCCAGACGTGCGTTGAGAATCTCAGCCTCAGGGGTAAATCCGAATTTCATTTTGTTTCTCCTCTTTTAGTAGTGTTCTGAATAACAATAAATTTGTCTTTTTTTAAAGTGCCTGCGATACAAACTTTAAGTTCGTCATCGTTAGACCAGACACCTTCTTCTACGAGTTGTTGAAGGGCAAGACTTAATTGCCCTAGCATTCCAGCACTCACAGGTTTTCTTCCTGCTCAGTGAGAATTACACAATTGGATTTAGGATATGCCACACAAAGGAGAGCAAATCCATCTGCCATTTGGTCATCATCCAGGAAAGATTGTTCCTCATTGTCAATCTCCCCAGAAATCACTTTACCAGCACAGGCAGAGCAAGCACCTGCCTTACAAGAAAAAGGAAGATCGATATCTGCAAATTCAGCAGCATCAAGAATGTACTGATCTTCAGGACATTCAAAAGATTGTTCAGTGCCGTCAGGGGATTGGAGTGTAACGTTATAGGTAGTCATTAGTAAGTTTCGCAAAGTTTTTCTACAGAATATGCCAGCAGAACTAAAAAGCTGACTCCTGTAATTGTAAACAAAATTTCAGTCATTGTCAATCAATTGTCAGAAGATCCCGAAGAATAGTTTGCCAGTGCTAATATAAGAAATAGCCCCAGCAATAATACCGACCATAGCCCAGCGTCCATTGTACATCTCCGTAGTTTGCATAGGGGTCAAAAGACCCTTACGATTGTATTCTTGATAGACCATCTCAGGTTCCTTAGCCCACATATTTTGTTGGCCAAATTCATTAGTCGTTACAGTCATTGTAGATTTATTAAGAATTGTTACACTAGTATATATGGGAAAGGGGGGTTTGTCAACCCCCCAGTGTCAGCAAATCAGAACTTGAAGCCGAGACCCGTGGTGAACACAGGAGAATAAGTCCCATTGGTAGCACCATAGCTATTAGCAGCGTTGGTGGTGGGGAACTTCAGATCAGCAAAACCAACGAGAGAGTTGGTCAGACGACCTTCGATACCCAGAGCAAGCACAACTTGACCCTTCTCGCCAACAGCAGACTGATAGTTAGCAGCAGTATCGTTCACGAAAGGAATTTGATAACCAACACCAGTGTAGATGTTAGCACGGCTCACACCAGAAGCAGCACGGGAAATGCTCCAATCATAAGAGAGGAGAGCACCACCACCAGCACCGATCTGACCAGCAGGAGTACCGACAAGGTTAGCATAAGGACGAACAGCAACAGCATTCTGATTGCTGAAAGTCTTCACAGCATAACGACCTTGAATGGTAGCACCAGAGATAGTACGGTTCTCGGTGTAACCGTTGCCAGCAACACCTTGCTTGTTAAGAAGTACACCAGCACCAAGGTAGTTACCAACTCCTTGTGCCTTACGGGCAGCAGCGAGTTCCAGAGCACTCACACGGGCATTGGTAGCACCGATTTCTTTAGCGAACTCAGCACGGAGAGCAGCAGCCAGAGCGGCATCAGCAGCACTGTAGAACTCAGTGATACGGTCGAGGCAAGCATTCGTGAGAGCAGCAAGCTCAGCACGGGTAGCAGGTTGACCAGGCTGGAAAGTGCCATTGGGATAACCAGCAACACAACCATAACGCTCAACAAGATTAGTAATCGCTTGATACGACCACTGGGTAGGTTGAACATCACTCAGTTGCTTAACACTGGTAACTTGTGCCATAGCAGGAGCAGCCATAGAAGCGGCAGCAACACCAGCGGCAATAAACGAACGAATCATCATAGTATTGTATAATTAACTACAAGGTTTATTTAGCCCATAGTGGGCAAGCGAGATAGGGGATTTGAACCCCTGACGTTCAGCTTGGAAGGCTGACATTCTACCACTGAATTAATCTCGCAGGGTGGGGACGGTCAATCCCCGTGAGCAGGCTCGCCACCAATTTTGATTACGAGAAAATTGGAAACTCGGCGGGAGTTAAAAACCCCATCCGCACCAGTCGGCATATTTAATGTCCAATCCGACGAGGACAATCGAGGGGGTCCCGACCAGTGCTGTTATAGTCCATCCGTGACTGTTTGAAGAATCAAATCTTCATAAGCTGCTTCCACAGCATCGTCAAAGTCCTCGTAAGGACCGTGATTGACATCATTATACACGTAGTAGAATCGATTGTCAATCTCTTTCACGCTGTAATACGTGATTACTTTGTCACCTGTGTCGAGTTCTTCGACAAACCTCATGTTAACTTCTGACATAGCATTTAGGGTAATTGGCTCCACCAGGGTAAGTTTAAAGTCTAACCCAGACCAGTGAATGAAATTACATCATCGTTCATAGAACAAGGAATGTTATAATTGTTTGTATAAATTCCACCGCCAAAATCAATTTTATATTTCGATGACGATGCAAACGTATCGGCAACAGTAATCGTACTCAAACTTGTATAGCAATTCATTAACTTGCTAACAACAAGTTCATTTTTATTTTCAAGTGCTGTGATAAGTGCTTTACTTACAGCATCTTTCGCAGTTTCAATCTGTGAGTTCAGGGACATAATTTTTTTGAATAACGTTGTCAAAAACTTCTTTAGTTTCTTCATCAACAGGTGCCATCACAACACCTCTACCATCAGGTAGTCTGATTAGAAACATTTCTTGGTTTTGTTCAACTCGATCCATGTAGGCATCAAAGTTGCTTTCAAATTCATCTTGTGTAATTTCAATCATGGTATGTCGTAATGACAATCGGGGTGACTGGGATCGAACCAGTGTCTTCTTGCTCCCAAAGCAAGCCGTCTACCGCTGACTTACACCCCGTTATGAGCCCATTATAGGGCTATCTTACTTCAAAGTCAAGTCTACGAACTCTACGCTGCTTTCGTTGTTCCTGAAATTCTAGATCTTGTTTCGTCAAGATCGATTGATCCTGACGCTTGGACTTGGCTCCCGAGATTATTTCCACCAACGACAGATCCATACCGCTGATATGTCCACCACGGATGCTGGTAAGGTTGGGGCACTGACAGCATCGTAGTTGGGAAGGATGCTCCTCTAATACTTTCCCGCAATTCTTGCATCTGATAACTAACATCTCTCAACATTCCTTTTATATCGTCAAGTTCTTTTCTAAGTTTTAAATATCGTTCTTTGTCCATAATATTTATAGATGTAATGGGCGATACTGGAATCGAACCAGTGACTCATTCCTTGTAAGGGAATTACTCTACCGCTGAGTTAATCGCCCTGGCGTCTCAGGCTGGATTTGAACCAGCGACCGACCGCTTATGAGAGTATAGGGTAATGCTCCCCATTAAGTCCACTCGGAACTCCCGAAGGCGGTTGCTCTATTCCACTGAGCTACTGAGACAACTTGTTTATTGTACCAGATTGTTCTTGGTTTGTCAAGGGGCAATCTGGAACCCATGGAGCACAGATTCGGATTTCTCCTCCAAGTGCTTGACATTCAGGAGTGTAGCACACCGAGGTGTCTACTGGTTTCTCGGAACGTCGTGGTGGTGGTATTCTAACAGTTCCATCGTCTCCTGTCAAGCGTTCGTAATCACGAATTGCTTTATCAACTTCCAATTCAATTTGAGCGTCAAGTTGTTTTTCATGATCTCTTATGTCAGGTAGTTCCTGTTGTAAACCAAGTCTATTAATTAAAAGATTATAAAATTTCCAAAGATCTCTTTCATTTACTTTCAATGCTCCTGATAAGTTAGCAATTATAATTGCAACAATTGAAATTATAATAAACCCACCAATATTTTTAAACCTTAATGAAGGTAAAATTTTTAATTTTCCTTCCTTAACTTCAAATAATTTAAACATTGCCTCCACCATTCAGATAATCTTCTAGTGCTTGATCTACAGCAGATTTAGCATCTATTCTTTTAGAATCTCTTAATTTTTTTGTGTCGAAAGTGAGAGTAGGTGTGATGCTTCCATCATTTTCTACTTTTACTTTTGCTCCAAAAACATTTCCCTTTGGTTGAATATTTAAAGTATTTGATGATTCTAAAGATACTTCAATTTTATCATTGGAAGCTTTGAGGTATCCAGCTTTTGCTAAAATATCAATAGCATCTTTTTCATCATCTGGTAAATCTTGAATAGACATTAAAAAAGGGGGAGATACCTCCCCCATATTTATGCTGTTATACTCGGGAATAACAGACTCGGGCAACGCCTTGACCAGGAGAAGCAATAGTAGTGAATGCTCCATAAGAAAGGTCAAGTGATCGTCCGCCCACAAAAGGACCCCGATCATTCACACGAACAATTACAGATCTGCCATTCGCTTGGTTAGTTACCCTGAGACGTGTTCCAAAAGGAAGGTATCTGTGGGCTGTGGAATGACCGTAAGCATTATATCTTTCACCGTTAGCGGTGGTGCGACCGTGATATCCGTCACCAACTCCATAATGTGATGCGAGGGAACATCCGCTCGATGCCTTTGCTTGAAGGGGTGCCAGTCCTACAGTAGCAATGGCGAGAATAGACAGGGTTTTAAAAAGCATTTAATTGAATAGAACTCTACATCCCAATAGAAGGGGGGTACACCGCCCCTCTCGGGGGGCACCTTCCTGGGCTCTAATTGTCACTCACTCTCTCATGATGTGATCCCCACATGTGAGGAATTCATAATATAGCATCTATTTAGCCTCTTGTCAACCCCCCACATAAATATTAGTGTATCGGTATACCGAATCATGTCTAAGGAAAAGAACAAAGGTAGCAAAGCTGCCAAGAAACCAAAGCAAAATCAAGGTAATGCTACTGCGAAGAAGGCAAAGAATGGAGGTAAAAAAAGTGAAGTATGCCAAGAGAATGGAATACTCCCAAACGTGAGCCTTGGAACGCACCAATACATAATATTCTCAAAGCAATAGACAACCACACTCAAGAGTATTTCAAGAGTGGTGATAAATGGCATCTAGAAAAAGCAGATCAACTTAGACAATATCTTCACGAATTAAAAACTTGGATACATAAACAGGAAGGTAGATATTAAAATGGAACTCAATATGGGCACGATAGCAACATCTCTAATAGGAGCTGCCATCATTGGTGGTGTAACAAGTTTTTGGGGTCTTCAACAAAAGACTGTAGTTCAAGAGCAAAAAATTATTCAGATGGAAAAAACTCTTCAAGAAATGAAGAATGATTCTGAAAAACAACAAGATTTAATGATGGAGATTTTGAGAGAAGTTAAAAAATGATTCACGATTTTCCTTGGGGAGTAGTTATTATACTTGGCAGTGGATTGGTATTCACTGCTTGGATAATTTACTACATATTAAGGTTAGCATATTTGGAGATGAAAGATGTATCAATACAAGATCAAGAAGATCAAGAGAATCATTGATGGCGACACTATTGATGTTGATATTGATTTAGGTTTTGGTATCACACTCTCTCAAAGAATAAGACTAAAAGATATTAATGCTGCCGAAACTAGAACCAAAGACCTAGCAGAGAAAGAAAAAGGTCTATCGGCAAAAGAATGGCTAAAAAAAGAACTCTCCCGTGAAGGAGAGTGGATTATTGAAACAACAAAAGAGGACAAGTATGGAAGAATACTTGGCACTCTTTATCTTGTTGGCGATCCTGTCACATTAAATGAAAAAATGTTAAGCGAAGGTATTGCTTTACCCTATTCCTAACCACAAAGAACCTTCTCTTCTCCTTCTCCTCAGTAATCCTGCTTCTACGTTAGTGCCAGGATCACGATACAATTCTAATGTTTTTGGGATTGATAACCAATCTTTCTCACGTAAATTGCGAGAGATAGTATTAAAACCAACTCCGCCATAAAAGCCAGCACCGAGATTATAAGCAAAGCTGAGAAGTGCTCCCCGTTGATTGTCATTCATTTCTCCCCAATAAGGAATTTTTTCTAGATAAGGAAGGAATCTGTTTTTAATATCAAATTCTAAAAGTTTATCAGCATATTCTCGTGTTATTGTCCTTCCCATTTTAAATGATTGACCATTAAAATCTTTAGTACTTCCCCATCCAATTGTAATAGGAGGTCCGCCAGTTTTTGGGTCTGGATAGGCATGTAAATGACATCCTTCAAACTCACGTATAAGTTCTATCCCAGCTTGAGGGATAGAACTTTCTACTTTTTTACAGCATCAAAAACTCTACCCCAACCATCATTTCCTGCAGGACACCATCTACGCACAAGATCGCTACGCTTATACACCGCACCCCTGCCATTTGTAACAGGTCCTGTATAACCGTCGTTAAGGCTGCCATAAGGGTCGTGAACGATGTAATCGCCTGCGGGCGTCTTCCCAATCACAACAACCATATGGCCTCCTGTAGGGGCTGCTAGGGTTCCCCTGTGAAGGATTCCAATAACAACTGGACGCTTGGCTGCAAGTTGCTTATCGAGTTCATCAAATGTTAAGTTATATCTAAAAGCAGAATTAATACCATAAGACATCAACACACGAGTTTGAACCGTGTGGTCAGTGGTATCACCTATAGCAAATACTTTTTGAACATAAGCATCATCACCTTTAGGTCCTTTGAGTGTACCTGGCTTTAAATATTCTAAGCACATAGCACAGGCAGAACTATTACAAGTTCTTTGTGCATCCCTGTAGTTGTCTGTCTGAGGAAACCAAGGAAAGTTTTCTAAAATATTTGTTGCTTGTTTTTGAACAGGTGTTCTGAATGTTTTGACCCAGCCAGAAGTATCTTCTAGTTCTTCTGGTGCTGCTTTTTCTAGGGCATGTAGAAACATTTGTACTGCTTTTACATGATTCGGATTATTCTTATCAAAGTGTTCAAAGAAATTTTGTAAAGTAATTTTCATTGTTTTTCTCCGTGAAGTTGAATGTAATACTCGGCATCTACTACAACCAATGGCTTTTTGCCATTCTTTTTCATGACAAGGACTGGTTCATAATCACCTGAGTTTGCTTGGGCTTGTTCATATGCTTCCCAAACATTTAACTTTTCTACATTTTTACATTCAATGCTGTGAGGAAACTTTTGTCTGGCAGCTCGTGCCATAATTAAATCTTCCCCACCAGCACCCATAGATCTACTTTCAATATCTTCAGGATGGACATCAAGCATTTCGATAAGTTTATCACGAACCCATTGTTGAAGACGGCGACCTTTCGCTTTTGCTGATTGCACTTTCATAATAAAAAACCTCCTTTCGGAGGTATTTATCTATTCAGTTTAAAGCTGGAATCCAGCGAAAGTATCTTCTTTCACATCTTGTTTAAGACCACCGATCACATAAGATTCAACTTCTGTTTCTTGTGGGGCAACTTGAAGACCTTTAGAAGATAGCCAATGTTCAGTCCAGGGAAGAGGATTGTTATTCAAAGGAGCATCAAAGATTGGGTTGAGACCAATTGCTTTGAGGCGACGATTAGCTGTCCACTCAACATACTTTTGAAGTAATTTAGCATTCAAACCAATCATAGAACCATCTTTAAAAAGATAATCTGCCCAACATTTTTCTTCCTCAACACATTGCCTAAACATATCATAAACAGTTTGCTCTTCTTCTTTGGCAATCTGTAGCATGTCTGGGTCATCATTACTATGCCACTTATTAATAATATTCTGTGTGATTACAAGATGTTGTGATTCATCACGGGCAATTAGTCCGATGATTTTGGCGTTTCCTTCCATGAGTTTGAGTTCGCCAAAGGCAAAAGAACAAGCGAACGAGACATAAAAGCGTATACCTTCCAGAATATTAACGTTAACAATGGCACGGTATAGTTTTCTTTTGAGTTCATAAAGAGTTTCTTTAGCAGCAGGAACACCTTCAAGTTGATGCTGCCATTGATTACCAGAAGAATAATCCTGAGCAGCTTGAATGAATTCGTCGTATGACTTAGTTACACTTTGAGCACGTTGAAGGATTTGCTCATCATTGATAATAGTATCAAGAACTTCTGAAGGATCTGGATACACATTCTTGATGATATAAGTGTATGAACGGGAGTGAATCATCTCCATAAATTCCCACGCCGTCATACAAGATTCAAGCTCAGGTAGTGAACAGTAAGGAAGAAAAGCCATCCCAGGACCACGCCCCTGTACAGAATCCAAGAGGATCTGGTACTTAAGGTTAGAAGTGAAAATGTGTTTTTGTTCAGGACGAAGAGTTTGATAATCAGCACGATCTTTCTGAAGAGAAACTTCTTCAGGTCTCCAGAAATAACCAAGTTGTTGTTGAGTCAGTTTATCAAAGACAGGATACTTAAATTGATCATATCTTTGGACCCCCAAGGGGGCACCAAAGAACATCGGTTGTTTTAGAGTATTGACTTCTTCTGTATTGAATACAGTCATTCCTTGAATGTGGCTCATGGGTTCTTCGTTGAGTTTAAATTTTACAACTGTCACAATCGTCCTCCTGTAGGTTTAACAAATCATTGAGCATATCTTCGACATCTTGCTGGCGTCGATCTTCGGTAACTTCATCCTTCTTAGCATCATATGTATTTTGATAGTAAGAAGTTTTCCATCCATACTTATAAGTATTGAGGAAGTCTTGAGCCATTACCGAAGTAGGAACTTCATTATCGGCATAATTCTCTGGATTATACGACCAGTTTCCAGAAATCGCTTGATCAAAGAACTTCTGCATAACAGCAACAATATTGATATAACCAGTATTGTTAGGCATATCCCAAAGAAGCGTATAAGCATTTTTGAGAGTTTGATAACTGGGGACAATCTGCTTAAGAGGTCCTTTCTTTGATTTCTTAACGGACAAGTAATCTCTAGGCGGCTCAATTCCATTTGTGGCATTTGACACAACGGAACTGCTTTCCGAAGGCATTTGTGCGGACAACGTTGAATGTCGTAGTCCATATGTTTGAATCTCGGAACGTAAAGTCTCCCAATCATAATTTAAATTATTAGGTACAATTTCGTCTACGTCTTTTTTATAAGTGTCGATTGGGAGAATACCGTCTGAATACTTCGTTCGATTAAAATATCCACATGCTCCTTTCTCTTTGGCGATGGTGTTTGATGACTTGAGCAGATAGAACTGGAAAGCTTCAGTAAGGTCGTGGACGAGTTTCCAAGCGGTTGGGTCGTCATATTTTACTCCATGTTTTGCTAGATAATGAGCTAAGCCAATATAGCCAACTCCAAGTGAACGACGATTAATTGTAGAAATCTCAGCTGCTTTCACGGGATAGTTTTGATAATCAATTAACTCTTCAAGACCACGAACAGAAAGATCACATAGTTCTTCAAGATCATCAAGATTCTTGAGTTTGCCTACATTGATAGCAGAAAGAATACAAAGAGCAATTTCACCATCACCGTCAATGTGTTGAATAGGATCTGTGGGAAGTGTGATTTCTTGACAGAGATTACTCATCCAAACTTTATCTAGGAAAGAAGAGTGTGAATTACAATGGTCGATATTCATAATATAAACACGACCAGTTTCTGCACGTTCTTTGAGTAGAGAAAGGGTTAATTCCTGGGCACTAACTCGTTTTTTGGGAATTGAATCATCAGACTCATAACGCTTATATAGGTCATCGAAATCGGGAGTACCAAAAGCATCATTAAGACCAGGAACATCGTGAGGTGAGAATAATGTGATATCTCCGTTTTGAATGAATCTCTCATAGAACAATTTGCTAGTTTGAATTGAGTAATCAAGCTTACGCACTCGATTATCTTCTGTGCCTTTATTGTTCTTAAGAACAATAATGTCTTCTATTTCTTGGTGCCAGATTGGAAAGTGGACAGTAGCACTTCCACCACGAATCCCGTTTTGTGTACAGCATCTGACAGTTGCTTCAAACTTTTTGAGGAATGGGATAACCCCTGTATGAGCAACTTCTCCCCCTCGGATCTTACTGTTGACTCCACGGATTCTGCCAGCGTTGATACCAATACCCGCCCTCTGAGCAACGTAGCGACCAATAGCCATGTCGCTGCTAAAGATGCTATTGAGGGTGTCATCAGAATCAATAAGAACACAACTAGCGAATTGTCTAAGAGTTGTTCTGACTCCCGCCATGATTGGCGTGGGGATGTTGATCTTGTGCTTTGAGATGGCATTGTAGTAACGGCGAACGTAATCCAATCGTACTGAAAGTGGATACTCTGCAAACAGGGTCAAAGCAATCATCATGTACATATACTGTGGAGTTTCAAAAATTTCTCCACTGCTTCTGTCTTGAACAAGATACTTATCAACTACCTGGCGAAGACCAGCATAGGAGAAAAGATAATCTCTATCGTGCTCTACCCAACTGTTAATCTTTGTCCAATCTTCATCTGTATACTTGTCAAGAATTTCTTCATCATATACTCCCAGCACAGTTGAATTATATAGGGCCACATCATAAATGCTGGGCATACCTTCTTTCCAAATGTTCTTGTGGAAAACTTGCTTGCGTAAGGCGAACAAAAGAAGACGAGCCGCAACAAATTGATAATTAGGATTGTCCAGTGAAATAAGATCACTGGCAGAACGAATTAGAATTTCTTGAATTTCTTCTGTTGTAATGCCATCATAGAATTGAATGCCAGAATTCATTTCTACTTGAGACGCAGAAACTCCAGCAAGTCCATCACAAGCTTCATCGACCATACGATGAATCTTATCTAGATTTAAAGCTTCAATAGTGCCATCACGTTTTTGAACTTTAATGCCGTTACTCATACTTTCTTCCAGGTTGTAAATTTAAGTTTTGCTTCTAAGCCTTGGTAGGTGTTTGATTCTACCACACTTTGAACGTCATGTCCAGCCAATACCATGTCATTGATATCTTTTTCAACAATGGTTTGTGGCCAGATAACTATCCGTTCTCCATCGTCAATTGCTTTATCATATTTGGATACAATCTCTTTATTTCTAGGTTCGTTATCAAAAACATATACCAAATTTTTATTGTTAATGTTGACATCACTACCACACATAGCAATGCTATTAGAAAGGAACATACTATCAAATGGTCCTTCGGTAACATAAATTGGTTTGTCTTCGTCTACCCTGTCCATCCCAAATATTTTGGTCTTAGAATCATCTAACATGATTGTGATGTATCTAATCTTGGCTTTGGGAGCCATTGACCTACCTTGATATCCAAACATGTTTCCATCTTTATCCCTGAGAGGTATGATAATTCTAGGACCATCTTGCTTTAAGTTTGGGAAAACTTGTCGCTGTGAGTTCGTCCATTCTTTAAATTTGGGACAGTAATAAAAATAATCGAGATCTTTAATTTTTCTTTCTTCTAAGTACACCCGAGCTGGGTGTGTAATATTTAGTTCTGAAATCTTTTCCAGATCAATTCCTGTTTTTCTCTTCTGGAATTCTGGTTTCTTGAAATTGAAATCTGGATTTTTAGTTTGTGTATTTTTACCAGTAAGTCCTTCACGATAACGTTCCATCACATACTGATTATGCAGATGGGCACAGTTATCTTTTAGGAAATTGGTAAAGGTTCTCCCCACACCACAGTTGTGGCATTTAAATACAAAATCATTCTTTACCTTAAAAAGATACCCTCTAGTTTTATTCTGATGCTTCTTACTATCACCACAGTAAGGGCATCGGAAATTGTAGAGGGAATCTTTTTTCTTTGAAAATTTTTGAAGTTGGGGGGATACTAGACCAATGTACTTGACATCAATGTAACTCATTATCTAGATTGGGTTTGCTCAGTCCTCCCATTATAGGACATCCCCAGCATATTGTCAACAAACGGGACGACGAACCCAGCAATCAAAACGGCGGCCCCCACAAGGGCAACCGCCTGCCATTTGAACTTAGATAGATCGTTGATAGTAGATTCTACTGTTTCTAATCTTTTGATAACTGCTTTATGTTCTTCTGTGTTTTTACTTTTAACTTCATCAATCATTTTGACGAGAAGCTCGTCAGTTTTAATACTTTGATCAATACGTTCATCATGCTTAGCAAGTATATTAGCAATTCGTTGATTAGATTCTGAGATCTTATCTACAGCGTTTTCTAACTTGTCTAACATTTCCCTTGATAGAGTTTCGTAGATGTTTAATTTAGATTCTAAAACATCTAATTTTGATAGCTCTCTTGTGATATCTTTATTAAACATCTACTTAATCCTCTATCAGATATTGCGGACTGCAAAATCAAGAGCACTTTGATATGTTGCAGCACTCTTGTTTAACATATATCTGAATTGTTCTTGATTCTCTGGTGAAAGAGAAGCGTAAGTAGCAGCAATTTTCTTAGCAGAAAAATTATCTAGATTTTGAACTGATCCATCTTCAAATTGAATTTTTGCGAATTGAGTTTCGCCGTGAGTCAATTCTGATGTAGCAACTTGAAGTGCAACTTCAACAGTATCTAATTGAGCAGTATTTTCATTCATAGTTTCGCCTTCCATTTCATAAGAATTTTTCAATGATACTTTCTTCTGTTGTTCAGAAGCTCTTTTTTTAAAGTCTGATAATCTTGCCTTCATCAAGATATCCATTTCTTTAGTTTTGCTCATCATCTTTGACTTAGCTTCGTCTCTCTTCTTTTGAAGATCTTTTTGACGAGTAAGCTTTTTCTGTTGAGCAATTTGTTTCTGGGCTCTCTCGGTCTCGGAGGGAGCCGCCTCACTAATAATTGATTCTAATTGTTCTTTCATTTTTTTACGCCTTGAAATGCGAGAGAGTAAATTTTTTGCACCCCTTGTTCTACCATCAATATATTCACTATTGTTTTTCTTATACTTTCTATGTTGTTTTGGATTGACTAATACAAATGATGGAGGTAGTTGTAATCCGCTACCATCACCAGCAGAATTAATCATTTCATTCATAGAAGGTTCAAATGTTTTAGACATTCTTGATCAACATTTTTATTAAGGGACTCTGGTAATCTATTTAGGAATAACAAAAATGCTTTCAAAATAGGCCAGTATATAGCTTCAATTTTAAAAAATAATAAAGGAGTAGCTGCATCATCAAAAACATTATACATTAAAATAATATGGTTTAGAATTAAATGAGTTTTCAATTCACCTGTCATTTCATATCTTTTAAGCAATCTTTTGATATACTTAAAACGATTTAGATCCTCTTCAAAATCTTCGTATGTGACTGAAGAAGGATTATCATAATGTTTAATAGCAAAGATAACCCAATTATCTTTGGTCAATTCATCAAATTTCATTTAAAATCATGCAGCAGTTACTGTCAAGGTTGCAGCATTAGAAAGAACTTCTTCGGCACCAGCAGAAGATGTGAGCTTAACACGATACTGATAACCAGTAGAAGCTGTGGTGAGTGCTGTAAGAGCAAGCGAAGAGCTAGTAGCACCAGAAACATTAGTCCACTTAGCGGTGCTGCTTGTTCTACGCTGCCACTGATAAATGAGTGAACCAGTTGTTGCGGAAGCAGTTACAGAGAATGTAGCTGCAGCGGTAGCAACAGTAGCAACAGTAATTGTAAGATCATTAGTAGTATCAACACCACCCAATGCACTTCCAGGAATTAAAATTGTGTCAGTAGCAGCAAATCCAGCACCACCAGAATTAACTGTTACAGTATATACACCACCAGCTCTAGAAACTCCAACAGACCATGTTCCGCTTGGGGCAGCACCACCAGAAACATTAGTGACAGTTACCCCAGCAGTTGAATTAGTAATTGTATATGTTCCTGTTCCTGTGGCAGCAGTTCCCGCACTAGTTACAGTCAAGAACGCACCAGCAGGAGTTCTTGTTGATTGGTTGGCAGGTTGAACAGAAATGCTAATAGCAGAAGCAACGTCAGCAGCAGGGTTATCTGCAAAGTCACCAGCAACAGCAGCACTAACATAAAGAGGGGCAATACACTCTGACTTATGGCGTGTTGATCCAGAAGCATCAGTATATGTTTTATATACCCACCAACCAGGGCCAGTCAAACCTCTAATTTTATTTTCATTTAATAGTGCCTCAGCAGAGTCTAAAAATACAAGAGATCCTGTATTTGTATCAGCACCACCAACAACATATTGAGCAACTTGCTTTGGTGCAGTTCTTCTAATAGCATTTGCTGCAGTGATGGTTGCAGTGCTTCCAGCGTAAGCTTTATGTAATTCAAGAGTAGTTGCAGAAGTAACTGCTTTTACTACATACTGGACACCGCTTAGTGAAAGAATATCGCCAGCTACAATGTAATTGGCTGTTGCTTTGTTGAAAAAGCTTCCTGAAGCTAATGTTACAGTAGCATCGCCATTAACAACACCTACATTATTAGCCAATGCTTTAGCATCTAATTTTCCGAGAATTGCCATCGGTTCCCTCTTTTAATTATCTTTTATTATCTAAAACATATTTATAAAAAAAGGGGAGTTAGTCTCCCCTTACAATTTTTTTAAGTTTAGTATGTATCCAATCGTAGATACTATTTTCTTTTATATTTTTATTGTGCCCCATCCATTCGGAAAGGGCAAGTAAAAGTAAAAGTAATATGTCAGCTAAAATGTTTCCTAAGAAACATTCCATCACTCTTCACGAAGAAGAGCCTTCTTAACCATTACGACAACCATGTTATCAACATCATTGTCGGTTGTTGCAGCATAACGCTCAAGAAGATGAATAACAAACTCCTTGACTTCACGGCTAGCCATGAAATGCTCTACAACTTTTTGTGCTACGCCTAAAAATACTTTCATAATTTTGCTCCTAAATTGATCGAGGGGACCCCGTAATATTTAGCTTATCTTTTTTCTGTGTGTTTACTGCTCTACCGATGTACTTTTTATTCTTCTTAGAGCTTTCTCCGTCTTCAGGACTATTTGGAATTTCAGGCATCACTTCTACAGTGGATGCCTTCAGTTCTTTTTTTCAGCGATAATCTCCTGTTCCCAAGCAATCATTTCATTAACTTTTTTCTTGGCAGCAAGAATTTTACCTACTGTTTTACGACGATTTAAAAGATACTTATCTGACTTATCATGATCACCATCATTATCAATATCTTTATCTTCCTTTCCTACTGCATCAAGTTTCTTTTCAGTTAAATCAAACTCTTCTTTCTGTTCTTTATTCTTTTGCTTCCATGCAGTAGCGTAAGCAATACCCTTTTCTTTATCAGTTAAACCATCTTTAGAATAGCTCTTCTTAATATGTTTAACCATTCTTTCAAACTTAGCCCCAGCGGGGGCTTTTTCATCAAGCACTAATTCACCAATTGGTTCATAACCTGCTTTAACACAATTATTAACTTCTTTGCCACCCTTCATTTTGGTGCCAACTTTCTTGTATCCTTTCCAACATGACGTGAAACCATTGTCATCCTTACCATCCATCTTTTTCTCAAAGATGTAAGTATTGCCATCCAGTTCTAACTCGTAGGTTTCCTTCATTTCCTTTTCTTTCTTGTCTTCTGCCTTCTCATGCTTTTCCTTGGCAGTCTTGCTCATCTTCTTTTCTTTTTCTTCTTCAGCTTTACTCTCGTCTTCCTTTTCTACTTCTTCACGCTGTACGTTCTTGGCACGAACTGTAGTATATTCAATCTCTGCACCATGAGATTGTTTTGTGCCAGTGCCAGCAGCAATATTGATTGCTGGGTCAGCAGGAGCTGCTTTTGCTTTAGGATCTTTCTTTGAGAAATCATCTTCATTACCTTTCTTTTGCAATGAAGGAATTCCTTCTTCGCCAAGATATCTGACTGACGACTCAATCAATGCTTTAGAAAAATCGTCATAATGTGCTAGTTGGGTCGTTGCTCTTTGTCGTTCCATTTGTAAAGTATATATGATTTCCTTAATTTATTTATGTTTAGGAAACGTTTACTTCACGAATATCTTTTACCCAAGCACGAAACATTTGATTATCTTCCGTTACAGCAATTACATAATTAACTCCTGGACGAATAATTTTGCCTTTCTGTCCAGTATTAACATTCATAATATAATCACCTTCTTGAAAAATTTCTTTTTGAAGATAAAACTCTTGAGTTACTTCTTGTCTTAGTTGTTTAAAACTTTTCATTTAAGGTTTTATTATTATTTATTTTTTATGGAGAATAGGAGACTTGAACTCCTGACACCCGCCTTGCAAAGGCGATGCTCTACCAACTGAGCTAATTCCCCGAAGCGGAGGGTAGGCGAATCGAACGCCTAAGGGCTTTAACACCTCGACTGTTTTCAAGACAGCTGCCGTCACCTATCGGCTTGACCCTCCATGATGGTTCAAGTGTGATATACCTCAAGGATATAACAGGGACTTGAACTCTATCTTGGTTATTTAGCGATCATCTTCTGCACGATGTTCGGAATAATAGATGTCAAAATTACCGCCAGGATAACGCTTTTCAAGTTTCTTTACATTACGTTCAATGACTTCATTGAAAGAAACTCCAAGAGCTTGAGTTGCTTGAGCAACATACCACATAATATCACCGAGTTCAATAATAAGATGCTCCCGATTGTCATCGTTCCAAGGTTTACCCTGAAACACCATCTTCTTAACGATCTCAAGGAATTCACCACCTTCAGCATTAATACCAACGCCAGCAGTAAGCAGTCGTTCAATATTGGCACCCTTAGAATCAAGCTCAACAAGGCGATCAGCCAGTGAACAAAAATCTTTAGAAGCATCGCTGGTAACGGCATCCACGAATTCCTCGTAACGCTTAAACACAATAGTATCAGCCATAAGTTAAATTACAAATTTAGAAAATTTATCAAAACGATTTTGTCTAACAGAAGTTTCTTCAAAAGATTCAAAAGATTCTTCTTCGACATCATTGGTGATGTCTCCGTCAGAGTCATCTACATTATACAGCTTCATCTTCGCTCTGTCAATACCCACTGTGAATCTCTTGTAGTAAGTCGGATCGTTGTATCGGTTTTTAAGTTGTTTAACCATGATACGCCCAGACTGTTCAAGCTCCTCAGTAGCAATAAGAGCAAACATAAAATCTGCTGTAGCAGGTAGACCAAAGGATTCAGAAGTGTCGGTAAGATCAACGTCAGAATTCCCGAAACCAGAACGAGTAGTCTGAGTAGCACTGACAACTGGTACGTCGTGCTCAACAGCAAGACCACGAAGTTCCTCAGCAATTGCTTTAACATACGTGTAAGAGTTTACAATATGTCCTTTATATCTAGCTGAGGCACAAATGTTAAGATAGTCAATAAAGATAATATCTGGACTAAAATCTTTCTTCAATTTCAAATCGCTCAGTAGTGATTTAAAATGTCCTGCATGAGCAGACGCTGTTGGATATTCTTTAATGATAAGTTTGCCTTGTGTTCTTCTGCCAATCTCCATGACTCGTGAAGTAAAGATAGATTCAGGAAGAGAACCAATATCTTTGATATTCACATTCAATAGATTAGCGTCAATCCTTTCAGCAATCTTTTCTTCTGCCATTTCAAGAGTAATGTATAAAACATTCTTGCCTTGAGAAAGGCAGGCAGCAGCAACGTGACACATGAACAAAGATTTGCCAACGCCAGTTCCAGCAAGAGCAACGTTAAGCGTTTTATTGGGGAGACCACCTTTAGTAATGAGATTGAATTTCTCTAGATCAAAAGGAATCTTTGCTTCATCTTTATGATAGTAATCATATCTTTGCTCAGCATTGTCTACGTAGTCGTGTCCAATGTATTCATCAAACGATACTGCCAGGGCCTCTTGAAGGATGGTCGGGATTGCATCTCTTGATATTTTTTGATCTCCCCCGTCAGCAATTTTGATTGACTGGAGTAGGGCGTTGTAAATGGCCCTGTCTTTGCACCACTTTTCTGTGGAGTTAATAAGCCAATCTTTGTCAACCCATTCTGTAGTGAACTGGTTGATCTTCGTAACACTTTGTTTGTAAACTTCTTCAGTAAGGTCATTTCTATTCTGTAGATTGATAATTACTACTTCTTTGGTTGGAATTTTATCGTACTTTACAGAGAAGTCTTGAATCTCCTCAAATATAATTCGATCATCAATCTCTTGAAAGTAATCTGCTTTGAGGAAGGGCACTACCTTTCGGTAATACTCTTCATTACAAAGCAGATTACGTAATATAGATTGTTCAATCTTCTCCGTCATTACTTACTCCATAAAGAAATTCTATCGCTGCTTGTTCCTCAAGTTTTGCCATCACCTCATCAGTGAAGTATTGCTCAGGGTTTCGTAGAATCTCCTTACCATATACTTTCTTACCATTGATTTCATAGCGACCAGCCGAGTTCTTCCATATGTTAGCACGTTCTCCCAGTTCTAGCAACCCATAGTGCCGCTCCAGGCCACGCTCGTCAAAGAATAGACGAGTCTCCACCTTTGACCCCTCACGGGTCAGACGGGACTTCTTCGCCTCACATTTAATAATGTTTCCGATGAGATCGGTTCCATCTTTTTCTTTTTTCTTTGAGAGATAAATGATTGTGCTAGCAGAATACTTAAGACCACTGCCCCCACCCATTTCCTTAGTAGGAACATACGAGCCAACAACGTCATAGGTATGATTAGTAACTAACATTGGAATGTTTGCTTTGCCAAGTTTCAGCGTAAGAATTCTAAACACTGATTTGACTAGCTGTGCCTTGGTCATGTCACGAACATTCTTGTCGTTGGAAGCATCCTCGACTTCTTTGTTAGTTGCAAGCATCCCAAGGGAATCAAGAACAAACATGAGGGGCTTACGCTCCTCTTTTGGTTGTTCCATGTATTTATCGATAATACGTACAGCCTGGGTACGAAACTCTTCAATTGTATCTACGGGAAAAATTACCATACGTTTGGAATCAATTCCCCTGCTCTCAATCATATTTTTGCTAATAGCAGATTCAGTTTCAAAATATATAACACCAGCATCAGGGTTGGTATTAAGGAAATTGCGAACGACACTAAGGCAAAAGAATGTCTTACCTGTTCCCGATTCTCCAGCAATAGCCGTGATCTTATTTGAGGGAATGCCTCCAAACAACGATCCAGAAACCAAGGCGTTAAAAACGTAGCTACCAGTATCAACGAAAGATTCAATATCGCCAGCAGCGATACCATCAGCAGCGAGTGATGCAAATTCATTTTTGCTATCTTTAATTACTTGTTGTAAAAAATCCATAAATCTCCTAACTAAAAAAACTCATGAGCGAGATCTTTCGCTCAGCATTCCATCCAATACATTCTAGCACATTTTTCAGCGGTTCGTAAAATGACTTTTCAAATTGTGTTCGATAGTCAACATACTTGTCAAGGTTGAACTCGACAGGCAAAGTACTAAAAAATGAGATCACATTTTCTTGGATGGGGTTTGGCATCTTGAGGTAGAGAAACTTGATCTTCTCTCCTTCTTGGATAAGAGGGTACTTATGAGTAAGGTTATTACTCCGTACATAGTGATTATACAATAATGCACCTCTGACCTGAATAGGCGTCCTCTCTCTATAAATCGATCCTTTAGATCCATATTTTTGTAATCCATTGCAACCTCTTGGGAAAGCGATATCAAGATAGTTTTGTTTCCGAGTATCTTCTTTAATCTGTTCAATGAAATCAATTATATCATCATTAGTTTGATTGATAATAATTGTGTACGCTTTGTACAATTTGTCTCGGAAGTATGCTGGAGTGGAAGACCTAGCGGTTTCCATACCACAGATTTTCATCTTCGGTTTGGCATATCGCACACCTTCACTATCCCAGACGTTAAGAACATAACGTTTTTTGGCAGTCCAGAATCCACGATTGGCAATGTTCTCTCGCTTCATCTTCATCATCTGGGCATAAGCATTTACGTACTGGGCCAATTCTTGGTAAGAACTTTCAATAAAAGGCTCAAGTTCCACCTGACAGACCTTATCAAGGAACCCAACAATTTTTTCATTAGTAACCTCTCGCCCCTTGTATACAGTTTGAACCAAGCCGTCCAAGCACAAATACATAGAATCAGTATCGCAAGCAATAACATAATCAACATCCTTTGTCTTTAGAACTTTATTGAGATAAGCATTCATCTTCTTCTCAATCCAGCGAATAGATAGCTGCCCTGAAAGAGTGATTGCCTCAGCGATTTCAAGTTTGTAATAACGGAAGTGCTCGTTACCAATAGCACCATAGGCAGAGTTGAGTTGAATCTTTCGTGCCATCTGAATATTATTGCATCGGGCAATCTCTTTCTTCAATTCAACCGTTGGATTATTTTCGTACTCCTGCTTTGCAGCCAGCATTTTCTTTTTGTAGATAGTACGTTCCTCATAGATCTTTTCCATGAGCTTTGGCAGGAATCCTTGATACTCAGTTGTATAAAAAGTGCCATTAGCACAGAGAGTTTTTCCAGACAAGTCACTTAGATCAATCTCCTGTTTTAACAATCTATCTACATTAGCCTGTGGATGTCTTTCGCCCAAAAGAGTTTCTGGGGAAAGATTGTACTGCATGATAAGATGTGGATACAGACTATTCAAGTCGAAGTTAACAACCCAATCATACATTCCTGGGACTGGCTCTTTTACATAAGCCCCAGCATACTTATTATCTTTACTGCTTTCTTTCTTTGGTGGTATGGTAATTTTTTGTCTAGCCAAGTACACGTAAATGATGTTGTCCCACATACGAACTTGAGAATACACATCCTCAAAATTCACCTTAGCATCGTATGCCATAGTGAATGCCAGTTCAAGTAGTTTCATTTTATCATCAAGACGATCTACCAGGCGAACGTCATGAATGTTGTATTTTACAAACTTGTCCCAATCTTTTGTATAGAACTCTTTGAAAGTATCAAACTCAGAGTGATCAAGTTTCTTTTCATCCAGCTCCACGAAAGCAATGTGGTCCAGGCGATACGACTCTTGATTAGTATAAGTAAATTTTTTGTATAGTTCAAGATAATCCAACGTGGCAATGCCCATTAAATCATAAGCAAAGTTCTTACGACCTTTGATAAAAATCTCACGAGCCATTGTGTTTTTCCATGGCGAGAGAAGACGAGCTTCAGCTTCGCCAACCATACGTTCAATCCTACGATAGATGTATGGGATGTCAAACAACTGAATGTTCCATCCAGTAATTACATCAGGATAGTTTTCCATCCACCAGTGAAGGAATCCTTTAAGCAAACCAATTTCAGTTTCAAAGTGAAGATAGTTAACTTCTTTGTCATCATTATCATAAGGACGAGAACCAAAGACAGTAATCTTTTTCATTTCACTGTCTTTAATGCTGATCAAAAGAATCTCTTGGTCAGCAGATTCAATATCAGGGAATCCATTCTCGGCACCAGTCTCAATGTCCAAAGTGAATACACGGATCTTGCTGGTGTCGTATTTCATTTCTTCATCAGGATATTCTTGAAAAATATACTGATTTAAAAAACGAGTCTGACCATAGATCTTGAAGTCATCAATATCTTTATGGTCTTCAATAAACTGCTTTGCATCACGGATGCTGCCCTGTTTCACGGGGCGAACATTCTTTCCGTCAAGAGTTTTCCACTCTTCTTTTTTGGCAGAAGGAAGGAACAGTGTTGGATCAAATTGCACTTTGTCTTGAAATCTTTTACCATGATCATAACCACGTACAAGAATATTATTTCCTGATTGTTCAACACTGGTGTAAAATTTCATTCTTCAGATTCTTCAGCAGGAGGTACATGGGTTTCCATATCGACAGAAGCACGATATAGATTATATAAAAAGTCTGTAGGTTCAGTAATTAAACTGATTTCAGACGATCTCACGATGAACTCACGTTCTCTAGAGTGTGGCGGGAAGGGACCCAAGCATTTCCCTTCCACTTCATACGGGTATTTTAGCACACAGTCTGGGTCTCCAAACTCCACATCAGGAATTTCTTCAACTTCTGAAACGATCCATACTCCATCAAATCGGATTAATTTAATTGTTTCATTCATGATCTTGTTTTGTTAATGTAGAAATTTTAGAATTATATGCATCCACTAAAGTAGGATCGCACGAACCTATAGCCATTACAGCATCATAAGGAATTTTAAATTCAGTATCTGGGCTATATGGACACCACTTATCAAATCTAACTTGAACATTTCCAGAACTATTTTGTTGATCATATGTCTGAACAAGTTCTAAAGTATAAGGATGAATCATCAACAAGCACAATCCTTTTCTGCTTTCATCTTCACCTTCAAAAACTTCCTTTAGATTGCAAATAACTTGAGTGCCATTTTTTAAAACTACTATTACTGTGTTATCCATTTAATAGACGTTAGGGTGCTGACATTATACCACACCAAAGAAAAAAAGGCAAGTGCTGATTCTGACCAGCTCTTGCCTGTGCGACGACGATATTTGGGTAGCCCCAAATTATTTATTGATCGTGTTTTCTCCAGGGAAATTTGAATTTCGATCTTCTGTTAAAAACTTTGGGGCACTTACAGTTCGTCCAATGTTGTAGACAGTTTTCTTTTTTTCCTCTGGAATAATTTTTTCCAAAGAGATCGTCAACAGACCATCAACGAAATCAACTGATGCTATTTTGACATCATCTGCAAGTTGCCAGGAATTACTGAAAGAACGTTTGGACAATCCTTTGTGGAGGTAGGTTCGTTCAGTATCTCGTTTCTCAATTTTTGAGGCAACTCTGAGAATGTTTTGTTCTGTAGAGACTTCGATCTCATCTGCTTTAAATCCTGCAAGAGCAATTTCAATTTCGTAATTGCTTGAATCATTTTTGATTAAATTGTAGGGAGGATAATTTGTGCCGTGATTACTGATGGTATCAAGACGATTAAAAATATCATCCAATCCTACAGAAAATGGGGAGTAAATATCCCAAGTATATTTTGCTTGTGTATTCATTTTTGTTCTCCTTAAATAAGCGAGTTTGTTTTAGGACCCCGAAGGCATCCAATATAATTTAGCACAGATCATAAAAAATGGCAGGGCGGATTGCCCCACCATTATTGTTCGGTCATCAGTATCGTGTATCCACGATGACGATACCAATCCAAATGAGCTTTACCCCAAGGAACCAAAATCCAAACCACACGTTTATCTGGGGTTAGAAATTGAACCTTGACTGTTCTCATTCTGGTTTCTTTCTACCAATGTTATACTTACTTTCCAAAGTCCACTCATCTTTCTCTTTAAAAGAGAGTACTTTAATTTGATTGAGCGGAGCAACGTCTTCAATTTTTTCTGGCGTTACTACAGTAATGAGACCCCAATCAGAAAGTAATTGAATAATACGATTTCTACGCTGAACATCATTCAATGAAAGATTGGTATGCTTTCCATCGAGAGCAAACAATTCTTTAAAGTGAACAATATAGTATCTACCTTGCTTATGAAGAATGTGGCAAGATTGATAGATCTTTTTTTCTTTACGTGAAGCAACACCAATTCTCGTAAGGGTTTCACGAACTTTCAAAAAGTCGTCTGGCTCAGCCAGAGAAACCTCTACCATATCAGATTGCTGCCACTGGATTTCAATATCAGTTGTCATTTTGTTCCACCCTTATACAATGCTTTTTTGATAGCTTCAAGTTGATCAGTTGTGAGAATTTGTAATGCTTCTAAAGCTTTGTTATGACTATAGCCATAATACTCTTTCACCAATTCAAGATTCTCAAGTGTTTGTTTTTTAACCCAGGGACTAAAACGTTTCCTTGGTTTCAAACTATTTATATAGAAGTCAAACTGAAGTTTCTTGTCTAGATGAGCATTCTTGTTCATCTCGTTAGCATACAGAACAGTATCTGTAAATGAAGACAAGCATTTATTAATGATAAAAGATGGATAGCCTTTTACCGCTTCTTGATCATCATCAAGAAGTTTCTTTTTTGATTGATTAATTGCGTTAAGATAATCTTTTAACTCATACTTCATACTGCAGTTACACCCATAACTTTGGCGTTTGGATTCCTAGCAAGAGCAGTTTCTTTTGCTTCTTCGTAATTACGAGCTTCTACTTCTTCGTTGAAGACTTTACCAGCGACATAGAGTTGAACACGGCAACGCATAATTAAATTCCTCCTTCGGTTTCATCAATCATAAACGGGTACTGAGCCCCGTGGTTCAGCACAGTGCCAGTTCCCGTAGTGTCATAGTCAGGCAAATTGTATTTAAGAAATTCTCTAAAAGTCATTTTCATTTCTTTCTGAGTCATCCCACAATGCTGTGCCGCATTTGGCAAATTCATTGTGGAACGAAATAATCCTTCGTTAGCTTCCCGAACATTTTCGGGAGTAGTTTTTATTTTTATAGATGTAGATTTTATTTTCATAGGTAACGAACCTCGTCAACATAACCAGCTTCAAGAGCAGTTTCAATCATATTATAGGAATAACTATTTGGCTTTGGTGGGGCAGAAAAATAGATTACATAATATGCAGATTTATTAATATGCTTTAACAAAGCACCATTACATACCGCCTTTTTAACATTGTCAGTACGTTGTGCTCCTGGTCGTTTTTTACCTCCAGTATGTCCACCTTTAGCCTCAACATATTCAGTTCGTGTTGGTAGATCAGCAATATAATCAAGCTCAATGCCAATTTCTTTTACGCAATAATCTTTTCCAACAATCAAACCTCCACGGCAAAGAAGATCTTGTTCAACAAAATACTCAAATTCATCTCCAGATTTTTTACTTTCTGATTGAAAATTGTTCATTTGAATTCACATCCCACCATAATTTCAGTTAAGCAAGCAAGAAGATTAATCTCTTGATCAGCAACAATACTGATGTCTCTCATGTACTTGGCGATGATTAGCACTGCTTCTGGGATAGAAGGACCCTTGAGAGTATCATAAAGAGCATCGTAAATCTTTCTCATGACAATAGCAGGATCGTTGTCAATGTTATCAACAACCCATTTTTTGACCGTAGTAAATTCTTTATTCTTTAATGCCCTGACCAAATCATCCAGATTAATGTCGGCAATGTCAATAAGAATAGAAGAATCAATGCATCCGTTGGCACTGTGTCTCTGTGTTTCATTTAGTAATCTCCTCCAATCTGGATAATAACGTCTGATCAATTTGATCAATACTTTATCATCATATTTAATATTGTTCTCATCAAGAATATTCTTGAGACGAATAAAGAACTTCGCTTGAAGTTTGTCAACCTCTTCATTCTTAATCTTAAAATCAATTACCGTACAACGAGAGTGCAGAGGGTCAATGATTTTGTTCGGGAAGTTGCAAGTAAAAATGAAGCGGCAGTTACCATGAAACTCTTCCACAGCGGTCCTGAGCGAGAGCTGAACGTCACTAGTGGTGTTGTCTGCCTCGTCAATAATGACGACCTTGTGGGCTGCCCCAGAGGTCAAGGAGACAGTTGTGGCGAATTGCCTGACCTTGTTTCGTACCGTATCCAGGAAGCGTCCCTCATCTGATCCATTGATCACGATGTAGGAAGCACCAATCTCATCACAGATTGCTTTAGCAACAGTAGTCTTACCAACACCAGCAGAACCACAAAGCAGAAGGTTAGGAATTTCCTTCTGCTCGATAAAGCCCTTAAAAGAGTTTTTAATATTCACTGGAAGAATACAATCCTCAAGAGTATGAGGACGATACTCTTCCACCCACAAAAATTTCTTATTCATCAAGGTTCAAGTGCAATGTAATATACAAGGGGGAGGCGACTATGTTTCCATTCAGTAATCAACTTACTAGAAATTTTTACATCATAGTTACCAGGAACAAGATTAACATGTTCCATCTTCATCGTCAACTCATATTCACCTGTATTGTCCCCAAAAATTTCTTGAGAATAAACATTGCTGGTTTCATTTTCTCGATCACACAAATTCAGTGATACCGTACCACCAGCAGAAGATTTGAACACAAGATCAGGAATGCCATAAACATTCGCTGCTTTACGAAGTGCTTCAAGTTGATCCCCACTAATGGAAAACTCAATATCAGCACCAGGGAAATTTACTTTACGGTCAGGAGCAGTCTTAAGAGTGATCTCTGGATCCGAGAAATAGTATTTTGCACTACGCCCATCACCACGAATGGTCAGATACTCAGCATTGTTAAATTCAAGAACTGGGTTCTGAAACAAAGAAAGACCAGCAAGAAACTGGTTCAGATCATAGATAGCGAAAGTTTGTGGGAACACTTCTTCGCAATCGTATTGAGAAATAAGATTTTCCCCAACATTGATTGTCTTTAGTTGGGAGCCTTCCCGAATCAGAATAGAACCATTGATCGTAGAATAGTTCTTCAGAACTTCTTTAGTTTGATTAGAAAGCGTTACCTTATTCATTTAAACTCCTGGAGACCATTTTCAGTGCGAGAATAGTGACGATCAAAGTGAAGTAGCAGCATGGCGTAATGAATAACTTTAAGCAGGTCTCGCTTGTTAAGCCCATCCTTGTCGCCATATCGGCTGCCATACTTAAGGATGTTTGCTTGACAAAAGGGGGCAGCGAGACCTTTAGCTGCCATCAGATCAATGGTTTGAATATCACAATAACCATCTTCATCACCACAGTAGTGACCATTATAGGTACTGACTACATATTCTTCGATGTCTTTGAGGATCTTTTCCTCGTTGTATTTCCATTGCATTTAAATCATTCCTCCGTTACATACTGTAGATCTTCATGATAGCACTCTTTGATTGTTCCGTCAAGTGTCTTCACGAAAAGTTTTGAATTATGTCCACCAAGAATCTTGACGGAACTGCCGTCCCGAAGGACGGCAATGTTACCAACGTAACCGTGAAACTCAGGCTTCTTCATTCTCTTCCACTGGAGCATCGTTATTGATATCGGCACCAACGCTAGCGTCGATCTTGTCATACAGCTCCAGGAAGCTGGACTTGGTTTCGTCATCGAAACGATTCACACAAACTTGAATCGCTTTCATACGCTTGCCGAAGATGCTGTAGGCACGAATGATGTGGGACAAACGACGGGTGCTGATCACTTCATCAACGCCACCATCCTTGAAAGTCTTACGGATAATGTCTGCCCAAGCAGCAAGCTTCTCACAGAATTCTTCATCCAGACAGCCAAGCTTCTTGGAAAGTTTCTCAAGAATCTTTTGCTCAGTTTTCGGACCAGGATAATCCTGTTCAAAGGTGAGAGCGAATCGCTCAAGGAACGCTTCGTTCAGAACATTGGTGCCAATAAAACGACCGTCATCAGAACCCTTACCTTTGGTGTTGGCAGTGGCAACGATGGTAAACCCAGCGGCAGGCTTCACATAACGACCAGTCTTCTTCAGGAACACGCCCTTACCTTCAAGAATCGACTGAAGGCACAGGATCTTGTTAGAAGCAAGGTCGATCTCGTCAAGCAGCAGAACAGCACCACGCTCAAGAGCTTCGATAACAGGACCGTTGTGCCACACAGTTTCTCCATTGATCAGACGGAAACCACCGATCAGATCGTCTTCATCAGTCTCGATGGTGATGTTCACACGGATCAGTTCACGCTTCAGTTGAGCACAAGCTTGCTCCACACCGAAAGTTTTACCATTGCCAGACATACCAGTGATGAACACAGGATAGAAAATACCAGAAGAAATGATTTTCTTAACATCACTGAAGTTACCAAAGCTGACGAAGTTAGCATCTTTATCAGGAATCAGATTTTCACGGTGGATCACAACATGCTCAACTGCTTGCTCAGCAGGTTCAGCAGCAGGAGCGTTGTAAGTGTTTTCAATATCTTGGGCAGTCAGGTTCCAACGACCATGACCAGTCTTGTATTGATCAAGACGCTTGGCGATGGTGGGATACGAACTACCAAATTCTTCGGCAGCAGCAATTACAGCGTTGCTACCAAAGTCTTCGCCAAAGTGAGTGGAAATATAAGCGATGAGGGCTTCTTGTTCAATGTTTGCTTTACGAGCCATGATGAGTAATCTCCTTTGTGGATGTGTTAATTATAGCAGGGGTTGGGGGCGTTGCCACCCCCAGTGGACAGATTGGGAACTGGTCAAGCGACCAGGGTAGCGAAGGAAGACAGGAGCTTCTTGTTCGTTGTCTTCTTCTTGAGCATAGTACGGAATGCCCGTCCGATGTCAGCAGCAGTAGCCTCTTCGTCAACTGTCATAGTAGTGTCAACTGCCAAGTCGTGAGAAGAAATCATGTACAGGGCATCATACCCAGCACCATTAATTTCATAGGACTTTTCTTTACGCCATACTTTCATGGCTTCATCGGGTTCAACTCCACCGCCATTGGATTTGTAAAGAGACCGATAAAGATAAGAGAAACTATTGCCACTGCAGATTCGGAATCCAATCAGATTCACTTCGGGGAAGTTATCTTTCAGATTCTCCAGAAGAATAGCAGTCAAGTTGCTGTTCACGTTATCCATTTCAAAGTTACGATAAACATAACCGATCTTACGATCCCGAAGAGCATTACCACCACTGATGTAGTTTTGTCCAATGTAATTGTAAGAACCATTAGGGCGTTGAATATTCAAATCAAAATTTAGATGATTTGCTTCACCGTCAGTCAGAATGACAACGTTAACTTTCTGAAGTTTGTTGCGAGTCTTGAACTGAGGAATGATCTGATGAAGAGCAATGATGGATTCATTAAGAGGAGTTCCACTGAGATCAAGACCAGCAGGAACACCATAGTGATGATAAGTAGCACCATTGTAATTGGAATCCTCACGGGCAGCAAGACGCCACAGATTTTGAATACAGTTGTCCAGCACTTTGTTGTTGGCACGAGAACTCAGAAAGTTCAGCAGACGGAAGCGACGATGAACTTCAATAGTGCCGTCTTGCTTTTTGTACAAAGACTTGGGAGCACTGTAGTTGGAATCAACATAAGAGTTGCTCCACTCGTAGGTAAAAGCATACACCTCAAAAGGAATCTGAACTTTCTTACAGAACCACACAAGGTTCAGCAGTTGTTTCACCGTATCAAGCAGATAATCATTCATCGAACCAGACCAGTCCAGCACGAACACCAGACCATGATTCTTGCCATCAGGAATCACAGAAACCTTACGGAACAAATCTTCGTTGTACTTATAGGTGTGAAGTTTGCTGGTGTCGAGAGTACCAGTACGAGCAGTAGACATACGCTGGTAAGCATCTGCCGACTTCTTCATCTCAAACTCTTTAACCAGATAGTTCACTTCCTTTTGTGCTTCGGTACGATACTTCTTATAATCAGCATCGACCTCTTTAAAAGCATTTTCACGATACTGAGAAACATTAGCAACTTCACTGAAGTGGGCATTAATGTAATCGTTAAGGATTTTGTAATCAGCAATCACATCATCCATCTTTAGTTGGGGACGTTCGATGTAAGTAGTTTCGCTGGCATAGTGATTGGTCAGCTTTTCTGCTTGCTGATCAAATGCTTGCTGGGTTTTAGAAACTTCTTCGTTCAATTCTTCGTTGGGACCGCCACCACCAGAGCCGATGGGAGCTTCTGGTGCTTCAGCACTGACACCACCGCTAGCTTGTTCCTGCTGAGCATCACTACCAGGATTGATCATGCTTTGCCCTTCACTGGTCATTTGTTGATCAGATTGTCCAGCAGAATCTCCGCCGCCTTGTTGACCAGAACTGGATTGAATAGAAAGCGACAGTTCTTCCTGCTGCTTCTCTTTCACATATTTGTGAATCAGTTCACAGATGGTCAGCACTTGCTGGAAGGTTTCTGCACCTTCAATCATCTCAACAAACTGCTGCTCAAACTCGTTGAACGGCATCTGAGCATAGGCACCAATCTTGAAGTGAAGATTAATACGGTCAATGAGAGTAAGTTTACTAAGATCTTCATCAGCAATACTGAAGAAGTCATCACGATTCAGTTCGCTATAACCATTGTAGAAAGTACGGGCGAGACCAGGAAACTTACGCTTCATCAGTTTTTCGATACGAGCATCTTCTACAACGTTCACATAATCTTTGGGAACGTCAGCGATCTCTCGCCAATCTTCGTTCGGGGTGTAGAGAGCATGTCCAACCTCATGCCCCACCAGAAGGTCGTATACGACCCCAGAAGCCCTGTCCCAGATCGGCAGGGTCAGGACACGGCGTTGCACATCAAAACATGCTGTAGGCACCTTCTTGTGCTCAATGATGAGGTTCTCCGTTGCCAGCAGTTTGGCAAGAGTACCTTTGACTTCGTGGTTAACAACGGGCATTGGAATTTCTCTGAACTGAAGTCAGTATAGCCCATAAAAAAGGAGGGTGTTACCCCTCCTGTGCCACTTCATTAACTGTCTCTCGGACGATGCTGAAGTTCTTAATTTTTTCACACTTCCATGTTTTATCAAACTTTTCTTCCATGCCTTCTTTGTGAGAGATAACAAACACATTTGTATTCTCGTCAAAGTTTTTGAGGATCCATCCTAGCTCACTGGTTCCAGACTGGTCAAGCGAACCGTCAAAGATCTCGTCAAGGATTAGTAAGTTAGTATCCACGCTACTCTTAAGCTTAGCAACAGCTCTCCAAGTAAGCAGAAGAGCAATATCGATACGAGCTTTTTCTCCCTCAGAAAAAGATTCATAAGAAAACGAGTCCCGATAACGTGATTTAATTGTTTCTTCAAAACTTTCATTCAATGTAAAGTTCACATAGAAGTCCATGTTTTGAAGATACTCATTGATGAGTTTGTTCATCACAGGAAGATAACGTTTGATAATTCTAGTTTTAATGCCGTTATCTTTTAGAAGTTGACTGGCTGCCAAAAGGCAATCACGTTCTTCTTTAACAGCGATCATCTGATCTTTAGCTTCCTGTAATGCTTTTTCTAAACCCTGGAGCTTAGAATCTTCTTCGTTGCGATTGGAGTTATTGTTCTGTAGTTCAGAAATTTCTCGTTGAAGATCTTGAATCTGTGATTGATATGAACTAATTTGGAACTGTTGAATTTGAATTTCGTTAAAAATACTAGTCAATTGTTGACTTAATTCAGTGTATTTAAATTCACGCTCTTCTTCCAGTTTAATTGCCAACTCCATTTCTTCCATACCCTGTTTCAGTTCTTTTATGGATTCCATAATTTCAGACACCTTAGCATCCCGAAGGTCTTCGCTAATGTGCTGTGTACAGGTTGGGCAAGTGGTATTCTCTGTAAAGAACTGATGTTCTTTTTTGTGAGTGGTAAACTTCTGCTGAATCTTACCACGAAGATTACCAAGCTTTCTAAGTTTGCCTGTGGCAGTAGCAAAATTTTCAATTTCTTTGCTTAAAGTATTTCTTTGTTCATCAAGTTTTTCTAGCTTGACATTAACTTCTTGCTCAAGACCTGTAAAGTGAACAATCTTATTGTTCTTTTCTTGAATGTCGTTTTGATTTTGAAGATCAAGGTTAACGATAAAGTTCTTCTGCATCGTAACTTTTTCTTCAAGAAGATCTATTTGATAGTCACGATCTTTAATATCGTCGTTAGCAAATTTAAGTTTCTCTTTAAGGTTAATATTCATCACCGAGAAGATCTGAATATCAAGAATGTCTTCAATGATTTCCCGTCGTGATGCCAAAGGCAATCTCATGAATGGAACAAACGTAGAAGAACCAAGCACTACAATCTGAGTGAATGATTTGTAATTCATCTTAAGAATATTTTTCTCAAGATAATTTTGGTAATCTGCTGTAGATGATGATTGATCTAACAGAACTCCATTTTGCCAGACTTCAAAAATTGCTGGTTTGATTCCACGAATGATTTTGAATTGATTTTTACCAGACTCAAACTCAATCTCAGTAACAAGATCAGAACCATTAACGCTGTTCAAAAGCATCGGTTTGTTGATTTTTCTGAATGGCTTACCAAACAAAGAGAAGGTGAGGGCATCCAGAATAGTGCTCTTGCCAGCACCATTTGTTCCTACAATAAGATTAGTTTTAGATCCATTCAAATTAAATTCTGTAAAGTTATTACCTGTGGAAAGAAAATTTTTCCATTTCAATTTTTTAAAAATAATCATACTAATTCATTTGGGGGAACAATAAAATCATCTTCGGTAATTATAGCATATTTTTGATCACGCTCTCGACAAGCTTTAATAATTACTTCTTCTGGTATTTCAAGAACCTGAAGTTTATATCGTTGAGTTTGAAATTCAAGTTGTTCTTGGTATCTCTCAGCATCATCCTCACACTCAAAGATCGGGATGATTTGATCTCCATTGATATCATCAATAACGGAGAACACTCCTTCTGGTTTGTCCTTAAGCGTGAGAATAAACATCATACTACTTCACAACTTTCAATATATAGTGTTTTCATAATATTTTTGAGTTGATTTTTATTTACGGAAATTTCTACATCATCAATATATTCATTGAGAAGTGAAAGAGTATCCTTAGCTTCAAGTTCTGAGTCAACATGTTTAACTGTATCTTTTTCAACTAAAGTTTCAACAACTTTTAAATCATGAACACCAACATCAAATAATGCTTCAATAGTTTTTTCAAATCTAAAATAATCTGTTTTATTTTCTACGATAACCTTGACAAAAGTATTTGCATAGTCGTTGGGATTGACGCTGAAATTAGGATCAGCATCATCATAATAAATCTTTTGGAAAATTTCGTATGGGTTCTTGATGAATTGTAACTTATTGGATGACGGTTCATAAAGATGGAATCCTCTAGGGTCTTTGTAATCATTCCAGAACATCTGGTATGGGTTGCCAAGATAAGTTACATTTCCTTTTCTTGACTTGTGATGGAAGTGTCCAGAAAACACTTGTTTAAATTTAATGAATACATCTGGGTCCATGCCACCTTCATGAACAAGACCAGGAGAAACCTCAAACCCATTCAGTTCAAGATGTCCCATCACAATTTTAGCAGAAGTTTGTTTGAGATGTTGATGAACCTCTGCTTCATTTTCTGAGTTGATCCAGGGAAGCATACAGATATCTGTACCTTCGATGTTTACCGTAGTTGGTTTAGAGTAGACAATGATGTTGTCATAATCAGAAAGGAGAAGCTCTGGAGAGTTTATATCATTTGTGTTTTTATAATACACATCATGATTTCCAGTAATCATATGAAGAGTAATGCCAAGCTCACGGATACGGTCAAAGTAATGACGGCGAATACGAGTCCAAACATTAAAATCAATGCCCTTGCGATTATCGAACGTATCTCCAAGGTCGATGATGGTTGATACTCCTTTCTTTTGAAGAGTTGGAAAAAATACTTCATTATAAAATTCCAAAAAGTATTCCCAGAAAATCACACTACCTTTACGACCATCCAAATGCTGATCGGTAATAAGAGCTACTGTCATCGCTTATTTTTAATCTCAAGGTTTTCTTTAATGCCAGACATATCAGAATAGCTTTGATTAAGTCCTGCCATATCTCCTTCAAAACTTTCAGTATACATCACATGATCGTATCCACTACGCTCAAGGATCTTAGTTTTGATTTCCAGTTGCTTTTTCTCTTTGGCGATTCTACGAAGGAAGGCAAAGTAAATTACCTGAGTAAAATAGGCAAAGGGATTACTTGATTTTTCTGGATCGAAGTTGTGAATATATTGTAAACAATTTTCAATCCCGTCTGAGATCATCTCATCACGGAACATATAGTTTACAAAGTTTGGTTTATAGGATAAGTGCGTAGCAATTTTAAGAAAACAGTCGCCAATATAATTCGGAACCCGAGGCTTAGGCAGACCTTTCTCTTTTGCTTCAAGAACTTTCTTCCTGTAAACGCTAATAGCCTCTAGGAATTCTTTGTTATTGACGTAATTTTCTGTTTTCTTTTTTGCCATGATGCATGTCTCTATCCAAATTGTTATGGTATCAGTATAGACCATTATCATGGGTTTGTCAAGGGGGGTTGACAAAACCTCAGAAACCCAGTAGAATAACTCTGTCCAGGGTTCATGAATAATATATCTAATACTTTAGAGTCTTTAAGTTCTTTAGGATTTTTTATAGATTTCTTCAAGAAACCTTTTAGTTTCCTTAACTGATCCTAAGTAACCCATTTGTTTACTAAATTTATTAGGTTTAATATCAATACCATCTTCACTAGAATCATCAGTATCATTTAAATTACTTAAGTAAAATGATTCTATCTTCTTATCTAGTTCTGTCATAGTGATTACCTGTTCCATTTTAATAACGAACAAAGAATCATAAGTGGAATGTATCCAATCTTTTAATACAAAACCTTGAATAGATTTACCATTTCTTTTTTGTATTAATTTTTCAACTAATTTAGGGTTCTCTACTAATAAAGAATCTTCATCTGGTAAGTAACATACTTTAGCTATAATTTCTTCACCAGATGTTAATTTTAATGTAGAGAAGAATTCTTCTTCCATCATTTTAGATTTACCTTGATAACTTCGTATTTAAAATTTTCTTCTTGATAAATTTTAATTCTTTCTTGAAGGTGTCTTAGAGTATAATTTTGTCTTGTTTTACTTGAGATATCATCAGCAATATCATAAAGAGTAGCTATTTCTTTTCCTTCTCCTTTTCTAAGTACTCTTCCAATACTTTGGAGATTTCTGATACGAGATTTAGATGGCGAAGCAAATATAATATTATGAAGACGTTTAATATTAATACCAGTGCTAAACGTTCCGTAGGAAGCAATAATAATAGCATTACTTTCTTGTTCAGTAATTTTTCTTACTTCTTCTCTATCTTCAGTATCAATCGATCCATGAACAAAAAATACTTTACGGTTGTCACCAACTGTACTATTTATGAGTTCGTATAAAGGCTCCCCATGCTTCTCTACGTAATTGAAAAGAACTAATGTGTTGCCATCAAGATCGTTTACAAGATTTTTAATTAAGTTATTTCTTTTCTTGTTTGTAACAAGATAATCCATCTCTTGATGATAATCTTCAAAGTATTGATACTCATGTTTGCACACAAGAATTTTAATGCGAAGATTAGATAGATGTCCTTTTTTAATTAGATCATCAGTCTTCGTAACTTTTTCACAATGTCCAAACAAACCTTCTAGAACCCACTTGTGTGTTTTGGTTCCATCAAGTGTTCCTGTAAAACCAAAACGATACTTGGCATTATGAAGCTTCTCCATAATACCTGTGAGAGATTTTGATTTGAATAGATGTGCCTCGTCTCCAATTACACAATCAATGTCATCAAAATATCTTTTAGGAAATTTGTAAATGGACTGCCATGTAGAAATGATAATAGGTTTGTCAGAATTCTTTTCTTGACCTGAATAAATTTTGTGAATATGTTCTTCAGCATTCCATCCATAGTCGGTGAAGTCTTTTACCATCTGTTCTACCAGAGATGTAGTAGGAACAATGATGAGAATTTTTTTATCTGTAGCGTGATAATATCTAACAAGAGAATAAATCATTAAGGACTTACCTGATCCAGTAGGAGACAAGAATAATCCTCTGTTATATTTAAGAGCAAGATAAACAGTGTAATATTGATAGTCTCTAGCTTTGATACTAGAGATTTTATCCATGAAAGTTTTTACACCTTCAGGAGATACCATTGAGTTGGTATCACTAGCTTCTCCATACCAATCATTCTTAACTGATTCAATGGAGTATCCTCTTTCTTTAGCCCATAGAAGAAACTGTTGATATAGACCAACATAGATTTCTCCTGTGCCAGGAGAGTATAAACGAATAGTACCATCCCAATATCTATACTTTGGATTTCTTTTTAGGAACTTTGCTTCAGGAACTTCAAAGGTGAAGTAATCAGATAATTCTTGATGAACGTATGGTTCTGCTTGGATCTGTAAAAATACTTCGTTCTTTTTCTTAACAATGATTCGTGTCATTAAGTAGTACCATTAATAAACTTTTCCCAGTCAATAGCCGATTTGATTTGAAATCCACGATTGGAAATCATTTTCATTACACTGTCCAGGAAGTAAAGTGCCTGTTCAACGTATTTAATTTTTGCTTCTATATTGATGATATCCTCATCTGATTCCAGATAAGTCTTCATCTTTTCTGCTGTTTTAATACTTGCACCGAAAGGTTTCTCGGCGTATACCTTGGCGTCTGCTTCGCCAGAATAATATTCTCTTTTTTCTTTTACTACACGCCTGCATTCAAACTCTAAAGAAGTTTTAACTTGACTAAGATCTGTGTAGTAGTTTAAGTATTTATTGTGCTGAAAAGGGATCTCTAATGCTAACTTACCGAGATCTTCTGTATACTGTTTGTTTTTAAATTGGAAATCAACATGACTGTCTTCTTTCCATTCTTCTTTAATTGTTTCAAATAATTTAACGATGTTTTCAAATTTCATAGTAACTTAAAATTTTTATCACGAATAAAATAATTTTGGAATTTAAATGTGGCAGTAGCTGTAAAAAATTCTATGTCATCTACAGTAGCATCAAAATCTATTGAAGATAAGTTAATTGGAAAAATATTTCTATAATCAATAAAAAAAGATGGATTAAAATTAGAAGTTATAATCATTAATTGACCGTTAGAATATTCTACTGGACCTGATTCTATTTGATCACTATTGGCGTTTTTTCTAATCCATTCATGAATAGAATAATAATTTTTTAAATCTTCATCAACAATAAAAGTTAATTGCAAATCATCGTATGAAACTCCACCACCAGGAACAATGGGGAAAGATCTAAATGGAGTTGGAACTTCTGTAACTGGCATAGAAATTCCAGGTAGATTAGCCTGTTGGCAGAAAAAATCTACTCCTTCAAATAATTCTAGTTTCATTTGAAAACCTACTGGAGCAAGAAAATTCCTATTTCTAGGTTGCTCTTTATACCATTCAGCAGTCATGTCAACTTCCCAAGCTATAATATATTTATTTGCATAAAAAAAGAGCCCCCGAAGGGACTCTTGAAATTTGTAAGAAAGACTCACATGAGGTTCTTGATACGAACACGTCTGTAGTACATATTCTTGGAAGCAGTAAGAGCTTCGGCATCAGGAATAGGTACACCGTCAGCATCAACACCGTTGAATACGAATGGGTTAGCAACCATGCCGTAACGGGTTTTGAAGCCAATCTTAGGCTGGAAGGTGTTAGGATCAATCGAACGTAGCATCTGGAGAGGAACGTATGGGCAATAGAAGAGACCAGCATCATAAGGATTGGTTCCCTTATAACCCATGACATAGTAATGATCGCTAGATACGTTAGCCGAATAAGGATCAACGAAGACCTTGATACGACCGTTGATGGTGCCAACCATGAGGTTGCCAGTGTCATCAACCTGACCGATGGAAGGACCACCAGCACCAGTTAGACCCGAGCTATAGTCAAGAACACCAGCCATCGCTAGAGCTGAAGCTACGTCAGCCGAGCAGATGAGGAAGTTGCCCTTTCCACGACGAGTTTCCTGAGCGATAGCGTTGGCATCACGCTCAACCTGGAATAGAAGACCCTTGAACTTCTCAACAGACCAACGACCGTTTGAATCAACGTCAAGGTCGAATACACCAGCGGTAGCAACGTTGTTCTGAGCACCAGGCTTAGCGATGGTGTATACAGTACGAACGACTTCACGGTTGATCTCAGCGAGAATCTCGCTTGAGAGAATGTTGGCAAGCTCTTGCTCAGCGTCAAGACCGTGAACAGCCTTAAGATCCTGAGCTAGCTCTAGAGTGTACTCCGAACGTAGTGCTCTGGTTCTGGCGGTTACAGCAGTCTTCTCGATGCTGAAGCTCATTTCGTTGAATAGGGTTGAACCTGATCCAAGAACTTCAGCGGTCTCACGGGCGATAGGACGAACGCCACGCTCGTAAGTACCAGCACCCGAACCGTCATCATTAAGAAGACCAGGGTTGGATTCAGCGTAGGAAGGATCGTTAGCAACACCGATAGGTACAACTGGATCGTTGTAACCAGTTGAAGCATCAGGACCCTGGGTGTTAGCTGAGAAGTTTACATCAGGCTCGTTGAAGAGAGCTTCACGTCCTTTACGTAGACCAGCAGCACCACGATGCTGATAGTGAGCCTTCATGGCGAAGATGAGACCTGTAGGACCGCTCATTGGCTGAACGCCACAGATGTCATAAGCCATTAGGTTAGGCATGGCACGACGGACTAGGCTGATCATGATAGGATCGAAACCAGCTAGACCACCAGTTTTGGTGTCAAGACCTGAACCTGAAAGTGCGTTAGGACCGATAGCACCAACAGTGTTGGGAGCCTCGGTGAGCATTCTGTCCTCACGGAGAGCACGCTCTTGGTTTTCTAGGATTACAGCGGTTACAGCCTGTTTGTGCTTATCTGTGATAGCAGGAGCTTCAGCAGCATTTAAAACAGGTGCCCACTTTTCTGTAAGATGGGAAGCGTTGAACATTTTTACCTCTTAAAACGTATTATTGTCGTTTGATAATATTTATGATTTAATTATTTCCAGCGTGAAAGAGCTTGGAGGTATGCAGCCATAGTTGGCGATACATCTTCGCTTAGTGCTACTGGAGCGTCATCACCTACTTCTGATTTGGTTACTGCTTCTGGGAAATATGACTTACGTAGAGTTTTTACTGCTTGAGTAAATTGATCTGCGTTATCAAAAGTAACACCTTCAGATAGTGAAGCGAGTTTTTCTTTTTGAGTATCAGCAAGTCCTTCTGAAACTTGGTTTAGAATTACGACTTTGCTCGACTCAGCAAGACGATTATTTAATTCCACATTACGCTCAATTTGTTCGTTGAGGCGTTCTTCCATCTCACGAAGCTCGTCAGCCATTTCTTCTACAACATCGGTCTTATCCTCTGGGATGTTGATCCAATGCTCTTTACAGAGATTCATGAAACCAGCAATGAAATCTTCGGTGATTTCGTTACGGATGCCACGATCAATAGCGACTTGATTTTCTTCAATCCATTGGGCAATACCATAGTTAACAGTGCCCATGACTTCTTCAGCAAGTTCAGCTTTAACAGCTTCAACTTGCTCAGCAAGTTTTGCTTCAAAGTGCTCTTCAAGCTTAGCGTACTCTTCGTTAAGCTTAGCTTTTACAGCAGCTTCAAAAATTGTTTTTGCTTTCTCTTTATATGATTCTGAAAGCTCTTCTCCTTCAGTCAATGCAGCAACATCAGAAGAAAGATCAAGCTCTTCAAAAGAAGGCTTGATTGGATAAGTTACGTTTGGACCAGTTGTGGTTCCGTATGCAACTTGTGTTCCTACAGTAGGAGTTGCAGCCATATCTCCAGGGCTTTTTTGATGTGCCTGTTGTGCATCACCCGAAATTTGAGAAATAGGAGCCGCCGCCTTAGCACCAGGATTCTCTTCGCCATCCTCATCATGTTCATGAGGAGTGGTTGTAGTACCACCTAGATCAGTAGCAGCTTTCTGACCGATAGCAACCGTAGGAGGAACAGAAGGTTGTGGATCCTTACCACCAGCCTTAGCGGTTTGAACATCGGAAATTTGTGAAGGCTCCTTACCTGTACCAGGAATTACGGAAGCAGAAACGGTAGGCATTGGATCACCTGCTTCAAGAACAATATTTTGTTCTTTTACAAGCTCCTCAAATCTTTCGTTTAACATATCTGACATTTGAGTTTCCTCGTATTTCTAACAATTATTCTAAGATTATTTATCAAATTATAGATTTGACAGGAAATGCTCAAAAGCTTTGAGCTTCCTTTCTTCAAGATTTTTTCTGGTAGATTCAGAAATATATCTATGATATTTAGCAACTTGTTGTTCACGGAGAATTCCTCCGTCCCATACCCATTCCTTGCCTTCCATGATTCCGTTAACAAATGCATCAGGAGCTGATGGATCTGCTACAATGTCAGCAGCAGTTGCTAGCATAAAATCGTCACGAACATAATTCGCACCGTTACGCTCTTCAAGAGAACCCATGCCTCTAGAGGAAACTCCTAGCTTTACTCCTTCATCAAGAAGAGACTTTGCAATTTGTCCCATTGGGGTATCAAGAATTCTAGCCTTTCCGTAGAAGTTAGTTCCTTCAGAACGAAGTTCGATAATTCTATGTGATACTCTATCGAGATTCACAGTAGGTCCATCTGGGTGTCCTAGTTCTCCTAGAGCACGACCAGACTTAACATAACTTTCGTTATATCTTTGAACTTCACGATTTAGTACATCAAATGGATATACTCTACCGTTTCTATTTTTAATTTCTGATTGAAGAAAAATACCCTCAATGTATAGGTGCTTTTTCCCAGCGGTTTCTTCTACAAGAACATTAATGTCCTCGATATTTTCTGTGATGAGTTTCATTCTTCTGTCTCTAGTGGTTCTACTGGTTCATCAAAATAAGTAGAAGCAACGGATTTTTTGTACATACCCAAAGCTTCTGCTGCAGATGTTTTCATCAAATCATGAACCATATCCAAAGCATCCGATTTGTTTTTATCGGCAATTGCACTTACAATATTCAAAGTATTAGACATATAAATATAACCTAATTTATAATCTTATTTAGTAGAACCACTATTTGAAGAAGGTTTTGGAGCAAGTTTTGCCTTCTCTTTTTCTGCTTCTAGAGATCTTTGAGCATCAGCATCTGCTTGAGCATCCTGAATTTCTGGGGCAAATGCATCATTTTGTCTTGCCATAGTATCCAATGCCATTGAATCAGATGCAGAAATTGCAACCCCAGATTTAATATCTTTTTTCATCTGACGATCCATTTCTTTAAATTCTTTTTCAGTTTGCATAAGAATTTGGCGACGAAGATATTCTGTGGAGAAATATTTACCAACAAACGGATCCATTTGAGTAATAAGTTGGATACGCTCCTTCATAAGCTCAACTTGCTTTAACTCATTAAAGTGATTATCAAATAGGAAGTCATATTGAATATGCTCTTCCATATCCTCCCAATCTTCTGGGGTAATAATACCTTTGAGAATTAATTGAGTCTTGAGAATATCATGGAATAATTCGCTAAATCTCTTGCGGAGACGACCAATAAACTTAGCAAATTTAAGTTCGTCTCTAAGAATTTCAGTTGTCTTGCCAAGATTGAAAGCTTTGTTATCGTCAGTTAATCTTGATGGAGGAAGGTTAAGTGAATTGTAAAGTTTCTTTTTGAAATATTCTACGTCTTTGAGTTCTCCTAGATTCTGTCCACCAGGAAGTGTAGAAATTTCAGTTCCTCTACCACCTTCACGACGAGGTAGCCAGAAGTCTTCAAGCATACTCATATGCTTTTTATCATCACGAATTTCTCCAGTAGCAGAATCATAAACAAGTTTATTTCTGTAACGTGTCATTACGTCACGGAGATATTGTTCAGCTTTTACTTTAGGGAGATTGCCAACATCAATATAGAAGATTCTTCTTTCTGGTGCTCTTGATAATCTATAGATAACCAGAGAATCCTCAATCATTCTAAGTTGGTTGAGAGACTTAATTGCTTTATGAAGAAAACTAATAGTCATCTTTTTATTAGTATCCTTCAAACCAGAATCGCAATAAGCAATTGAGTCTGCTGCAATTTTAATTCCTTGTGTATTAGCATAGTTAAATGAACCTGTTGTGGTAGGAACATTTGCTACACCAAATCCCTGTGGGTTGTAAAGATAATACTCAATGTAATCCCCCCAGTCAAACTCTAAAGCAGATCCTCTTTCAATATGTCTATCTGCTTCTGTCTTAGGAAATTTTTGTCTAACTTTTTTAATCTTTAAGGCATCAATATATCTTAACTCTAAGATGCCTTTTTTTGGATTATCTAAATCAACCACTTTATGGTAATGTAATCTACCATCAATGTACCAATTGCGAATAATTTGATGACAGTGCTTATCAAACTTAAGCATTCTAAGAATTGTAGAAAATTCTTTTCTAATTTTTGCTTTGATATTATCAGCTAAGTCTAAATTAGATAACTCAATTTCTACTGGAGCATCGTCGGCGTCAGAAACAACAAACTCATTCACGATCTCGTCAATAGCAGTATCACACTCAGGGTGAAGTGCCATGCTACGATATCGTTGAATGAGTTCGTATTCGTTTCTTGATATGCCTTCAACGTCAACATACGTGCCAAAATAGCCACCTGCTACAGTGGCTACCGCATCTTCTTGATTAGGAGGGATTGGGGACTGACCTTTCAATCCCTCCTTTTTGTTGATTTTAAAACCAAACAGTTGACTCATATTAAATTATTTAATTCGATACTCTATTTAGTTATCAAACGTCAGCGTTAATTTGACGATTTGATGCGTTTTGTCTTGCGTTGCTTGGAGTTTCTGTAGTCCAGTATGAATACTGGAACTCAACTGAGAACTCTTCAATTTGGTCATTGCTATCATAAGCAAGATCAATCTGAGAAATATTGGTTGGGAATGCATACCAGAGCTTGTAAGTTCTGAGAATATTACCACCAATGCCATTTGCATCTGGAGTTGGAGCTTTCTCTAGTTGGTGAACTAGAAGGTGTGCTGTGTAACCATTTGCATCTGCAGCAGAAGGAGTAAGAAGATCAGCCGTGTTACCAGCATGACCATTGATCGCTTCTGACCACTGCTCCATGATTGCACGAACCTTGAAGTCCTTATCATTGATGAATGTTGGGCTCCAGGTATCGAAAGTTCTGTCGCCAGCAATTTTTACTGTACGACCACGGAAAGGAACTTCGATAACTCCTAGGTTTGATGCTGGAAGTGCAGCAGACTTACACATTAAATTGGTAAGTTCTTTTTCGTCTGCAGTTACAGTACCAGTTCCAGTTCCACCAGCACCGATAGATCCTGATGGAAACTGAAGATCAACTAGGAACATGTTAGGCTTTACGCCTTGTCCTACCTTACTAATGAAATCGCTGAGTTTACTTGTATACGCCATTGTTGTTTACCTCGATGATTTTTGGTATATAATTATCGTCCCACTACTTCACTGAACGAAACTCCAGTCTTCGTTGCAGTAAATGTTACGGTAACATAGTTAATTGAGCGGGTTGGTTTAATGAATAGTTCAGCTACAAATTCATTTCTGTCAATAACATCTGGAGTGTTATTTGATACATCACATACCACAAGGTAATCAGTAAGACCTCTACGAGCTTGAACTTCGTTGAGGTATGAATTCACTGCACCAGCAAATGAAGCTCTGGTAACTTCATCGTTCTGCTCAAACAGAACTTGCTTGGCTAGTTGCTCTACACGCTTCTCGATATTGAGGAATAAACGACGAACGTTAATTCTGTCGAATGCACTTGGAGAAGCAAGGGCAGTTTTGTCACCGAATAGAGTAATACCAGATCCAGGGAAAGAAACAATAGGATTGATTCTGTTTTGATATAGAAGGTCTCTATCAGCTTTGTTTGGATTGTATGCTAGTTTGATAGCATTTCTTAGAGAACCACGGTTGACACCAGCAGGCGAGAACCAGTCATCTAGAGATGCTGAAGTAGCAACACATAAACCTGCTACGTCTCCGTTGCAAGCTAAGTAACGATACTTATCATTGAAGCGGTCGTAGTAATACTTATAACCGCTATCAAATACAGCATAAGAAGTTGAAGTTAAACCACGGAAGAATGCAACCGTGTTATCTCTTTGTTGAGTAGCAGTGTAAGCACCGCTAGTACCGATTTGATTTCCTTTGTGAGGAGAAACAAATGCTAGGCAATCCTTTCTTGAAGTTGCAATTTGAATAACTTTGTTTGCCTTCGATAGAGTAGCATTCTCAGTTGAGAGTGAACCACCCATGAGTACGAAGTCAATTGAAGCCTCTTCGGTATCTAAGAATAGATCGTATGCATCACCAATTTCTGCTTCTGAGTAAGCATAGTCATCAGTTCCACCGCTGAGCGAAGATTCTGATAATGCACAAAGAGCAAATAGATCACCAGAAGTTAAAGCTGTGGATACTTGACCCCAAGCTTCACCTGCACCAGTTGTGCTAGGATTGATTGATGCGGTTGGAGCAGTTCCCGAATAGATGTATGAAGACTGTAGATTAACTACATCCTTATAGTAAGATACTGCACCTTCAGAACTTCTTGCATCAGATAATTTTGAAAGATAAGTTAGTCTTTCTAGAATTGTGTTAGGTGAACCAGAGATTTCTCCAGTCGTATCAATTACTGCAACGTGTACTTCGTCATACTTGATTCCTCTTGCAGCAGCAAACTCAGAAGTGCCAGGACGAGGACCAACTGCAGAAAGAGCGATACCAGTGGTGCCGATTTCTGTGTTTAGATACCAATCAGTTACAGCAGTAATAGCAACATCACTTGCACCATCTTCAAGAGTGTTTGCTGTAGTAATTAAAGTGGTAGGATCATCTAATACAACAACAAGCTTCTTAGTGGTGCCATCCCAAGATACAACCTCAGCGGTTTTGGTTCCAGCACCAACATTGAAAGTGACATTGGAACCAGCCGAAGGAACAGTATCAGGAACTTCAGCTAAAGTAATAATTTGATCAGCACCTCTGTCAACAACAACTACTTTGAGTGAGTTGCCCCAGGTTCCAGCAGTACGAGCTACAAATCTTTCTGATGATCCAGTGCCAGCTTCCCAATCTAATTGGTTTTTAACTAGCACGGCAGAGCCATCAGCAGTAGCATTAAGAACGCCAGAAGATGCACGAACAACGGCTAGTCTACCACCGTAGTTTAAAAATTCTGATGCAACAAACCAATCATCTGCATTAGCATCAGATGGCTTTCCAAAAACATCAACAAATTCTTTCTGAGTGCTGATGTTTACAATTTGATTGATAGGTCCTTTCTTAAATGTAGAAGCAAAGGCAGCGGTAATTTGCAATGCATTAGTTACCACAACATTAGATAGGTCACGCTCTTTGAGAACAATTCCAGGAGAGACTTGACTTGACATTTTAATATCCTCTTGGTGATCCAGATTAAATCTAAAATTATTTATGATTTCGTATCTTTTGAATGGGGAAACAATGCGTGAACAGTCTACCAGTCAGGATATTCCCACAATGATTTCAAATTTTTTTTGCCTCTAGATTTTTTTATTCTTTGCATTGTGCAACTTTTACACTCATATGAATATGCAGAAGCTGCAGTTGCTCTATCTTTTCTAGTCAAATAAAATTCAGATAAAAGATCCTTTACTTTTCCACAAGACCTACAACGTCTTTCTCTAAACAAAAGATGGTCCAGCAAAAATTGATCTTCTATATCCATTAAAGGTTCCACATATATGATATGTCTTCTTGTGTATCCCCATACCAAAGAACTCCATCTTCAACAAAACCTTCATCACCCTCTAACCCTGTTGTGATAAAACCAAATGGAGCCATGTCTTGTTCGATTTGATTTTTCTGCTCTTCGTAGATTCTTTTACGAACATCATTGTCCGTCATTTCCTTAAAGTAATCCTGAACAGCAAGCCAGGCAAAGATAACGAGACACATTACAAGGTCATCATGAAATCCATCATCAGCCTCAAAAGATTGCTTTTTCTGAATAAATGTGGTAAGCTCAGAGATGATTTCGTAATCTCTAAACAACAGCTTGTCGTCCTCGATCATCTGTTTTAAATTGGCACATCCAACCTTCTTCACAGTAATGGACATCTTCAATCCAAGCTGAGTTTTATTTCCAGAGAATCCTTGTCCAACAATTTGACCTGCCCTACCTCGCATAGAACACATCAATACGTTCGGATACTCTAGATCGTAGTTAAGAATAGATGCTACCTGATCACCAACGTCGTTCACTTCACACAATACATAAGCATTATTGTATGCCCTAGCAACGTCATTAATAACGTTGGGGAAAAGCATCGGTTTGATCTCGTTGTTCCTATATTTTGCTACGATCTTATAAGGAACAGTTGTGATATCGAAAACAATAAACGCTGAATAATCACCGCCTATACCTCTACTAACGTCGGCAGTAATAATGTATTCTGATTTTTCGTTTGGTTTTTCATAAACATCTAAACCTTTGTTTGAACTGATTGGAGTATCAAAAACAAGTGATCTAAGTTTAGATGCAGAAATAAGAGTGTCAACCGATCCTAAGAATTCGCACTCAAATTCCTGAGTGAATTGACGTTCTGAAGTGTTCTTGATTGTTTCTTCTTTCCACTTAGCATCACGACCAGGAACTTCAGACCAGTGAACCTCTGTCCAAATATAATTGTTTCGTTTGTTTTGAGCATCTACCCACAACTTGTAGAAGTGGTTCATACCATACGGGGTAGAGATGATGATAACCTTCGTGCTCTTACCAGATGAAATGGTAGGATATACAGACGAGAAGAAGTCGTCAGCAATGTGATTTGGAACGAACGCAAATTCGTCCAAGAAGATAATGTTGAATGACATTCCTCGGACGGCAGATGCTGAGGTTGACGCCGCCATGATCTTGGAACCATTCTCTAGTTCCATAGAACCTTTGTTCCAGGAGATAACACCCTGTTGCAACCACTTAGGAAGATTCTCGTATGCTGTCTGCAATCTTCCCAATAGGTCTCTAGCAGTAGACGCTTTGTTTGCTAGAATACCAATATTAGAACTATCATTGAACAAAGCATAGTGAAGCAGATAGGAAACCACAACGGTTGATTTCCCTGTCTGTCTTGGAAGCTTGGCAATATTAAATCTATTGTTGTGGAATCGATTAACTAATTCTTTCTGGAAGTCATACATTCTGAAAGGAATCAAACCTTCGTCAACCGAAACAATTTTGACGTAGTTTACCGCAAAGTATACAGGATCTTCCTTACACTTAATATATTCTTTAATTTCATCCTTTGTCCAATTGTGGGCAACGTTCGCTTTTTTTAGCAGCGGGTTGCCCAAATAAATCTGATCACTACTCATTCAAAGTCCTCTGTATATCTTTATCAATAGCATCCATATTATTTAATCTATTTTCCCACCCTTTACCATCGGTAGTTCCTTTGCAAGGATTAATACATGTATCATTCCCGAACTTATCACAAACAAGAGATGCTAACTCTGTTTCATCACCTTTCTTGTTTGTACCAGTCCAGAAATGCTGCCCGCCGATCCACTGTGCCCCACACTTGGGACAGGTTTTAGTATCCATAATTCTCACCTTTAGACTGTTAATATTATATTTAGAATACAGTGTTTACGGTGTAACAAATATTACCAATATTATGTTAGCAATTCCAAGCACGAAGAGATTTATTGATTCTGCTATCTGGATCGTTGGCAGTTTTCTTTGAAGTTAATTTTTTCTTTAACCCCCGCATTCTGGCACAGAAAGATGCTCTACGAGGATTTCCAACTTCTTTTGATGGAGCTTTCAAATCACTGCCAGGATTTTCCCTTTCGTAAGATTTGCGTCCCTTTTCGTTTAGACCACCATTTTTATTTTGTCCTGCTTTGCGAGTCCATGTAGACTCGCCTATCGACTTTTTTTCGGTTTCTTCATTCTTGTTGTCCATGTAAGAAGCAGCAGTATCAATATAATCAGCAGCAAGAGTGACCTTTGCTTGTACCCAGCCAGGAACTTGCATATTCATTCCTGTGATTGTTTTTCTTAAGTGTTGACAACACATTTCAATTTCATCAAGTTGATTGAGAATCATTGCTCCTTCATCATCAAGTTCTCTGCCCATAGCAACATCGATATGGTTCTCTACCATACCAAGAGATTCTTTGATTTCTTTGTATGATTTTTTCTTTTTGTGTTTTGCTTTTAATTCTTTTTCCATTTTGAGTAAATGAGTGTAGTAGTCTGGAAATTCATCTAAATGTTGAAGGGCAATACCATATGCTTCTTCATGTGTAGTAACATGCTCTCGCTCTACGGTCGAACCAACTTCTGCCTGTTTGATAATTTTTTCAACAGGCACACCATGCTTACGAGCAATTTCTTTTTCGGTGGGAACTTTCTTTTTCATTAGTAAATCTCCCTCCATTGAATAGTAGCGGCAACATTAGCAGTAGCATTACTAGCAGCACTAATAGTTTTTACAGCAATAACAAACACTTCAGAATTTGTTGAATCTAAATTCTGAACAATAATATTTTTCTTCGCCGTCGTTAGACCACCAGATGCTACTGGAGTAAGTGAGTTTGGCGATGCCCCAGCAGTTACAATACCAGCAGCAAATACATCAACACTTCCAGTAATTGCTTCGGCATTTACACAATATTGAACACCACTATCATCATCAGCATCTGTCCAAGTCAAAGTGCCACCATTTAAAGATGTGGTTAATTGACTGGCATTTGATAGTTTGATTAATTCATAATAGCAATCGCCAGATTGAGCAAAAATTCCAATCGTATTTGGTCTTACACTAATTCTATTTGGATAACCTTTGAAATCGTTTTTGAGACGGATTGCCAGCAAAGGAAATCTAGTTCCTCCAGGAGCAATACTCGTTCTAGTTGCTGGAGAAGTAACTGCCCAGTCAATACCACTCTCAACATATCCACCTTCCGACATTACCGTAGAGCAAATCTGATTCATAGATCCACCAGTAGTTGTGCCAGTATTTTTAATCTCGCATCTTACTGGGAGATTAGGATTTGACATATAAACTTCTGCTAGTTCGTTAGAGCAGTAGTATTCATGTGCTAAAATAATTTGTCCGTTGTGTACAAATCCACATCGAATTCTACCAACTCCAAGCCATTGAAAGTCAATATAAACTAGTTGTGTTTTTGAAGTATCGATGTTAAATTTGGAAGGACCAGTTCCATCACAAGGATCGATATTCCATTCTGATTGAGGAACTCTTCTCTTGTAGTTTCCTACCGTTGTTTCACTAGCACTACCACTAACATATGAACGAACTACAAAATTGAGTGTGCCATTGGTTGTACCGTTAGAAGTTCCATTTCCAACTTGCTCAAAGTAAATGCCATCTCTGTCATCAAAGTATCCAGTTCTTTTGGTTACATTCTGCTGGGCGTAACCAAAGCATACTGAACTAAAGATAACTTGAGATTTACCTGGCTGGTAATGGTGATAGAACTTTGTTTGATGTAAAGCACGAGAAGCAACATTAGATGTTGTAGTCATCGTGGCAGCTGCTTTATTGGCAGCAAATTGAATATCACCACCGTTTTCTTTTAAATCAATAAAATTTGGATCAATAGCATAGAGATGTTTGTAATCACCGAGAGTGAATGTTTCAGCAACTCTCAAACGACCGAAAGCATCAACCGCAGTGGCACCTGTACCAGCAGTGAGATTACCGAAGTTATCGGCAATCATGACTACCTCAAAGTTTGTTTTCTCCTGTGGTAGGAAATCTTCGTAGTGTTTGCTATACTGTGCCATTATCCTAGGTAAGCGACTTTTGTAGCAGTGACGTTGTTATCGCCATCTACTTTGAGTTTTTGCTCAGCATCTTTATTAATGATGACAGGAATACCAACCGTCAAAGCAAAACTTCCTACAACAGTTGTGCCATCAGCTTCATATAAAGAAATAGTTCTGGTAGAAGCTTCACCAGATAGTTCTGAATGACTATTGTATAGGTAAACGTCGGTTGCTTTACCAATATCATTTGGGGTTGTTGTTAGCGTTACCGCTTCATCGAGAATTTTGAATCTCATTTTAATTACCGTTTATTTTATATTTATTCTCCCGCCATATTCTTGCCCATTTCTTTAATCATTTTTTGAAGATCAGCAGTGCTGCCAACAAACATTGTATTATTAACAGTAGTAGGTCCTTTGCCTTTAACTGGGGCATCAAGATCCTTCATTTTCTTTTGAAGATCAATTAATTTATCAGTCATGTCTGAGACCTGCTTCATAGCGTTCACAGCGACTTCAAACGCTCTAGGGTGCCCTGACTCCTGAGCAACCTCTAAGGCCCCTTGTACGGCCTCCTGGCCCTTCTCTATGAGGTCGTATAGTTGACCCCTGGTATATTCGTAATCTTTTTCTGGGTCTTCTTTCTTTGCTGGGGGTTTTGGCTTCTCTTCAATAATCTCGGTTTCTTCTGCTGTAACTTCAATATCAAATATTTGTTCCATATTTTTTTCAAACTCGTTCATAGTAGATCAATAGTTCCGTTAAATCCAAAATCATCGTCTGCAGTTACAAACGGATCATCCGCTTGATTAATTACACCATCTTCATTATAATCTTGTAATGCCTGCGGAGAATATGTAAATCTAGCATTACGCTTTCCTTGATCAAGATCACCAACTGTTTCGTAAATAATAGCTTTACGAATGATGTCAGCCTGATTAAAGGGACCATAAATGTATGACTTAGCAGTAAACTGAAAAGTCCAAATAATAGATCTTCGGCTGGCATACTCACCGTCCCAAGCATCATCAAGATCAACACTATTCATTACGATAGCAACATCTTTCTTTTCATCCATTTCTGGAATAAAATTGACAGTGATGTTGAAATTTGGTTGAAAGTATGGTAGAATCTGCTCAACAATCTGCAGCCCATCATCTTGTGATTTGACAAGAACGCCAAGTTCAAAATCAACATTGTAAGGAACAGGAACATACTGCACCCTTATTTCATTCCCATTGTCTGCAATAACATTTTTGTATTTTTGAATAGGACTTACTTTTCTTGATCCATCATAATTAATTCCTTTCATTTCAAAATACATACGAGGAATTCTCATATTCTCATATGGTGCTCCTGGAGTAGGATCTATGTTTTGCTCGATACGAGCAATAAACTTATCCTTTGGTCCGTAAGCAAGAGGAACTTTCTGAACCTCAATGACTTCTTTAGTCTGAGGATCTTTCCTTTGAACTTCGATATTATTGAATAGTGTTCCGAAGCCGACTACCGTTTTTCGTATCGCCTCGTTATAAAAATGATTACCTAACATTAGAAGCTATCCATGAAATTACCATATTCACCAAACGGATTTCTTTCAGAAAAATCAAGAATATCGTCTGACTCGTTTTCAATATATTTATTTTCGTCGTACTCAGTATTTGTATCTTCGATAGTTGAGAATGATTCGATAGTCCATTGAGCACCACTATCAGCACCAGTTACAAACTCACTTTCAATAAATGTTCCTGATCTATTAATCACAGTTAATGTTCTTGTTTCTGCATTCCAAGCAGATACTGTGGCAGTTACATCAGACAACAGGCTAGTAATTGTTTCGCCAATTTCAAAATCAGTATCTCCGCTATCTTCCTCAAATACAATATTGATAGCAGCACTAGTGGTTAGTTCTACCGTGTCAATATCACCAACACCAGTATCAAATTTATCACTACCAACCTCGTAGATTTCAGCAGTGATAGAATAGAATGGTAGCTGACCAAACTGGAAGAATACCTCTTCCACCTGAACAAATTTAATTTCGTATAAGTCTTTAGTTAGCGGGAAATAAAGTAAATCTCCTTCTAAAGGTCTAACATCCAAATTAAAAGCAGCACCTTCTTCTCTCCATCTTCTAGAAGAAACATGAAACTTAATTTCTTGAGTTATCTTGAGACCAAACTTACTAACAAATTCTGATTGACCAAATCCTTCTACATTTTGCAGAAGCATCTCAACTTGAAACTGATCTTCAAATTTTGAATAGATTAGATCATCTAATGTATTATCCTTAAGAATAGTTCTTGGTAGATAATAGATATCAGATCCAAACAGCTTGATCTGTTCGTCAACAAGATCCTGAACTAGATCTTGTTCGCCTTGATAACCATCGTAATAGCTTGGAAAATAAGGACTGGTAGGCATTTTATCCGATCATATCCATTGGAGGTAGGGAGTAATCCGTAAGCATTCTTGCTTCCAGATCTTTAACTTCAGCATCGCCATCCTCCCAGATCTGACGACCATTTAATGTGATACCACCAGGCAACTGAACGTTGTTATACTTGATAAGGTTCTGACCCCACTGACGCTTCATTAAAGCAGTGGCATAACGCTTGACAAAACTATCGTTCCAAACCTGATTCCATTCTGCTGGGTCTAGTGCTCTCCAGCAATCAATAATAAGATACCTTCCTTCAATAACTCTCTTTCTATCAATATCAATATAGAGTCTATCTTGACGTTTGTTATAACGATACTCTACAAGACCACCAGTATTGACAACCATATCAAGGGTTTCAAAATACTGTTTAATCATATAGTAGTATGACATATCAAAGTTGCCAAAAGTATAACCTGACGAGAATGAAAAAATATCAAGCAAGAAATACTGGTTACTTAAGCCCCACATTTCGTTCGCAGAAAGGTTTGAAGTAACACCAAATACTTTTTGAATACCAATTACGTGGTCTGGAACTTCAATAAAATTCTTTCTATTTTCCCAGTCAGCACCATCTGGATTAGTTGTGTTTGAAAGTTCATTAGTTTCTTGAAATCTTTCTACATCCTCGGCTGTAAATTCATGCTTAAGATACATCCTTTCAATACCATCGAAATGATATTCTTGATAATATTGAATTGCTGTATCAATAATATCATCAATTTGATTATCATCAATATTAATTTGCAGCACAGGAGCACCTAACTGCCTTTTGCAATAGTCAATTAGTTGCTGTCTGGTAGATGGCTTTGCCATTTATTTTTAGATACAAAAAATCCCTACCTGTATTTAGCAGATAGGGATTTGTGATCACTCAGCAGGAACTTCTTCTGGTTCCTCTTCTTCTTGTTTAGTGAGTAGCTCTAGAGTTTCTAGACCACCGAGAAGTTTAACTTTATATTCTTTTGCTTTTTCTAGATCAGCTTCAAGTTGTTTAATTTGATCTTCTACTGATTTCAGTTGATTATTAAAATTTTCTTTGAGGGCATTTGGATCCATAGTATTTTTCAAAACATAACTACTGTATTATTTATTGAGGAAATAATTAGTAACTTTTTTAATTTTGTCGTCACAACAAATTAATTTATTAATAATATCTGGATCAATAAGTTCAGGATGAACCCACCAATCTTCAAATGTACTTACTCCATCGGTTGAAATATCATTCACAATTAATTTGTACCCCATCATTTCTAAGTATCTTCTAGATTTATCTCGATATGATTTAGTTACATCAACATAATAATCATGTTCATATGTAATTACTGTAAATTTATAATCATCAAAAGGAATATTTAAAAGAACTTCAAAAGTATTTTTTGCAGGTTCAATATCTAATTGTAAATAATCAATCGTATCTCCCTCAAAATTATCTTTCAATATTTTTTTGTAGTTTAATTTAGTAGCATCCGCATGAATTAAATTTACTTTTGGTCTTGCATTTTTATATTGATTTACAAAATCTTGATTTAACTCAACAGAAACACCTGTCCACTTATAATTTTTTTCAAGCAGTGCTGTGTTGTTATTATGGAATGGCTCTGCACCACCAATTTCCAAGAAAGTTCCGTTACGTTTGCCATTTGAGGCAGCAAGAACAAACATATCTTGATATACTTGAGAAAAATTACAATCAATATCTTCGCAGTCGGTAAATTTAAATTTTAATTTACTGTAATCCGAACTACTATAACGTAAGTAAGCTTGAGAATCTTTAGTGAGACCTAATCTAGAAAAATTATTTTCGACAGAAATTCTATATTCATCTGGCATTTCATCCCAATAATTATCCATAAGATCTTGCAAAATTTCTCTGCATTCATTTGCTTTCCCCCACCACCAACCAGCAGTAACCTTTTGGAATTTTAAAGCATAAATTCCTGGATACTCTACGTTGGATTTAAGAGGTTTGCAATCAAATTCAGAAAGCTGTAAACCAAGATCAGCAAATAGATAAGATCTCATCCAATCTTGATGACGCTCAAAATATTTGCTAAGCAAGTAATATGCTTCTGGTCTTTTTGGATTTACAAGTAGTGCTTGATGCAACATACTTTGTGCTGAAATTTCTCGATGACCTTGTTTGTCATAGCAGAAAAATCCGTTAATAAGAGACTCGTATGCCAAATCTTTATCATCAGTTCTTTCAGAAGCTCTGAGAAAATACGTCATTGCTGGTGCTAAATGATTCTGATTTTTATACCATAATCCTAATTCAAAGTTTGCTTCTGGGTTTTCGGTATCCATCGCAAATACATTTAAGCTATTCTTTGACGGAGTACCTACACGATAAATCCAACAGTTTTCGGAAGTTTCAAAATTATCTAAACATTCATTGACAGCTTGTTTAACACCAGGAAAATAATCGTGGGTGTTTACATAATAATCATGCCCAGCTAAAACTCCTCCAGGTTTAACTTTCTTAATCCAAGCTTTAATATCTTCTTTGACATCTTCATATTCGTGAGAAGCATCAATAAAAACAAAGTCTAGAGAACCATCGTCAAAAAGGTGTACAGCTTCTTGAGAAGTCATCTTTTTAGGAGTATAAAATTCTTCAACTGGTTTCATGTTTTCAATGAAAACATCATAGAGTTGATGTAAATCTTTTTGACCTTGATGCTCTACGCTTCCTTCCCAAGTATCAACACAAGTAAATTCAATATCTTTTCTTGAGTTAGCAATTTCAATTGCCATATAAGCAGAAGACTTTCCTTTCCAAGAACCAACTTCAACAAATTTACTACCGTCAGAAAATTCATTAACTATATTTTTATACAAATTTGGATAACTAAACCAATCTTCTCCAAACTGCTCTTCTTGGTAAATGTGCTTCATAGTCATTATCTCATCAATTGTTAATTTAGTCCCTTTTGTTTTCCACCAGTACATAATGTATTCATGTGAAGTAACATGACAATCTCCTTGTCCAGATATAATAGTTGGATCTGTTCCATCAAAAGTAGATGCAACATTATAAACATCTTCTGTAAATAATGGGAAGTTATAAACTGTTCCCATACCAGTAAACATAATGTTTTCAATGATTGGAAGAATTGTTCGATTAGGAACTTCTAAGTGATATCCATCTGGTTTGATATAAGTTTCAATTAATTTTTTTGCATATTCTCTTTTAATCAGATATGCACAAGCACCCCAATCGGTTTCAACTCTTTTTCTAAAACAAGGCTCTAAATTATCTTGACGAATCCAAGACATTTGAATAACATCCCATTTCTTGGGAAGTCTTTCGTAAAATTCTTTCCAAGTAAAATTCCAATACTTGACTGGCTCTAGTGAAATATCATCTTCAATAATAAAACAGTAATCTTCATCTGTATTCTCTACCCACCATCTTACTGCATTAAGGTGAGATGTTACAGGTCCCTTACTATTATGGTGAAGTTGATCAACGTATTTTCCGTAAAGATGGAAATTATATTCGTGAAATCTTTTATACACTAATCCATTCAAATTAGTAATGCCATATTCAGCAAATTGCTTGAACATGTGTTCACGCCTTTGCGTAGATTCCTCGATACTAATATAATAAATTGATGGAAGACCTTCTAATTTATTGTTCATTGATAAAATTCTCCACTACAATTTCTGGAACTTTAAGAATATATGCTGCGTTATCTTGATAACCAAATGTAATTAAAAAATGATCTTGATATAAATCCATACCAACTGCAAATTCAATGTCTGCATTCATAAATGAAAACTCTCTAGAACAGTTGACAAATCTCCAATGCTCGTCCCAAATAATAAATCTATGACGGTAGACTGCATCTTTTCTACCTGCCTCGCTCCATAGAAGATTTGTTTCGTGAACAAGACAAATATAATAATCTCCCCATCTAACAACTTGAGACCCTCCTCGCCAATCTTTATGCCCTGGAATTTGAGGACCATTTAAAACAGTATGGCAAGTAATACCTCCCATATCAACGTCAACTAATTCTAGTGGATTAGACCACTTGACAAATCTATATGGTTGATCTAAGATAGGCATCCAGTTTTTTTCGCAATATGAATCATCGTTTCCTGGACAAGGAATACGAGTTCTTGCAATTTCCACTACTCTAGAGCCATCCAAAACTAATTCAGATAACTCCATTCTACCTTGACCATTCGTTGTGGTGTCTCTTCTTACACCACAGAGGTACAATTTATTATCCCAATAAATTAATCTACCATCTTCAAGACCAACAAATTCCCAAATGGGTTCTTGATCTAAAGCACTAGTATCTATTGCTGAATAACTTTTAATACTAAGGTCTGGATTTAATTCACAGAAAATATTTACTGTTTTAAGTTTTAATTCATTCTCTGGATGAATATAAACTAAAGGACCCCAAACATGCTCATACTTCTTTTTCTCTGAGTGATATAGGGTATAATTTATATTTCTGAGATTTACAAAAATTCTGCCTTCTATAACTAAGACTGATGGATTTGTTAATCCAGGACCATTTAAATCTTGTGATGGAATTAATAAAGGAGCAATTGTACCATTATTTTCCAGTGCATACTTGACAAAAGTTTCACTCATGAAAGAACAAAAGAATCATTTCAACTATTTATTTGAGTTATCAAACTCCATATCTAGATCTAACAGCATTAAAATTTTGTGTAATTTCTGTTGCAGATAATGCTCTATTGTATACTAAAACATTGGATATTCTGCCATTGAAGAAATTGTCAGGAACACCTCCTCTAGATCCCAAATAAAGTGGATTTGTTGAATTTAATGCTGGATGTGTAATAGCAAATGATGTTCCTTGTTGAACGCCATTTAAATAAATTAAGTAAAATCCACTTTGTCTATTTACGACCCATGTAAGCATATTCCATCTATTAGTTGAATAGCCCCAACTGTAGTCAAAATCATTTCCTCCAACTTGACCAGAATAAGATATACTCCCTGGTCCTATATTGTAACCTTCCCAACCACCTTTATCCCTATTCAGAATATATCCACTACTACCAGAAGTAAAATACCAAATATTAATAGTTGTTGATGTAACTAAATTAAATACAGAATTATAAGTAATTGATACTAGATCATTAGTTCCATCAAAAACTACCGATCCATTATTTGAATTATTATAAGATGGACCATTTATTAATGTTCCATTAAGACCATTACCACTCAAATCTCTCCATGCTGTCCCAGCTCCAGAATAAGAAATAACATTACCAGCATCAAGATTTAAAACTAATCCTGGAGTAACAATACCAAAAGGATCTCTAAATGTATTATTAGTATTTCCAACTAAAGCTTTGATATTAGGTTCTGTTAAAGGAGCTGCATAGTAAGTAAATCTCTTTATAGTTCCATTTATATAACCACTAGAAGCCAATTCAGAATATCCCAAAGAAATTCTATTCATATTTGACGGAATAGTTATGTCTCTAATTTCTGTTGGAATTAATGTACTTGAAGAACTTGTTTGTAAATATCTATTTGTATTATAATACAAAGCATATCTAGAATCATTCGCATTATTTAAGGTAATTGATAATCCTTGAGTACCATTGTCTGTAGCAACAATAACCCCAGAAGTTGTTGGTGTAATTGCTTCAACATATAGAGTTCCTGAAGTGTTTATACTTCTATTAATGATTGGTCTATCTGCTGCTCTAGTAACACCAGAAGCTCCTGTTATAATATAACTTGTTGGTCTGAATCCAGTTTCTACCTGAAAACCAAATGCAAGTACAGAAGAAGATCCATCCCCAGTCACTAAATTTAGATCATTTATATCAACAAAAGGATTGGATTGTACAGCAATACCCCAATAATTATTTCTTACTGCAGTATTTCTAGTAAACCATAGTCTATACCATCCATTAGGATATTTTTGAAATCCATATCCTAAAGTTGATGTAGAAGTACCAGGCCAAGTACTTTCTTGAAATGCAATTGTTTCGGTAGAAAATTGGAATCTTAATTTTGGTAGCAAATATCCAAAACGATCACCAGTAGATCCACTATCTTCGTCTGCACCTGTTAAAATAACAAAATCATAATTAACATATTTTACAAAAACACTTACTGTAAAATTTGCAGTAATTCTTGTAGATGATAAATTAGAAATATACTGCCTAGTAGAGGTTCCATTGGTTTGTCTTACTAATATTGCATTAGTTCCTCCCATTGGGTCTAATTGACCTGTTACTACTTGTGCTCTTGCTGTATGCCAACCTGTAGTAAATCCTTGAGAATATGGAAGGCTATTACCTCTGCTTTCTTCTACTAATAAACCATTGCATGTACCTGTAGTTAAATCATGATCAAACCTTGGTTGATTAACTCCAGCAATTTTAATCAAGCCATCAGGACCAACAAAAGTACCACCAGAACTTCTACTGAAAGTCATTGATGGATCTAATGTTTTAGTCTCAATAAAATTTTCATCAAAAGTAGGTCTTAATCTTGGGTAAGAAGCCTCAGAAGATTTTGCTGGTTGTACTCTGTATACGGTCATGATTTATCTAGTAAGATTTTGAAGCATATTATTTGGTAATCTTCTAGGCCAATAGGTAAGTCTAGAAATAATACAACTTGTTCTATATGCAGTTCCATGCATTCCTAATTGCAATGTATTAGGAACATGAATTGAATTAGAAAAATATGAAGTACCAAGATTTCCATTAAGAGAAGCAGAAGCACCGCCAGATGAGTCTAATGCATGTACATATTTGTTGAAAGTATTTACAACAGGCTTACCATATGAAAGAGACACATTTCCAACAGTAGATCCACTAGAAGGTAATGTAGATTGGAAAGTTATTGTATTGCCAGATAATACAATTCTATCTCTCATATAAAAAGACCCATCATTTGTACCACTATCAATGGTTGCTATATAAGAATGAGTTCCATTGTAAAAATCACTTTTTACAATTCCTTCGTAATATAAAGTAGATGAATTATAATTAAACCAACTACTAAAATTAGATCCAGTCATATTAACAACATCAACTGCTCTTGTTACGGACGCAGTGGTAGTTGGAATATATGAAGTTGGGTATATAGATCTACTTTCCCATTGAGCACCAAAAACATAGAAATCAGTTCCTTGAGTACCACTTACATTAATTTGTGCTCTAGAAATATTATTGCCATTCGTCTGTAATGCAGTATAAACTATAGTATACTTAGTAAATCCTAGTAGTTCTGGCTGCGAAGTAATAGATGTACTATAATTAGTTGTTGTTCCGTTACTAAAATATAATCCTGAATTCAATGCATTCCCGCCATCAACGTTTGAAGTAATAGTAACGGGTAAATCAGATCTTAAATAAAATGTTAAAACATCAGATAATCCAGTACTAGAATAACCAGGGGCATTAAATAAAGGAATATAAAATTGTAATCCACTTGCCCCTATTCTAAATCTATAAACACTACCTCCTTGCACAGGTTGATATGTTGTATCGTTAGAAGAAACTAATGTTGAATTGATAGCAACAAAAGATTGACTTGCATAATTAATTCTACTCTCTTCAATTAACAATCCCAAAGATTCCCCAGTAATAGGATTGTGATCGAATCTTGGTTGATTTACGCCAGCAATTTTAATCAACCCATCAGGACCAACAAAAGTACCACCAGAACTTCTACTAAAAGTAACTCTAGGATCTAATGTTTTTGTTCTAGCAAAATTTAAATCTAACGTTGGTCTAAATTCTGGATAATCTAAAGACGCAGTAGAACCAGATAAATTGTCTATACTCATACCAAATTCCTCACGTTAATGTAGCATAACGCCAAGTAGAACCAATTCTTAAATACAATCTGTTATTTGTTGAATCAACAATCATTGGAACCATTCCAGTGGGAATTGCACCAGAAGCAGGAGCACCAGAAGGAATTCCTGCACAACTAGTTATACACAGAAAACCAGAAGTAGTTGTAGTGGCTAGTGCAGAACCAGAACCATTGACGACTACGTTTCCTCCTTGGGGCTGTAAAACAAGGTTAGTAAAATCATTAGTTGTAACTGTAGCACCAGTGAATGTTGGTGAGGTCTGTGATAAACCAACAGTAGATTGAATTCTTTCTACTGTAATCCCAGAAGAATTCATAAATGCCAATTCACCAAGCATTCCATTGGTTGAAATTTGGTTTGGTGCTGATCCAATCAAACTAGCCATTTATTAGTTACCTCTGTAGTACAGAAAAATTTTAATTATTTAGAACCAAACTCTAACAGGTGTTTGGGGAGTTACTATGTATGGTTCTAATTCAGTTGGTAGAGGAATTTCTTCATTGTTACCAAATACAATTCTATAATTATAATGATAACCTTCTACGGAAGTTGCTGGAGTTACTAAAGTAATTTCTCCAGTTTCTTGATCAGTTGAAAAAACTGCATCATTATTGTAAATAACACCAACTTCATCAATTGCAAAAGTTCCGTTACCTTGAGAAACTGTTACTTCTTGAGTTTGTGGATTAGTAATAGTATGCTCTGAAATTGAAGAAAACACTTCAAGAGCTTCTTCTTTGGAAGCAAATTTTAAATAATAATCTTTAAGCATGATAGATCTCTCTATTATTTTTAATTATTTATGATTATTCGGTAAGTCTTTGTAATGTCCGATTGGATAATCTTATAGGCCAATATGTTAAACGATTTAAATATCCATTTAGTGTTGATCCACTACTGTTAAATCCTACTACAGAACCTCCAGATGGAGAATGAGAATTATTTGCAAAAGGTGTTGACACAGATCCTCCATTAATACAAAGAGCATGATCATTTTGTCTAAGTGCAAATATATGTCTAGTTCTTGTTGTCCTTGAAGAGCTAGTATTTAGTATACCTTGATTTCCACTTGTTCTCCATAAATTAGGAGCAGTGGCCCAAAGATATGGACCAAAAATTATAGATGGTGTGCCATCAGTGCTGTCAGAAAGAGAAGAATTAAATAATACTGTGCCTTCATTGTTATTGTACCAAGGTGTTAAAGAAATACTTAAATTATCTCTAGCCCTTGTTAATGCAGAAGCTCCTGTTGGGATGTATGATGTACAAAAGAAACCAAATTCTTGCTGATATCCAAAAAAATCAATGCCTGATGCACCATTTCCAGCAAATGTAGAATTACCAGAATTGTCTAAAATAAAAATTCTTGGCATTGTCGTATTAGCACCACCGCCGCCAGTATTATTCCAAATCCATTCTAATCTATACCACCCGTTTGAAAATGCTTGAATTTTTGTTGCATATGTAGTAGAATTATTATTTGCAAAACTACCACTACCAGAAAGATTTGCAGTAAATGTATTTCCGTTTACTTCTACCAATACTCTACTATATCCAGCAGGTTTTAAAAATACAGAATGTGCATGTGCTGCAGTTCCATATGCTTGATATCTACCAATATAATGTGAAGTAGAAGTAGTTGTAGGAATGATTCTTGTTGCAGTATTAGTACCGAATGGATCGGGATATAAATTATTTTGTGCAGTTACTGCAACAATATCTTGCCACCTATAATCGGCTCCAGATAATCCTGCTGAATTAAAAGTATTACTGAATGCTTGGTTATTACTCCTACTCTCTTCCACCAACAAACCAAGACATTCACCAGTCAAAGGATTATGATCAAATCTTGGTTGGTTAACACCAGCAATTCTAATGATACCAGTTTCATCAACATAAGTTCCTCCAGAACTTCTAGTAAAAATAATTCTAGGATCTAATGTTTTTGTTGCATCAAAATTAAGATCTAAAGTTGGAAGAACTTTAGGATAATCTAACTCAGCACTAGAAGTTATAGTTTGAAACTTACTCATTTTATTGAATGTTTATTGGTATTTATTTTAAGCAGCAAAACGATATTTAGTAGCATTATAATTTTGTCTAATTTCTGAGTCTGTTAAAACTCTTGTATAATGTCTAAAGAACCCTATATCTGCATTAAGATTATTTGTAAATGGATCTGAATGACCTCTACCAATATTTACTCCTCCCGCTGTTCCTTGAATTCCTGTGTAATTAGAAATAGTTGGTATAGTTTGTGCTACTAAAATTCCATTAATATAAATTTTTTGTGTATTTAATTTAGACCATACAGTAGTAACCAAATACCATTGATTATAATCTAGTGAAGTATTATGAATTAAATTATCAGATGGGGTAGAATATCCAATTGTAAATGCTATTCCTAGAATAGAAATTTGTGTAGAAATTCTAGACCAATCATCAACTCTAAACAGTGTTCTGAATGTAGAAGCACCAGATAGCATTCTTACTGCAAACTCTTGTGTAAATGATGTATCATAAGCATTATATAATGTCGTGTTATTTCCAAAATCTATAAAGTCATTTACACCATCTAATCTGATAAAACCTTGATTAGATGAGCTGTATGTTGGACCATTTGTTAATGTTCCATTATTATTGTTTCCTGTTAAATCTGTCCAAGTCGTACCAAGACCTGAATAAGATGATAATATCCCTGCATCTAAATTTAAAGCTAAATTAGAAGACACTAATGGCATAGATCCATTCATTCTTTCAATTGCATTATATGAAAGTGCCGTTGGATAATATAGAAGATTTGAAATAGTATTAGTTTTTGTATAACTAGAGTTTAAAGTTAATGAAGATGTCGTTAATACCGAAGAGTTACCTTCTCTTAAAGATAATAATGTACCGCCAGAAGAATTATACCAACTACTAAAGTTTGTTCCAGTAATACTTGCAGAATCTGCTGCTCTTGTTACTGCAGAACTTGATGATACATCTGAGGCTCTTGTTGCCGTTGATTGAGTAGTTAAGATATCGGCAGATCTAGTTACCGATGCTGAAGTAGAAACATCAGCAGCACGGGTTACATCTGCATTAGTTACAGGAATATATGATGTAGCAGTAACACCAACTTCAACTTGGAATCCCCAAACAGCATAAACATTATTATTTGCAACTCCAGAATCACTCCACCCAATACTAAATCCTATCCATGTGTTTACGGTGGCTACTGGAGTAACTGTAACAGAAAAACGTTTCCATGAAGAAGTAACTTGAGAAGTTATACTTGTACCATATTCTCCGCTATTAATAAATCCCATTTGTATTGATGGTTGACCATCAGTACCACTAACTCTTCTTACCCAACAGCTTATAGTATAAGTAGTTCCTCCAGTAACTGTTCTTGAAACTGAACCAATCCAACGACCAGCTCCTGTAGCAGCAGTTTGAAATAAATGATCTGCTGTAGTTGTGCGATCTAATGCAACACTTTGATTTGCAGAAACACCAATGCCATTTCCATTAGATGCCCATTGCGTAAAGTCTTCTGAGTTTCGTGCTAGATTAGTTGAGGATCCTTCTAACAATAAACCTACTGGTCTATAAACTTCGCTTGTATTTGGAAGATATGCATCAGATCTAGCAACGTTAACCCCAGCAGTTCTTAAAATACCATTAGAATCAAAATAAGTTGCAGTGGATGCCCTTGATGTAAATGTTGGTAATACTGGAATATATGATGTAGCTATTGGACTAGATTCAATTTGAACCCCCCAAAAAAATGCACCTGAAGTTCCATTTGGCGTCCAATTAATAGCATGTTGACTTGGTAAATCAGAATAAACAAGAATTTGAAGTTGGCTACTAAACCCTCCAGAAGCAACTACTTTAAAACTAACTCTATACCATCCATTACCAGCATTTTGAATATTAAATGGAGTGAATATATAATCAGTTTGACCACCTTGAATATAAGTAAATGGTGCTAAAGTACTTAAATTATAACCAGCGGCTGTATAAAACCAAGGATTTCCTGCCCAGGCTTTTAATCCAACCCAGTTGTATCCATTTGCTTTAGCATAAAAAGAAACGATATATGTTCCTCCAGCAATACTTGCATTATTTTGAAAACCATTATATGAAGTAGTATATAATGGTGTAACTAAAGTAGCTTGCATACCACCAACAGGATCAGCAGCAGCTGTAAATCTACCAGATCCTAATTGACTCCAACCATTTGAAAATACAGAACTTCCTGTTAAATTTGTTGCTGCTGGTTCTAATAAATTTCCTACATTTCTGTAAACTCCAGAATTATCAGGAAAATGAGCATTATTTCTAAGTTCATTTATTGCCGCAGTTCGTAAAGAACCAGTAGAATCAAAGTAAGTTGCAGTAGATGCTCTAGAAGAAAATCCAGCTGGTGTAGGAACATAAGATGTCGCATATGAACTTTGTTCTACTTGATATCCCCATATATAAGCACCAGAAACACCATCACCCGCATACGAAGCAGTTCCTCCACTACATAAAAATATTTGAGCCCTACGGTTATAATTAACACCACTACCCAGAATAGTGGACGATAATCTAAACCATCCATTTGGTAATGTATCTATATTATTTGCTACAATAGATCCGTTTGCTATCTGCTGAACAATTGTTATTTGTTTGGTTGTTAAATCAAATAATGTAAATCCAGAATCTCTATATCCTATACCAATCTGAGTTCTTCCTGCAGCTTTAACATATACACTATGAGTATAATATTCAGCTACTACGGTATAAACATTATTCGTAGTTGATAAACTATGATTTCCAGTTGAAGTATCTTCTACCAAAAAGTCTGCAGTATATGTTCCGTCTGGAGCTAATGTTTGCGGGGCTTTAAACACATTTGCCCCAGTAGATCCCCACCAAGAAGTCACATCAAAATCTTGACTATAATAAAGTAAATTAGTTCCTGAGTTTTCAAGTAATAACCCAGTGCTTCTAAACACACCAGAACTGTCAGGAAAATAAGCATCTGATCTTGCTACATTAGTTGCGGCAGTTCTTAAGATTCCTGTAGAATCGTAGAAGGTTGCTGAAGAAGCCCTTGAAGTAAATGTTGCTGGGGCTGGTATATGTGATGTCGGGCGGGGACTATATTCAGCCATTGCTCCCCAAAGAAGAATTGGTTTACCAGTTCCATTAAACCACCCCATCATAGTAAATCTATTATTACTAGTTCCATCCTCAATAATAGTAAAACGATACCACCCATTTGCTAGTGTATCATAAGTATATGATGGAGAACCATTATCGACACTTATACTTGTAATACTTTGTCCATTAAAATTAATTAAAATTCTACCTGCACCTTCAATAGCTAAAGAATTAGTACCTGATAAAGGATTTTTAGCAAAAATACTTAAGCACTTTACTGTGCTAGTAAAAGAAAATGTAAATAGTTTACCAGTAAAATAATTTACTGGAGATAAAATTATTCTGGTAGCAGTATATGTTCCATCTGGAGCAAGATCGGTATTTTCACTTATCATCTGAGGAATACCATCTTTATTAGCCCACAATTTTACATAATTAGTATAGTTACATAAATTTGTTTTACTTGGTTCTAATAATAATCCTGTAGATTCTCCAGTTAATCCATTATAACCAAAACGAGGAATATTAGTAGCAACCGTTTTTAATATACCATTTTTATCAATATAAGTTGCTGAACTACTTCTAGTGAAAGTAATTCTAGGATCTAAATTTTTAGATCTCGCAAAATTTAAATTTAAAGTAGGTCTAATGGATGATAAATTTTGTGAGATACTCATGGGTATTGATGTTTATCAGTATTTATTTTAGATTCCAAAACGTCTACGTTGTGCGTTGAAGTTTTGAGTAACTTCTGTAGAAGATAATGCTTTGTTATAAACTTTAACCGAAGCAATTCTTCCAGGAAAATTAAAACCTGATGTATAAGATGCTATAAAAAATCCTCCACTGTCAGTTGCAATATTTCCAGTTTGTGCTATCTGAGAACTTTGGACAGAATTTAAATATGTTGTAATTGTTGTTCCATTGTACACACCAACATAATGATACCAAACATCTAAATCTAAAGTAGCACTTCTAGCAGATCTAACGCTTGTTGGTGTTCCTATAGCAAAAGATAATTGATTTGAATTTATATCCATCTGAATATATTCATTAGTTCCTGAATCAAATACAATTTTTTGCGAAGTAATATTTGCTGATCTTCTCAACCAAACTTCTACAGAAACTGCATTAGTTCCAAATAAAGCAGTTAGTGCTGTTGGAGTTCCTAAGGTTATTCGATCATCAACACCATCAAAAACAATTGAACCACTATTAGAACTATTAAAAGTAGGACCGTTAGATAATGTAGCACTAATATTATTAATACTCAAATCTCTCCAAGTAGCACCAGGAGTTCTGTATGATTTTCTACTACTTGCATCAAGATTTAATACTAAACCATCAGAAATAATAGCAGGATATGCACTAGATGATTTTAATGAAGCATATTGGAGTGCTTTTGGATAATATATTAGATTAGAAACTGTACTATCTAATTTAGAATTTGAATTTATTGTTAATGCAGTTGAAGATAATGTATAAAGATTTTCTTCTCCAATAGAAACTAAAGTATTTTCCGTTGGATTATGAATATTTGTAAAATTAGATCCACTAATACTTACATTATCTGCAGCTCTCGTTGCTGTTGCACTAGTAGTTACATCTGCTGCTCTTGTTACAGTTGAACTTGAAACTACATCAGCAGATCTTGTTACTGTTGCATTTGTCGTTGAGATGTATGATGTTGCTAAAGAACCAACTTCAACTTGGAATCCCCATAAAGCATACACATTATTATTTGCCGCACCATTGAGATTCCAACCAATGTTAATAGATCCTACTTCATAATTTCCCCCATCATTGATTGCAGTAAAAGTGTATGTATATCTTTTCCAATCAGATGTAACAGTAATAGTTTGACAAGGACCACCACCAATACCACATACGGAAATAGATGGTTCTGTGTTAGTCCCACTCACTTTTTTCATCCAAAAACTTGTTGTAAGTATTTGTCCTGATCTTACGGTACTAGCAGGATTAAACAAAGTTCTATTTGCATTAGTGACAGAAGATTGAGATAATCTATCTGCGGTCAAAGTTCCATCTGGAGCAATTTCTGAATTTGTAGTAATTATTATACCATTTCCATTGTTACCCCAACTACTTAGTTGTTCACTATGGGTAGCAAGATTTGTTGCAGCACCTTCATATAATAATCCAATACTTCTAAACACCCCAGAACTGTCTGGTAAATATGCATTACTTCTTGCTTCATTAACAGCAGCAGTTCTTAAAATTCCATTGACATCATAATAAGTTGCAGAAGATGCCCTTGATGTAAATGAAGGCATTGATTTAATATATGACGTAGAAAATGAATTTACTTCTAACTGAGCACCCCAAATATATACACCTGAAGTTCCATCACCTGTATATGAATGAGTTCCAGATGTAGCAACAAGACCAATAAATGGATAGCCAAACCCAGCAGCACCATCATAAACAGAGCACCGATACCAACCATTAGACAGCTTTTGCATAGAAGCATTAACCGCACTAGATCCAGCAATGGTAAATGTGCCAGCAGATAGGTCAAAATAAACAGGGGAATCTCCGCCACCTGTGGTAGCAGGCATCAATGTAAGTACGCTTCTTTCAGCAGCTTTGGCGAATACACTTAATGCCCAGTCTTGAAAACCAGAAGGATTCACTGACATACTAAGTCTGTGTACTGATGTTGCACTAGTTTCAACAAGTTTAGTTGCATTTAGTGATCCGTCTGGAGCAGTAGTTGCTGGCGTATTGCTAATTAAAGTTACCTCACTTTTTGACCACATAGCATTCCTAAAGTCTTCACTATATTGAAGTAAATTAGTAGCAGCACTTTCAAGTAAAGTTCCAACTCTTGCAAATGTTCCTGTGCTACTTGGTAAAAATGCTGCACTTCTCGCTTCGTTAGTTACTGCTGTCCTAATAATTCCAGTAGAATCATAATAGGTTGCAGATGAAGCCCTGGAAGAAAATAAAGGAAATGTTGAAATGTATGAAGTTGGATTGATACCAGTTTCTGATTGAAGACCCCAAAGATACATAGGATCTCCATTAGTTGCATTTCCTATACTACCATTAGTGCTAACCCATATTCTTAGGAGTGTTGTATTTCCTGCAGAAGCAAAATTAGTAAACTCACATCTCCACCATCCGTTACCTACATTTGTCATAGATCCAGGCATAGCAGGGTCATTAATACTCACTGCACCAGTTTCTAAATTATACGAATTAAGCCAACCACTAGTAAATATTCTTAGGTGCAAAAATTTTAAAGCTGATCCTGGTTTTCTTTTTGCAAAAATAGTTACAGTATCTCCTACATTAATTGTTAGCCCAGGAAATATTGCATATTTTTCGTGAGTTCCTGCACTATTAGCATCACTTGGGGGTTGATAAGCTAAAGCTGTAAGAGTGCCATCTGGAGCAATTTCATAATAAGGAATGATGGTAGAACCAGAAATAAAGTTTACTGAATTTGATGCTTTATTTGTTCTACTTTCTTCAACCAACAATCCTTTAGGAACCCAACGATTTAAAGTTGAATTAAATTCATTTTGAAATCTTGGTACATTAGTTGCTGCAGTAGTTAAAACACCTTGGCTATTAAAATAAGTGCCAGAGCTACTTCTACTAAAACTAATACGAGAATCTAGTCGATTAGATTTAGTAAAATTTATATTTAATGTAGGAGCAACGGATTGAATATTCTGTGTAAATGACATTTATACACTCTGTTCCTTAGATGACCATTCAGAAGTATTTAAAAGCTCAAGCATTTGTTCATAAGTATAATAACCTTGAAGTGTAGTTAATTCTTGAATACATGTAGGAATTTCTTCAGAATCCCACTTTACAAAAGTCTTAGTTCCATCTACAGATTTTCTTACAGTATCTACAGAAGTTTCTAAAACTTGAGTGAAATCAATTTTATCTAATTCTGATGTTGCAAATATAGCAAACTGTCGATTTTCGTACATAGTCTTAAATTTATTTTATTAATTATTTAGATACCATAACGACCACGAAGGGCGTTGAAGTTTTGTGCAACTTCAGACGCAGTAAGAGCTATGTTATACATCCTTGCACATGAAACATTAGCATCTGCGTGCCAACTAAAATCTTCACCTGATGGATTTGCCATTCCGATTCTAATACTATTCGTTGTATTAACACCAGAAGAACTAGTAATTAATGTGATTGATCCTTTTAAAACTCCGTTAATATAAGTACTAAAAATATTTCCATTTCTTGTAACTACTACATTAAACCATGTTCCTTGAATAATATCTGTTCCTGATGTTCCTATTGATAACCCTACTGCATCTCTTGCAGTTGAAGCACCATCATAAACTGTATAAGTTAATGCACTAGATCCATAGTAAAACATAGAATGCCACCCACGATAAACAAATAATGCACTTTGAGTTTCATTTACAGTATGGTTTGTTGGATTTCTATCATTAATTCTTGCCCAAATTTCTGTAGTATGATTATTATAAAGATACGTAGTAACCGCTAATGCTCCAGAACCAGTATGTTCTGCATAACCTCCAGTTTCTGCTGTAGGGGGTAATGTTCTTGTCAATCTTATAGAACCTTCATTAGCAGAATCAAATGCATAATAAGAAGAATTAACTAAAGTAAAGTTACGTCCGTTACCACTTAAATCTGTCCAAGTACTTCCAGATCCTGAATAAGAACTAGTATTGCCAGCATCTAAATGTAATTGCAAACCATTAGTAACAAATGAAGGAAAAGCTTTAATTTGTTTTATGGTAGTTGAAGTTAATACTGTAGGATAATATAAAATTTCTCTAACTGGTCTGGAAGTTGATAATGATGTTGAATTAATTGATAAAGATGTTGTATCGATTACAGGAGAAGTTTGGTTACTTAAAGATAATAAAGTTCCTCCAGAAGTATTTACAATTGACGAAGTTCCTGATAAACTTACTATATCCGCACTACGAGTTACTGCAGAACTTGTTGTTACATCTGCTGCTCTTGTTGCTGTTGCTCCTGTTGTTTGAATGTATGAAGTGAAATAAGTTCCTGTTTCAACTTGATATCCCCAAATAATAAAAGATTCTGTACCTGTTGCGGTTTCATTTGTTGATAATGGATTTGTTCCTGATGATGATAAAGTATTTGATGCAACTATTTGAGTTATATCTTGTGATACACAATCTACCCAGATCCTGTAAAATTCATTTGCAACTTTAGTTATAGAATACCCATAATTATATCCAAATGAATCCGCAATTACAGCACCAGTACCAGTATCTAAATCAAATCTATAATTTGGACTATAATTACTGGCATTTTGATCTCCAACATAAATGTAACGTTGATTTGTTTTTTTTACATAAAAACTTCTAGATACTCTTGTGGTTGAAATTTTTTCTGATACTCTGTGGCGACTTGTTCCTGCGGTATGAGTTACTAGTGATGCTGTAGTTCCACCAGCAGGATCTAATTGATTTGCTGTTATGCTTACATTTGCAGTAAAGTCTGTCCATGGAGCTGCAGTGAATGTTTCTGATCTAATACACAAATTTGTAGCAGCAGATTCAAGCAACAACCCACCACTTCTAAACACCCCAGAACTATCTGGAAAAAACGCATTACTTCTTGCTACGTTAGTTGCTGCAGTTCTTAGGATTCCTGTAGAGTCGTAAAAAGTTGCTGAAGAAGCCCTTGAAGTAAATGTGGGTAAAGTTGGAATAAAGCTAGTTGAAAAAGTACCACTTTCACATTGTCCTCCCCATACATAAAAAGATACTGGAGTTGCACTTATTTTTATCAATTTGAGAAAATAGTTAGCTGAAGACGGTCTTCTCATCGAAAGGCGGGTCCATTGCGTTCCAAATGTCACATTTGTAACTGTGTCTTGGGCCGTTGGGCTGCCATACATAGCAACAGTGACAGTACCACTAACTGCTTTGACCCAAATCGAGTCAACCAACCCAGAAACACCAGCAAGAGATTGTTCATAACGTAACAACATGTCGCCAATTGATGCAGTGGAGTTCTGAACTAATGCTGCATTGAATGTGCCATCTGGAGATAATTCAGCATATGGTCTAATTGTAGTTCCGCCTATAAATGAAGTCCAAAATGAATAAGTATCTCCAGGTAAATCTGGTCTAACAATACTTTGTCTTAATAAATTAGTTCTTCCTGGCTCTACCAATAGTCCTAAAGATTCTCCTGTAAGAATATTATGATCAAACCTAGGTCTATTAATTGCAGCAGTTTTAATTAATCCATCTGCATCAACATAAGTTCCTGTACTAGCTCTAGAAAAATTAATCCTAGGATCTAAAGTTTTTGAACCAGCAAAATTGACATATAAATTAGGACCTTCACTAGGAAAATTTTGAGATATTGCCATGACTACTCCTAGACGGTAAATGCATGTCTTGCGACTTTAATTGTATTGTATTGATATGCTGGAGTAAATCTTAGTCTCATAGTAGAACTTGAAATATCTGTAGAGAATGTTCCTAATGTTATATTTGCAGTGCTCATATTAGCTAATTCTAAAATATCTGCAGTAGTTCCGTCATGAATTAAAATAATATCCGAAACCATATGATTTGATGTTAGTGTGGCAACAGGAACAGTAAATCCAGATCCTCCAGTAGCACCACCTAAATTAGAAACCGAAGCAGTCATTGAATCATTTACAGTAAATCCAGAACCAGCATCAACTAAAGTAATGCTCGAAACACCACCAGACTTAGTAATACTTACGTTCAATGCTGCGTTATCAGTGAATCCAGTTACAGCAGTACCTCCAGAAGATGTTGCAACTTGGAAAGTATTTGCATCAACTACAATTGCATAATAAACTGCTGACGTTGAAGTAACACCAGGAGTACCTGCAACAGTGGCATTAAATCTTAATGGTTGGTTTGCCGTTAATCCATGACCGTTTGATGTAAATACGCTAGATGCAACTGAAGTAATATTGGATAAAGAACCATTAACAGTAATTGTTGCAACTGCTCCAGAACCAGTTCCTCCAGTTAAAGGAACATTTACATAAGTTCCTGCTAGATAGAAACTTCCTCCAGTTATTGTTCCAAATGTAGCAATTTGATTTGTTGCAGTTACTTGAACAAAATACTTAGCTGATCTATAAGTTGCTGTAGATATAGAATCTAAAGTTTGAATAGTAGATGAAGTATAATTTGCTTGCGAAGAAGCTAATCTATAACGATCAGTGCTGAGACAAAGTTCATTAATTGTAATTAAATTACCATTTGAATCTACCGTTACATCATCAGATCCTCCGCCATCTCTTCTTAATGCGTATGGACTGTATATATCCAAGAACGCTAATTGTCCAAGATATTGATTAAGTGGAATTTGGTTGGGTGCAACACCAACGTCAAATTGAGAAGCTACTAAAAATTGTTCTGCATTAACTGTTTCAGAAATAGTGCCAGCAGAAACTAATCTGGAAGAATTAGTATTTGTTGTAGTACCAATCAGAACATTACCTGAAGTATCTAATCTAAATCTTTCTAGACTATTTGTTGAAATACCGACAGCACCAGATACAGGCTGATAAATTCCGTAAGAAGGTACAGAAGAACTTAAAGGAATAAATGTATTTGCTCTAGTGTCACCACCAACGGTCAAATTACCTGTGGAAGGATTGAAGATTAGTTTAGTGGAAGAAACATTAATTACTGTTTGAGCACCAGAAGTAGCTTCTTCAAAAACAATATATCTATCAGCATTTGTGCTGATATCATTAACTACTGTAATTGCATTAAATCCTTGAATACCCTGAGGACCTTGCAATCCTTGTGTTCCTTGACGACCTTGTGCTCCTTGTACACCTTGTACTCCCTGAACCCCCTGAGGTCCTTGAATTCCTTGTAAACCTTGAGGTCCTTGAACACCTTGAGGACCCTGAATACCTTGAGATCCTTGAGGACCTTGAATACCTTGAGTTCCTTGAACACCTTGAGCACCTTGAGGACCTAAAATTCTACCAGCTTCAATCCAAGCAGTACCAGACCAAACCCACAAGAAACCAGTTGTATTTACAATATAAGCATCGCCAACAGTTCCATTATAAGAAGTTGGATAACCTGGCAACGCATTTTCTGTTGCTACGTTTCCTAAAATTCTTACTGATGTGCCAGCACCACCTTGAACACCTTGGGGTCCTTGTACTCCTTGGATTCCTTGGATACCTTGCTGTCCTCTTGGACCTTGAACACCTTGAATTCCTTGTAAACCTTGAGGTCCTTGAGTACCTTGAATACCAAAAATACCTTGAATACCCTGAATAGAAAATCCTTGAAGGCCCTGTACACCCTGTACTCCCTGTATTCCCTGTGGCCCCTGTACGCCTTGTATACCTTGAATTGATAAACCTTGAGTACCTTGGCGTCCTTGTACTCCTTGAGGCCCCTGGACGCCTTGTACGCCCTGTATTCCTTGAGTTCCTTGTACTCCTTGTAAACCTTGGGGACCTCTTACCGTGCCAGCATTAATCCAATTAGAACCATTCCATGTCCACAATTCTCCGTTATCACTAGTAATATAAGAATCACCAATAACACCAGTATAAGTATTTGGATACCCAGGAAGGTCCAAAAATGTATTTACACTACCTAGAATATTAATACTAGTACCACCAATACCCTGAGTACCTTGAATTGCAGCACCCTGAACACCTTGGAATCCAAGAAGACCTTGAATACCCTGAGTACCTTGAACTCCTTGTGTGCCTTGAATACCTTGAACACCCTGTTCGCCAATAAATCCTCTAGTTCCTTGAGCACCCTGAGGACCTTGAATTCCTTGTGGTCCAATTAAACCCTGAATACCTTGATTTCCTTGAATGCCCCTGAAACCTTGAATACCTTGAGCACCTTGAGCACCTAACGTTCCAGCTAAACCTTGAACACCTTGGAATCCAGTTCTTCCTTGAATTCCTTGTGGACCAATAGCACCCTGAGTACCTTGAATAGCCCTACCCTGAGTACCTTGAGAACCAATAGCTCCCTGAATTCCTTGAATTCCTTGAAATCCTCTTAGTCCTTGAATTCCTTGAGGACCCTGAGAACCCGTGGTTCCTTGCAAACCTTGAGTCCCTTGGCCACCAAATTCTCCACTTATACCTTGAATACCAGTAGGTCCTTGAATTCCTGTTCTTCCCTGTACACCCTGAATTCCTTGCAAACCACGAAATCCTTGGATACCTTGAGTACCTTGTCCGCCTTGTAATCCACCAGTACCTTGAGCACCTTGAACACCTTGCCCAGAAACACCTTGAATACCTTGCGTTCCTTGACGACCCTGAACACCTTGGGCACCAATTGTTCCAGAAATACCTTGCAAACCTTGAGTGCCTTGAGCACCAAAACCACCAATACCCTGCGTACCTTGGCGACCTTGAGCACCTTGAGGACCAACAATATTTCCTACTTCATACCATTCATTGTTTAATACAGCCCAAACCCAAAGTTTTCCTGTACTAGAAACAATATAACCATCTCCGTAATCACCAGTATAAGTATCTGGACCAGTTGGGTTATATCCAGGAAGATCGTTTGGTGTTGGAACTGTACCTAGAATTTTTACAGAAGTACCAGCTAAACCTTGAATACCCTGAATACCTTGAATGCCTTGTAAACCCTGAATACCTTGGGGACCAGGATCCCCCTTAGTACCCTGAATACCCTGAATACCTTGTGGACCTTGTACACCAGATTCCCATCTTCTTACACCATTAATATCAGACGCAAGAAAATAAATTTGAACATCATCTGGCGGAGTACCTAAATTAGGCTCAGCTTGATTTAATCCCAAATATTCATACCGAGATTGATCAACCTCGGCTGCTGGTTTAATTCGTACTCTACGACTTAATAATTCTGCCATTTATCGTCAAGCTGATGTTTCTAGAATGCTGGCCAAAAATTTTAGATTGGATGCATTGGATCCAACAATTTTAATACTTTCATTAGTTTCTAATACTAATTTGCCAGTCAATAAATTTAATGTATCTTTTGGAGGAACAGTATAATCATAAACAATTTCAGTATCAGTGATTCCTCTGGTATGTAGAAAAGTTACTGTATGATTTTGAGTGCCAATATTAGTCACTTGAGCCATCAAAAATACTGCCTTAAAACCCAAAGGACAAGTATATACAATAGTTTCATCCGTGTCTACAACACTAACTATTGTTCTAAAATTATTTAACGGTAATGCAGCCATTTTATTTAATTAGGATAGGGCTAGAATGAATGGGGTTACTGTTACGAAAAGACTTCTTTCAAAGGAGTCGCCAGATAATGTACCAGTATTTTGGTTAATTTGAATACCTGTACCAATTCTAAAATTACCTAGGTGATCTGTACTTGTAAAAGCAACTTTACCACCATTCAATTCAACAACTTCACAGGCTTGGGACGGAACACCACCTTTGGCTGGGATAGCCTTATTAATTTGTGTTCCTGCACCAACATATTCAAAACAATGTGAGTTAGCAATAATCTTAGTTACTTGATAGAAGTAAACTTCTGTATTATCATTCAAATCAAAAGGAACTGTTTCATCCAATGTAATGGTAGATTTTCCTCCATCAACATCAGTAGTAGCAATAATACTATAATATTGAGGATACATTTTAGCTATTGCTGTAGCAGGAGTATCAGGATCACCACCCACAATTTGAATATTTGGAGCAGTGATAAACTGAGAACCAGATGAAATCAATGTAATTGATGTAATTTCGCCGTCTTCAATATTAGCTATTGCTTGGGCTGTAATACCATCTGGACCTGTTGGTGCATCAATGACAATAGTAGGTGGATCATTTGGATTATATCCAGAACCACTATTAGTTATATTTATCTCCTGAATAAAATAGTATGGATCCCCATTATTACCAAAAGTAATTACCTGTCCTACATAAGGCTCTGTTCTTAAATTTTTGAGTTTAAAAGTACTGCCTCTTAATTGATTAAAGTCAATATTTGCTTTATATTGCAAAGGACTTGTTCCATCAGCTACCAATCCAAAATTACCAAAGTCTGTGTTTGAGTTTGTAATCGAACAAGTAGATCCGCCAGACAAATAAACAGCACGATCACAACAAATTTCAAAGATAGATACCAACTGAGTATAACCTTGGTTTACGATAACAATACCATCACCACCTTGATTGTATTGAGTGTATGAGTCAAGAACGAAAGATGCGGTTCCACTAGCTAAATTACCATCAACACGAAGACCTGCACCAGTAGTTGTTAAACTGGTGCAGTTTTGAATATATGGAGAACGAGTAATAACTCCAGTAAGACCAACATAGTTTTCAAATTTAATAGTTCTATTTGTAAATGATTCTCTATTTGCAACACTTAACGTTACTTGCGAACCTCTAATTTTAGTAATTACAGCTCCCGTACCAATACCATCTCCACTAACAGTCATTCCAAGAACAAGGTTATTTGTACCTGGAACTGTAATAGTATATGAATTTGATATTCCAGAGCAAGAAGGTAAGTTTACTGGGCTACCAATTAATACTTTGGGGAATGATCCAATTGCAGATGGAGCCAAATGTCCAGAAAATGTAGCCCCAGTAATATAACTACCATTGTTCATATAGAACATATCAACGGTAGGAATAGCTGGCAAAATACTAACCTCTCTTAAGTTGTCGCCAACAATACCTGTATTTGGTGGTAATGTCATTGGGTTTTGCTCTACATAAACCCCTGACTTAACAAATACTGTAGTCTTAAATGAAGGTAGTTGTTGTGCTACAGAGTTTTCTCCATTTTTAATAATATATTCAATAATATTAAAATAGTTTTCAATTGAGGAAGCTACATCACTGCATGGCGGATATACTAATACAGATTGATTTTCTTCATTTAACTCTGTATCAATAATTAACGATGAGTCAATGTATGGTTCTATAAAGGTATATTTTGGACGATATGTATCTCCATCTATATTAAGACTCCAATTACGCATAGCTAAAATCATCAATTCTTTAGCTTTTTCAAAAGTAGCTAATGACTGTCTTTCTTCTCCATCAATAAAGACTAGTTCATTACCTTTATAGTATGCATTACCAGCATCTACACAGTTTACATTTCCGCCTTGTTTTAAATCAGATGCGACAGCATCAATAATATACCCAATATCTCTCAAGCAAATATTTTCATATTCTGCCCAAATACCTTCGTTCTCTTCTATGCCAGTTAGTGATATTAAAGTTTCGTCTTCTATAACTGTAGTTAAAATTTGAATTAATGTATTGACGGTATTTTGTACATCTATACATGTATTTTCATTTCCAGAAACCCCATATGGAATAACTTCACCTTCTCCACCATATTCTGCTGCTGCTTCTGGTAAAGTTAAATTCTTTTCATAAAGCTGGTTGGTTAAAGCTTTGTTAATCATTTCACCAGCTTTTTGGAAAGCTATGAGTGATTGAACACCTTCACCATCAATTAAAATAAATTCTCCATCAATATCAAAATATTTTCTTGCTGCTCTAATTGTGTTTATGTTGCCTCCGTTATATAAATCATCTGCAATGCTACGGGCAACATATTCTATATCTCTACGACATTTTGATTCGTTTACAAATAAATTGCTTGGTGTTTCTGGATATGCTTGTAATTCATCTATACCATTTAATAGCACATCAGAAATAATAGTAAATAAAGTATTGATTGATTGCTCTACGTTTAAACAAACTCCATCTGGGTCATTATCTACAGTAATGCTCAAATCTTGATATGGTAAAAGATTTTTCATTGCGTCAATCATTAAATCTTTTGCAGCTTCAAAAGCTGCTACAGATTCAGTAACTTCATCTTCCAAATATTGAACATTAGCACCACTATAATAGAAAGAAGCAAATTTTCTTGAATATTTGTTGCTTCCCAAGAATAAATCTAATGATACTGCATCAATAAAATAACCAAGATCTCTTCTGCATTTATCACTATCAGGATTTACAAATGAAGGATAATTTACTAATAAAAAGTTAAATGCTTCTTCTATAATATAAGCTCTATTATTTTGTATTAATCTATAAGCATCTTTATAACGCTGTGTTTCTGCAGAAAGAGAAGCACTCGGGAAAGTCCAATCAGTTCCCCAGGTAGATTCGTCATACTGAATTGCAATTTCTGCAAGTGCTCTATCAGCAATTTCATCAATGTTTCTATAAATTAAATTTCTTGCATCCTTATATCTTCCAGATTCTGGTGGACTATTTGGAAATGTAAATCTATTTGGATATGTTTTTGTAATTCCATCAAGATCTCCTGGAGATGCTTCTGTTCCAATAGCTTGTAAAATTATTGCATATAGCGAAGTAATAGAACTTGCTATATCGGCACAATCTGTTAAAAAATTATAAATTCCTGGTTGATTTGAAGCATCACCGATGATAGTGTTGTCAATAAATTGTGTATATCCATGAGACCCTTGCACAGTGATTGGTTGATTTCTCATTACAGAAATTGTTAGATCTCTTGCATATTCATAAACAGCTACTGACTGTTCTCTTTCTCCAGCCAATAAAGATGGATTTGTTACATATACATTTGCTGCTTCATATACTTTATTATTGCCGTCATATCTCAAATTAAAAATTACAGCATCTAATACTTTGATTACATCACTAACACACTGCTGATTTCCTCCAGGAATTGTAAATTCAGAATACTCTCCGAGCATTCTTTCGACAGCTTCATTAGCAATAAAATCTTTGTTTGCAGTTATTAAATTAGCTGCATCAATTTGTTTATCTCCATTTCCTTCTTTAAGATATTCTGTGAGCAGCCAGCCAATAGATTCTTGTTGGATTAATTTTTTGTTAGCTAAAATTTGATTTGATGCGTCTTGAAGTTTTCCTAGAAATCCAGAATTAGCGGCTCTAAGAGCTGATCCAATAGATGCCTTTGCTGTTTCTTGACTTAAACCATCATTGTCATCATCACCATCTTTAGTTACCCAAAGAACATTAGAGATTGATAATGTTTTCCATAGAACACCAGATCCAGTTGATAATAATACTTGACCTTGAGTTCCTGTTTTATCTGTCCCATCAATAATAGGACCATCGATCTGAATAGCTTCTACACCCTCTTCTCCCGTAAAGACATCGTAAACGTCTTGAGCTAATCGATTTATCTCAAGCCTTTGCTCTTCAAACGTATTCGTTTTTAGTACTTCTCTACGATTTAATGCCATTTTCTACGATATTTTTTAGAAGAGATTTGATTTCAGAAATTTCATTCTTCAAATTATTTATGTCATCAACTACAGTGTTAACAGTTTTTGATAATGTATTCTTGGCTGGAACACCTGTATTAACTATGGCACCAGTGGAAGGATCTCGATATAAATTTTCATGACCTTCAACTTTAATGTAATTGTTCATATTTTAGTAAGATGCAACTGCTCTAATATCCTGAATCTTAGGAACATAAACTGGATCAGTAGTTTGCATAACTAATTTAACGGCAAATGATGTAAATTCTGGTAAATTTGAAACACTATATTTTAATTCCTGGTAAGATGCTTGTGATTCAAATTGAGCAGAAACAGTATTACTATAATTTGCTAATACATCTATATCTGGATTTCCATTTTCGTTAAAATATTTCCATTCGATATCATCAAAGTTTACTTGAGATGAAACTTCTTTGTATCTATACAATACTTTAACGTTCTGTATATCCTTTAGATTTGCTGTTAATCTAACATCAATAGAAGTTCCTGGAGAATTAATAGTAACTTCTTTTGTAGTATATTTTGCAATAGCAGAACTATTCTTAGAAGAATTTTCTGGAGAATAATCAACGCCATTTGTAAATGACATTGTTCCAATCTCCACAAATTTTTCTTGACCTGTAGGAATATCATCATAATAAATTATATCACCAACTCTAAAGATATCAGGGACTTGGCTAGTAATAGTTGCATTTCTGGCAAATACACTACCAATCGTAATCTTGCTGGTATAATCATCATTAATTGGTTTTTTATCATTCTCTACAATTAATTCTTTTGATAGAGAATCCCAGTTAATAATTTTTCCACTAATAATATTATCATACTTTTGATTTGTGTTGCTTGGATTAAATGCGACAATTGTAGATCCAATTTCAAAATCAAATGTCAATTGCGAAATACCATTATTAGAAATTGTTATATTTAAAGATTCTAAATTGCCACCTTCTTGAGATTGAGTAGAGAAGAATAATTCCTCTCCAGGAATGAATGTACTTGGACTTGATAGTTTAATCCAGATTTTATTGTTTTGAAATTTAATAATTTCTCCTCTTGCACCAGAAGCTAATCCTTGAGCTGTTTGATTAATTAAAACACTATTAGTTCCCAAGTTGGATAGATCAAGAATATAAATTGGTAGTAATTTAATAATTTGATATCTCTTACCAAATCTATCTTCTTGACCAGAAGCATTTTCAACACGATTTGTTGAAGTTTTGATCGAAGATACTCTTAAATCAACAACTGGAGATAGATAAGACTTTTCCGAAGAAAGATTAAATTTGTAAACCAATGAATGAGATATGCCGTTCATAATCTCATTAATCCTTGAACAAATCATTTTTTGATTTGTGAAGAAGTGCTCCTCATTTAAGAAAGTTTTTTCGTAATCACTTTGAGCGTAAGAAATGTAATTAGTTGTATTTGAATCTACTGGAATTACATTAGTAGTTTTAACAAAAGTATCAATCTTAGTATTTGGTGCTTGAATATAATTTACATGAGCAAAAAGTTTTTCAAATTTTCTATTGTAAGCTACTAAAGCATTCTTGCCACCACCAATTGAATTGGAACCAGCTCTATTAGGACCAATAATTGTGTATGAATCAAGACCAATATTAGAAACTTTAAACAGATTGCTATTTAAAGCATTAGCTGTAAATCCACCAACATTTTCTAAACCTTTAAAGAATACATAAGACTTTCCAGAATTTTCAAAACCATGGTCTCTATGTCTTACTTTAATAATAGAGTTGTTGTTTCTAAACAATGTTGAAGTTGCACTAGTATTAGATAAAGAATAAGTTTCAATTGGATCTAATTCCATCCTCTCATAACCAAGATTTTCATTTACCAATAGTAATTCTGCAGATCTACTGATATCAAACTCTGCACGATACAGAGTAAATTTAATATCCTCAAATAAATCTTCTGTCCAATTATCTACATTTTGTGACTTGTATACAGATCCCAATAGTGGCTGTGTTGTTACAGAAGATCCTGTAGAAACTTCAGTCTCAGTTAACCTTGATGCCCACAGTTGATATTCTGTAGAATCAGTTTCGATGCACAATGCATATTCTGTATTATTTTGTAGGTATACAGGATGTTCAAAATTAAAATGAGTTGGTGTAGTAGAAGGAGTAGCTCCAGATAGGTCGGTAGAAATACCCATTCTAACTGCAGGCGAATCAATTTCAATTACCGATTCGATTACTGCACCACTAGCACCAGTTCCAGTTCCTCTAATGACAACTGAAGGAGGTTCTGTATAACCATTACCTGATAGAACAATATCTGCATTATAAATTTTGCCATTAGAGACATCAATTACACCAGTGGCAGTACTTCCGCCTGGAAGTTGAGGACTTTCGATTGTGATGATAGCACTTTCATAATTTAAACCAACGTTTTTAATTTTTAGATCTACTAATTTTCCAGAATCTTTTGCAATAGTTAATGTTAAATTTTGTGCATTAGTATTATTAAACAATGTCAATGATGGAATATCTAATACTTCATTTGGTAAGAATGTCAAACCATTGTGATTACTTAGAACTAATGAATAAACTTGATTATTTGAGAGAGAAATTTCACCTTCAGTTGAAGGTAGTACTTGATTTCCATTCTTATCAATTACCTTTGAAATAGGACCAGATGCACCAGAAGTCTTTCCTTTTACTGTCTCTCCAACAAATATTGTTAGTGGAGCACTAGCATAAACTTTTAGATAGGTATCTGGAATAAGTGCAGTTTCTGTTCCTGGAACAATATATTTTCCTGGCTTTCCTACATCGACATTTGTTAGATATACTCTGAGTGGAATATTTGAACTCTTTTTATTAAAGAAAAGATCCAATCCAGTAACAAATACACCGCCATCATAATTTTCAACTTTAAATGTTTGGCTTAGTGGATTTGGCTTATCTTTGTTACTTGTTGTGTTGTCAACAATTTGCACACCCTCGTTTGCCTTAAAATAAGCTGGTAGAGTTGAAATAATGCTAGATGGATTTTGTGGAAGTGAACCAGTGGAATAATATTTTGCTTCTGTATATGTATCTACAGTATCTTTATCTTCATTTGTAGAACTAGAAGTAAAACGAATCGTTTTTATACCAGTTGTTAAGTAAACATCTTGAGAAGACTCGTCATAAGAAACTGTTTTAATATCCCCAGTCCAAGAAGCATTTTCTGTTGGTGCCTTTCCAGAAGGAACTAAGATAATACCGCTAGCATTACCGTTCTCATCAGTAATAATTGGAGAATTAAAGGTTGTTAATGAATTTCCTGGAATGCCAGTATATCTAATATCTGGGTTTGCCCATCTTCCAATGTTAATACCTTCCATAAACACATAAACTTGTGTTTTTGGTTTCATTCTAGTAATATTAAATTTGACAGGAATGGAACGAGTAAAATATTGAATAGAAGAAATTACTGAATTGCCATTATTATTTCTGTTAGTAACACCTTTAGCAGTTTCATTATTCTGTGGACTAATATTAGAAGAACTTGAAACAGATGCTAGTTGTACAGTAGATTGAGAATCTTCTGTGTTAATATCCGATAAAGATCCAATATTAAAGAATGTTCTGTTAGATCCAATCCAATTTACAATAAATGAATTATAGAAACTAGAGAAAGCATCTCTTGAATCTTCTTTGCTCAAAAAGATAGAAAATAGTTTTGTATTATTATCAGTAATTAAAGGAACTACAGTGGTATCAAACCATTGATCTACGGTTGGTGATAATGATACATCTCCAACATATTGAAGAACTACAAAGTTATTTGGATTAATTGTTTTTGTAGCAAAATCATTTCCCAATAATTTAACTTTAGAATATGGAAGTGTGATTACATCTCCTGTTTTTTGATAGCCTGCATTATTTCTTTCATCAGAACGTGTATAAAGTTCTCTTAATCGGAAATTATCTTCTTTTACTTGAGGTCTTAAAACAGACTGTTGGGTATCAATTGAACACTTATAATCAATTGAAGAAATATTACCAACTCTATGGGATTCAAAGTTATCTACAATAAAACCGCTCTTGAATCTATCAAGACCAATTTCATCTTTGATCTGCATATTTAAAGTTTGTTGTTCAAGAATGCTTAGTGTTGTGTAATATTCCAAACGCTCGATACGCTTTTCTAGCTTACCGATATCTCTCATTGTATATCTACGATTATCAACTGGAATAACTCTTACATCTTTATTGCTAGTTGTAAATGCAGGAATATGAATATAGTAAAGTGCTATTGCATCATCAATAATTTCTGGTTTTGCTGGAGATAGAGAAGAATTGCCTTCTTTAACAATAAAGTTTCCTTGCTTGTCTAAGAAAATTCCGTCAATTCTATCGAGATATTGAGATTCTGTAAATGAGAAAGTAAATTCTAAGTTTTTATCTGAAGCAGGAGTACTTGCAAAAATTCCAGAAGGACCGTTAAAATTAATATAATTTTGCTGACTTAAAATTGACTTATCTTGGAATCCAGAAATTATTGAATTGCTATCTACTTTTGGTCTAAAATCAATAACATCTTTTAAGGAAACATTACCGTAAACAGTTGAATTAAACGAAGGAATTTCTTCGGAAAGAACACCAGCTTCATGTAGATAAGAATCTACTGTGCAGAAATCTCCTTGAGAATGATCAAAGTAATCAAAGCCAACCACTAACTGTCCTACAGGAGCATCAAAGCCTGGCTTGAGAACAATACGAGAAACATCATAAAGTGTGTCTCTTTGACCATCATCAAAAGTAAATCTATTTGTTACATCAGTACCAGAAATTAGAATGCCTTCATTATCAACTACTGGAGGGTTTGTTGATGAGCCTTCGTAAATGTATCTGATTTTGAACACATCAGAATAACTAAAGATATCTACTTCTTCAGTGTCATAATCTTGTCCACGCAAGGGGATAATTTTATCTCCAGAAGATACTATAACAATTCTTTTATTTCTAACAACAGTTTTAATTCTTGGCTTTGCTTTAGTAATTTCAATTGTTGCCGAAAGCTTTAATTTGGGGAAATTTGAAGTAATATTTCCAAAGAAATTATTAGGTAAACTAATTGTAATACTACCAGCGGTTAAACCACTAGTAGATTCTTGAGAAGATTGTAAATTAATATATCTTGGATCAATGTATAAAATATCTCCATTATTTACTACAGTAGAGCTTCCTTTATCTAATACGGTTACGATAAAGTTTTCTGTTGTAGGAATAGCAAATCTTTGAGTACCAAAATCTAGTTGAGCAGCAAAAGTAATTAAACCTCCGCTTGAAGAACCAGTGGTAACAAAATCTCTTCTAGCATAATATTTAAACTTAGAATCTTCAATATTCTTAATTAAAGATCTGATTTGTTTACTGCCAGTTGGGAAAATTAAACTAGACGTATTTACGTTATCAATATTTGGTCTGATTCTAATAACACTAGCATTATTGACATCGTTGATTAAACAACGATCCAAATAAATTCTAGATTTTCTTGGGCCATTTGGCTGTGTAGCATATTGAACTACACTTCTAAAAAGATTACCTTCGACATCCGTAAATAGAACCAAATCTCCCTGGATTAGATCTTTTGACGCATCTCCATCAAAACCAGTACATTCAATATATTTTAATCCTCTGCTACCGCTAAAATTATAATTGGTTACAGTTTTTGATAGATAAAATTCGCTTTCTGTAGCTTCGATATCAGCAGAAAATTTATTAGAATTTGATGAACCGTAAGAAGTATAGAAAGATTTTACATTTTCTTGGCCATATGTTAATACGGTATTTCTAAACAATACAGGTGTTACTGAACAAGGAGTAACTATTTGCGATTCTGAAGTAATAGTAACTACAGGAGGTTGAGAATATTGTGTAAGTAAACTGTCTCTATCTACAACATTTACTTTATATACTGAACTTCCTTCTACAAAAATTTGTACTTTAGATTCGTCGTATTCAACACCATCAATATTAATTTTTGGTGCAGTGTAACCAGAACCTCTATTTGATACAATAAAGTGAGAAATTGTATTTTCGTTTGCAATTCTTAAAATATTGCCATCTTCATCAATAATACTTTCGCCAGGTAAAAATGTTCCTGATAATGTTTTTACGAATAAAACATTGCCGTAAGAATATGATTGAGTTAAAGAACCTTCAATAACGGCATATGCTCCGCTCTTTATACCAGTAATATACTTACCAGCACCAAACTTTTGATTAATGAAATTATTTTGGGAATTTGTACTATCTAATAATAGTCTAGTAAAAAATACTGGATTGAAATAATTAAATCCAAAAGTACTATTGTAAATAGAATCACTATCTGCAGTTTTTCCTTTAGATAGAATAATGTCTGTATCTTGATTGAATCCTTTGCCGTACTTAATAAAGGAAATATTTTTTGGCTTAGCTACACCAATTACTGGTGTAATAATTTCATTATAATCAATTATTCTTCCAATAGCATTGTCTTCATTTAATGCATCAGATTGTGAAAAATAAACAGATCTAAGCTTGGAAGAAGCTTCATCTTCATATTCTTTTAAATATAAATCTAAAAGATTTGTGGCACCATAAACAGTTAATTCTAAAAATTCTGCGTTTTCGTCAATTTCTTTCTTTATTACTTTTGAATAAGCTATAGGAGTTACATAGTCTACTAATGAAGGTTCTCCTTCAGTTCTAGTCTTTACAAACCAAAGATCATTTAATAAACTAGTAAAATTGTTATCATTTAATGCTGATAGAGGAGTTAGTGTGTTTGTAACTTGAATGTATATGGTCTTAATACCATAGCCAACTTCAAAACCTTGTCCTCTTCTATTTACGGTTTGTTTGGAATTTAGGTCGTTTTCGGTGCCATTAAATCCAACAGAGCCATCATTGAATACAGAATTCAAATAAATTGTTGGAGAAGAAGTTAAATCTTGACCCTCATCATTTAACGGAATTGTGCCATAAAGATTTGTGACTTTAAATTCAGAAACACCTTTAGTTTTTAATACAACATTATCTCGTGTAATTGTATCCTTTGCTTTATTTAAAGTTAGATATTTTGTTTCATTATTGACAATTTCAAAACCTCTAACATAAGCTTTACCTGGACCAACAGTTGCAGATAACTTATTGTTTGCTTCCTCTTCGGTTAGACCATTAACAAGATTTGTTTGGGTATCTTTTGAATATACACCTAGATTTCCATTTTTTTGATAATATTCTCTTACATCAAAGGGGAAATCATTTACTACATAATCTCCAGATTCATCATAAGTTCTTCTGGCAAGAGTATTTTCAAGTAAAGTATAATCAGCCTGTTTAATGAGCTTTTGTACTACGCCAGATTTAATGGTTATTAATTGAATGAAATTTTTATCGGTAATCGCATCATATGCATACTTTCTAAGTTGCAATGATATTTTAAATCTGTGTGCTCCAGGTGCAGCAGAATTAGAATAACCTCTTGAATTGTCATACAAAGAAGAGTCTTGTTCTGGTGTTACAATTTCTTCTACAATGTTAAAACCAACTTTAGCAGATGGTTTATCATAGTATTTGTCAACAATGATTAATTGCTCCTCATTGCGTACAAAATAACCATTTACAAAATAAATACCTTCCTGTACTTGTACGCCAGTAGCATAACCCATTGCTGGGCTTTCTAAAAAGAATGAAGTTTTTGTTTCTGGGTCAACTACTTCAATTGAAGTTGGAGAAACACTACCATCTGTTCCAACAACCAATAATGGAGTATTTACCCCATCAATTACTTCTAGAGTTTCGCCTTGTCTAAAAGTTTGCTCGTCGCTTGAGTTGCCGCTATTTGTATATTTTACATATAAAGTATCGGCTTGATTATCTGTTGCGTAATCAGATTCAATTACTAGAGCAGTAACTCCAGAAGTAATTCCTCTTAAATTAGTTCCAATTAAATCTTTGATGTCGTATTTTTTATATACAATTTGTCCATTTTGATTTACAGGAACTTCTGAAATAGAAGATAATTTGACAAAATCTAAACGAGTATTCAATCCAACTTCGCCAGGCACTACCAAATCGCCTTGCTTAAATTGGAATTTGCCAAAACTTTCAATTTGATTTTGAAGAATAGATTGTAATCCTGTTAATTCTCTTGTCTGGATAGGATATCCAGGTCTAAAAAGAATTTTGTAGAAATTTTTACTATCCGAATAATCGTCAAAGTATGGAGGCGTGTTTAGATTTGTCTTTTGTGACATCGTAAATTTCTAACTAATTTTGGATTTTAACAATCAGAACTCAATAACTAATTTGATATCTTCAATTTGGTCAGGAGCCCTTGTGATCGTTCTTCTATTCTCTATGTATATGATTTCTCCAGAGTTATTTTTAATTTCTGGAACTGATGCACCATTATTAAATGTGCAACCTAAAATAACTGTTCCATCAGCTAAAGCAGTGTCTACAGTGCCAGAAGCGGCAGACAATTCACCAACAATAGCATTCGCTGGGTTGGCTTCAAAAGGTCTAACAACACCGCTATCAGTATGATTTTCTGGGTTTTGAATATACTTTAAAACTCCATCTGTAGTACTATCTGCATCTAAAGTCCAAGATACAACAGTACCATATGCAGTTCCGCCATCTACCGTTTGAGAGATGATTTCATCTGGTTGATAATCTGCCGTAGCACCTTCAATTTTCAATGCGTATAAACCTGAAAGTGTATTAGCAGTAGCTAAATTCGTAGTTCCGTTGATTACAGGATCTCTTAGAATACCAATTCTTCTGAAATCGTTATCTACTGGAAAATCACCCGAACCTTCGTCATAGGTAAGACGAATATTTAACATTACACGCTTACCATTTAACTCTTGCTCCATATTGGAACCATGACCACCTTGAGGAGGAATAACAACCTCAAGTGCTCCTGTAGCGTTAGAACCAACGGTTGTAACAGGTGTTAAAAGAGTATCATTAGTAAATAGACCATATGCAGTTTCTTCGCTTCCAGTGCCATTTACGAGGGGAATTGATGCATAAGTATAACCTTGTCCTCTTTCTTCAATTGTAGCTTTAGTAATAGAACCACCAGAAACAGTAATTTTTACAATTCCTCCAGTTCCATCACCAATAATTGGTGCATATAAATCTCCATTTGGAAGATTTGATCCTGCATTTTCTATAAGTACTACATCAATAGCTCCATCGATTGCAGCAGCTTCTGTAACTAATCTAGATGGATTTGTTCTCGCTGCAATGGGAATAAAATCAGTAGAAACAAATTTTAAAACATCATCTGTAGAAACAGTGTACATGTACTTCCAGATGTACTCGCCAGTTCCTGCAGGCTCTCTAAAGATACCAGCCGAGAAAGTACCCTGACCAGCTCCAGGGAGAGTTTTTGGCTCATATGTTGCTTGTCTTCCAGTTGGGAATGCTGGCGATTCTCCATTATAAAGACATTTGAAGACTTCGTATTCTGAGTTAATTACGTAATACTTTCCTTCGTAAAGAGATGCGGCACCAGTTGCAGTTTGCTTACCTGTCTGAAATCCATCTGTTGACGGAGAATAATCAGGCTTCCACATATCAAATTTAGGGTTTGCAATTACGTTCCAGTTATAACGTCTAATTACAGACCTTGCATATTTTGTAGTGATTCTTTTGGCTGCTACAATATCATCATAAATGTCATACTTTTCTTTCTGGTTGTCATATGGAACTGGTGGAAGCTCTTCATTGCCGTAACGATATACGCCAGTTAAAGCCTCTGCACCTGTATTTACTGTGCCATTCCAGCCTTTTAGAAGAGAACCTAAAGCAGGAGCAGAAGATAACGTAGGACCAATGTTCGCTAAAACTAAACTGTTTTCATTGATTCTTTTTACGGAAGCTTTAAAATTAGCATTTGCAAATGAAGTTCCTGTGTATACAAAGTCATTGACTTCAAAGGCAACTGTATTTGTATTATAAATTTCTAGATATGCATCCCAACGTTGGGGTCTCCCAACGAAAAAATACATTCTAGTTAGTTCATCATCTGGACCAGCTTCAAGCTCCAGAGTATTATCATCATAATAGTCATCGCCTAGCGAATTCAAAAATTGCTGAGCATTAAAAATTCTAAATTTATCTGAGATTATAGCAGCCATTTAAAAAATCTCTTCTTATTTTTCTGAGTTATTTATATTTATATTTATTGTGGTATCGTTCTAATATATTGTCCAGCTGGGTGAGATGTTGCTTTAGTTCCATCCCATCCTCTAGAAACAAAGAGAAAACGATCAGCTAATTTATTTTCATAGTAAATAATTTCTTTGCCGATAAGAATTTTTCCACGGGATGGGAATCTAGAAGTATTGGCAATATAAACAGTATTATCTTCTTCTGATAATTCAATGTCAAGATAAGCACCAAATTCCTGAATAGAACTATAATAAAGATTGAATGTATTCTTTGGATTGGCAGTAATTTTGGTAGTTCCTCCAATATCAAAATCTTGAATAATAGAATCTGGATAGATTAAACTAAATTCTTCTATTGTTAGTTTGGATACATCAGAATATCCTGTATCAATAAATTTAGCAGTTTCATATACAGCAAGTCTATTGCCTAAAATATCCTGACTGTAATATCCAGGGATATAATTTCCATCAAGTACTTTGTCAACTGTACCAACAAACACAGTTTTTTCAAGTTGTTTATCAAGTCTTTCAATAGAAATATTCTTTACGGGTATTTCTAATCTATTGGTAATATTTGTTTTGCTAGTAACAATACTTTCAAATGATCCTAGAGATGCTAAAATATAAGTTAATACAGTTCTATCTGGATTTGTAATTCTTACTTCTTTAGGAACTGGCCAAATATGATTAATAATATTTGTGTTAATATCAAAATCTTGTGTAAATGATATAATATCAAAAATGTAAACTACATTATCATCATCTTGCTTGACTTGTATCTGAGATATTACTGAGAAGTTTAGATTTAATTTGGGAATAATTTGAAGTAAAGCAAGATGAGATTGTATTTTTCTTGAATTTTTCTTTATAATACTAAATCTTCTTGATACAACAACTTTTGGTTCTGAAGTATAACCAGATCCACCATCTAAAAGAATTACATCCAATACTTGACCATTACAAATAATTACTTCGGCTCTAGCTCCACCACCATTACCATCAACTGGAATAAATTTGATTACAGGATTTGTATAATATTGATATGCAGTTGGCTGAACTAAAATATTATTTTTTAGATATAATTCTAATTCTCTCTTATTCCACTTCAGCGATACAACCTCGCCACCAAAAATTTCGGCACCAATACTTAATCCTTCGCCTCTAGTAATACCATTATAATTTGAGCAAGAAACTGTAGCATATATTTCCTGCGAAGGAATTTCTCCTTCTAGGAAATTTCTTGTTTTTGCTTCGTATGGCACGGAAAATACTTGTCTATATTCATTTTCGCCATCAACTTTAATAAAATCTCCTGGAACTATATTAGAAATTTTTCTGTATCTCTTTGTTTCTTCTATTTCTTGTCCTAATTTTGTATTGTATAGCCAAATAGGAGCATTTGATTTTGCTTTTAAAAGACGATTCCCATCTTCATCGTAAGAATAAACATATGAAATACTATAATCACCTGTGAGTTCTTTAATTTGTTCTCGGTTAATTAAGAAAGTTAAATTATCTGTTGTAAATTGATCGTTAATTAAATTTTTTGTATTAACTACAGTCAACTCAACTTCATCATTTGAAAGTGCTTTTATTTCTTTTAATTCCCCAAGCAAATACTCATTTTGGTATAACCAAATATTTTGAGTACTTAACATTTTATTTGGGAGAACTTCAAGATTTTTTATAGTTCCAAATATATCAGTTCCCTGAAGATTAAATTTGATGATGTTATAATAAACATCTGGCTCAAAATCAAACATAGTAAGACCTTGGAAGATGTCTCTTCCATAGAATACAATCACTGAAACATCAGGTAATACAGTCTCTCCACTTTCAGCAATATAGTATGTCAGTGGCTTTCTAAATGTTATAGTAGAACCAATAATTTCATATGATTCTCCTTCAATCTGGAGAACACCATCAATATAAACGAGTGCGTATCTACTATCTTCTACTTTTTCGATAGTTCTGGAGACTTCATTATACAGTAAAAATGGCCCATTTGCTTTAGCTGGAATTTGACGAGAATCAATAGACAATCTCTTGTAGTTTCCTACTCCATAAATGAAACATTTTTCTGTACCATTTAATTCTGTATTGATATTCTCATACAAATCTTCGTGATTAATTGGTGCCTGTGAAAATTCTATTTTGTCCGTAATGTTTGGATCAGGATTTCTTATAATGTGATAAGAATTTCCAAAAGGATTATTAGCAAACTCTCTAGACTTTTGTAAAACACCGTTTAATGTAACTAGTAAATTTTCTCTAATATCAGTTTTAACAATGTCTCCATTTTCATAATACAGATCAAAAACTTTAGTAACACCATCAAATTCAGTTGATAATGTTTTTAATTTTCTTAAATATCTTTGATTTAAGTCATTGTTTTTAAATTTAATAGATCTACAATAAAATCTTTGGCCAGGAACTACTTGTCCTTCAGCAATTCTTTCTCCAAAAGGAGGTTCTGCAAAAGTAATTTGATTCCCCACAACTTTATATGAAACACCTGGCTCTTGCATAACACCATCCAATGTTATAATCAATTGTTGATTATTGTATGGTGCATAAGGCAAGTTGGTTTCCTTTTCCAATAATGTGAAAGTTTTTGTTCCTATTAATTGACCATTAAATGGATCAAAATCTCCATTAAAAGGAGCAGCAAGAATTAGTTCTCTTGCTACTGTTTCGGAATTAGACTCAATATTAAGAGCAACACTACCAATACCTTTTTCTACATTTAAATCATTGAATTTTAAAACGGATTGTGTAACTTGTCTCTTAATATTTTTTAATTCTACTAATTTAGATTCTAGGTTAATAATTTTAATTTTCTCAGCATTGGCATACTCACCAGAAGGCATAGTAACAGTGCCCTCAGATTCCACTAAAACTTCTCCGAAAAGTTTAAATCCAGCGGGGTGAGTAGTTTGTTTAATTAAATCTCTCCAAACATTGGTTGGAGTTTTTGATTTAATTACATACGAATAATCCTGATAATAATAAGAGTCTGTCAGTCTCTGAGAATAACTACTCAAATATCCTTTATCGGAATTAAATTTTCCTAGATTATCAAAATAACCTCTAATATCGGAATCAAAATCTGCATTTAAAATACTGATAATGTCTGCAGTATTTCTCTTAACTTCGCCAAGAATTTGAATTTTATTATCAAAAGAGCCACTAATATTTTCTAAACGTAGAATATTACTTCCTGGTCTCCAACCGTTCTTGGATACAAAGCCATATGCTGTTTCTACAGTTTGACCATTAACAACAGTGGTTTGAATAATTTTCTCACCAATCATAAAAGCATCATCAATATGGTTTTTCAATAATAAAACTAAGTTGGAAGTATAATTTGATACTAGTGTTTGGTCTAAATGATAATTAAAACCATTATCAACAATTTCTACACTTCTAGGAATACCAATATTTTCTGATTTAAAATATAATTTTACATCAGATTCTATAATTTTTACTGTTGGTGGATATGAATAATTTTTTCCTCCATTTATAACATTAACTTGAAGAACTTTGCCATCTCGTGAAAATACAGAAAATTCCGCTCCAAATCCATCTCCATCAACAACAACTGCTTTTGGTTTAGAATAATTTTTTCCCCCATCCAAAACCTCAACAAAATCTACACAATTTTTGATATTATTATACGTAGTTTTTACAATGGCTTCACTTTCTTTTGCGATATCAACACCAGATATAATAGGAATTCTTGAATAATTTTCTCCAGAATTTTCTAATTTAATTTTACTTATTGAACCAATTGCAAATTTAGAAGACGTTGTATAAGTTATAGATCCTTTTCCATCATATTTTGGATATTGATCTATCTTATAAACAAATTTATTATTTGTTGTATAATAAACTGTTTTTTCGCCTTGGAGAGGATCATTTACAATTCTTAAATAACCATTTCTTGTTTTTAAAGATTTTGATTTATCAAAGTAATAATATTTTAGATAGTTAGTTTCTGTTTTTTTATTATTCTTATCTTCTAAGATATTTTCTGTTAAGAAGAAGTCATCTTCAACAATTAATTCAACTTCAACAATATAATCATCGATAATTGGATCGATAGTTATATTTCTTTCAGTGTATGAAGTATTATTAAATCCAAATTTAACAAAAATAGCAGAATCCTGTTGACCTGGCTCTATATCATTAGATTGAACTTCTATTGGCGAAATATTATAAGAAAAACTTGGAGAAAAATCTAAATAAGTACCACTCATTGAGAAATGACTAGTATCAAATTTATATTTGTAATACTTAGTTATATCAATAATTGGATTTGATTTAAATGCTATGTCTGTATTTTCTAACGCAAACTGAAAATCTGCTTCTGGATTTTCGACAGATGAGATAGTGACAATTTTTTGGGGAACACTATTATCATAAAAAACATTTCCTTTTTTAATTGTATTAATATTTGTAGTTAACCCATAGTTATAAACTACAGTTAATAGTTGTGTTTCTTTATCGTAATCAAACACATAAGGATCAGTAAATCCTTGTCCTAATATTTGAAATGAGAAATTAAATCGATATTGATTATCATAAAGTTCTACAGTTTGATTATTATAATGATCAACAATACTTGTTGAATGTTGCCCTCTCAAAACAGTTGCGGTTTTTGTTGTTGTGTTTATGTTTGTTACTTTTACTATTTCGGATCCAATTTTGAGAAAATCATCAACAGACAACCCAGTAATACTAGTTAAACGTAATAAAGTATTTGATTTAGAAAACCCAACGTGATCTACAGATACAATTAATCTTTGAGTAGATATGCTATCCTCATCTCTATTTAAATCTTCATCTACAACTGTTAATATATCTCCTTTTTTATATCCAAAGCCTTTGTTAGTAATAACAACACTAGTTACTCTACCATAACCAGAACCATTTATATTAGAAACAGTGATTGTTGCTTTTGCGTTATTTGGATTTCCTGGGGCACCAACTGTAGATCTAATTTTTGAAGAATCTTTAAATACCAATTCTACATTGAAATATTGGCCAGTTTCGTAATCTGCTCCTCCGTTTAAATATTCAAAAGCTCCAATGCCACTATCATCTATTGTTGTATTAAATGTAGGAACATTCAATTTAACTCTTTGATAAATTCTTTTTCTTACATAGTATGTGGTTTGAGTTTGTGTGTCATCTGGAACAATGTTTACATTAACTTTATCGCCAAGAGTTAAATTATGATCTCCATCAGTGTTTACAATTGCAATTTTATCATCAATAAAATTGACTTGGAGATTTTTGCTCAATGAAGATACTGTTACAATTTTAGCTCCAAAAGTGTCATTCAAATTAGAACTTTTTAGTACATAATTATCATTAACAGCAAATTGGCCAGATGTCACACGAATTTTTACTAAATTTTGATTGGTTATAGATTCAACAATAATACCTCTAGCAATTGTAGATCCATCATTATCAGTTTGAATAATTTCAAAATCTTTTGTAAAATTAGAGTTTTTATCAACTAAAATATTAGCAACATCAATAGTTGCTGATACTAAATCAATATTATTAAAATTGCCAGAAACATTTTGTAAAATAAGTTGATTTGAATTAACTACATCTCCAATTAATTCTCCAGTAGCATTAGTATTTGCTTGAGTAATAATATCTCCAGCAAAAAGAAACGCATTTTCTAATAATGCAATTTCTAACACTTTATTTTCGATACAATCAATTAAATTAACTGGAATACCATTAACTTCAGAAACAAGAGCTGAGGCACCTTGACCTCCAGTATTTGTGTCGTTAACTCTAACAAATGATCCAACTTCAAAATTATCTGTAGAATCTTGAATATCTACATCAGAAACATTTCCTGTCGTAATATTATTAATTTTGACAATGGTGCTTGTTCCGTTATTTTCAATAGAGTTAGTTCTTAATCTTTTTACATTAAATGGAAGATCATTTTGATTAATCGCAGAATTATAATTTGAATCCACTGGCAATGAATAATAATTTTTACCGAGAATATATGGAAAAACTGGTTGATTGAATAAATTAATAGTTAAAAAGTAAGCATACGTTCCTTCTGGATAATCTGGTGTTACACAAAATCTACCGTTATTTTCATCAAGATAAGATTTATCAGAAGTAGCTCTTGGAATCCATACATAGTCATCTACAAAAGTACCTAGAGGATATTGACTTGTAGATGGACCTCCAGATCTTGATTCTTTTAATTCGTACCCACTGGCCAATCTTATTACTTCTGACGTATTATCTAGTGGGTTTGTATATCCAAATGGACCGTATATTGGATTGCCATCATATGCAAATCCAATAATAGGAGAGTGTGTTTTTTCAGTAGGTTCCGTAAAACTACTGGTTAAATTATCATTTAATTGAATACGCAGCCTTCTTGGATTGCCAACGTAACCGTATCCTAGTGTTTTTTCAGATTTATCTTTCGTTGCAAAATCAGCAAAGACATAACCATAAGAATCGTCTAAGAAGTTTTGATATTTTTTAAATCTATTCTTATACCATTTTCTGATTTCTACTTTTGCAGTTGCTTCCGTTCCTTGAGCATCTTCAATTAACTCAACTTGAACATTTGCTTGGGTATAAAATTTACCTAAATTAATTGCTTCAAATCCAACTACTTGACCATTTTCAGATACATTAGCTTTATATTCAGCAAAATTGCCTTTGCCTGCCAAATCTATAATTCTAACTGTAGGAGGAGAAGAATAGTATTCTCCAGAATTTACTACAATAATATCAGTAATTTCCCCATTAGTCACAACAGCTCTTGCTTTTGCTCCTCTACCTGCAGTTATGACAACTTTAGGAGTGGTTGTGTATATTTCGTCAGTATTAATTACAATTGACTCCACAACCTCCCCAGAGACGTTTGCTGACGCCTTTCCTGGGGTTTCATTAATTAAGACATAAGGAGGTTTTTTGTATCCAGATCCCTTGTATGTAACTTCAGAACTTACGATATTTCCATATAAAACGTATTCTTCATCTTTGCAGCCATAAGCAGGAGTTCCATTTACAAAAATACCAACATCTCTAGCAGGGGTTTCGTATACTTCTGTAGTGGTAGTTGGGAATTTTCTAATTAAGCGAAGAACTTTTTGATCTTTTGGTAGATCCTCTAAAGTAGCCGATAAAATTCTGTGAGAAGGATAACTTGACGAACAAATATAAAAATACTGTTCATCTTCATAAATTGCAGAAACATCTGCATTTAAGTCATCAATTGCTTCTTGGACAGAAGGATTTTGGTAAACAGTTGGTCTTGTGTTAGTTTCATTAATTAACCAACGATTTTCACTAATTCTTCTATCGAAAATTATTGGGCTGCTACTTTCAACACCAGCTTCTGTAATTTGAATTTTATCGCCCAGCTCAGAATATGGTGCAGCATTTTTTAAATTTAGGTTGTATAAAACACCAAGAATTAAAAATGATGTTTGTCTTGCTCTAACAGGGAATAATCCAAAAACATCTGTTCCAACTGGATGAGTTTGAGGCGAAGCGGATCTAGATTCGATAACAAACTGGTTTACATTTTTATTTGTGAATGTAAACTGTTCGGTGCCAATTAAAAGATTGCCAGATGATTTCCAGCCCATTGTAGAGCCGACATCAATTCTATCACCAATAGTTCTAGTGCTAGTTAATGTTGATGTTAATTTAGTTCTGGAAATGACATTAAATGATCCATTTACTGTTGCAGGATCTAGAATGATCTCGTAGGTATCGTTTCCTTTAAATATAATGTTATCAATATAGCCAGATGCATACTTTACTTCTGGTCTAGTTGGATCAGGAAGTTGTTCTAATTTTTCTCCAATAAGATTCTCTGGAGATCCAGAAAGAATTTTGACCTTTAAAGAATAGGTTGTTGCCCAATCTGAAGTCGATGGACGAATAGTGCTATCTTTTGGATAGAAAACTTCTGGAATATCATTGGGTGTACGAGAAACAATCGAATTAAAAATAAATTTGATTGACTTATCAGTACCCTTTGCCTTATAAAATTTACTTATATTTTTAATTAAAGTTCTCTTATCAACCTCTCCTTTTAAGTATTTTTCTGGGAAAGAGTCTAAGTATTGGGATTCAAAGCTTTTTACAAAAGCATACAGGAATAAATTACTGACGTTATAAACTTGATCTCCTACAAAATGAGATTCTGCTTGAGTAGTAACAAATTCTGATTTGGTATAAAGATCTCCTAGAGTTGTATTCCCACTGACTCCTCTAGAGACAAATCTAAATTCTGTGTCTGTTCTTTCTTGATAGAAACAAATTTCATTCCCAATACGAATATAACCGTTCTGCTTAGGGAATGAAGTCGCATCAGCTACAACAATTGTAGTCTGTGATGCATTTAAATTTAAAGCAAGTGTTGTGTATTGCTTGAGTAAGTTTTCCTCATAAAAGTCAATATCACGATATTTTGTGATATTGTTAATAATATCCAGCGGCTGTCCTTGATTCTCAAGTTGTTCGTAGTATTTCTCTACAAATCTTGAAAAATTTTCGTATTCGGATGAGATAAACCCTGGGAGTTGATTCTCGATCAGGGCTGAAATTTTTCTCGTTTTTGACGCCATTTAGTCTACTCTGGATATGCTGTAAACTTACTATTTGAAATATCTACGTCTAGATATACTTCTCGACTTGCAATAATATCATTTGAAGCAGGTCTAACACGTAACTCAATACGATTATCAAAGAAACTACCTTGAATAATAGTTACATCATATAATTGAATCTCTCCTTTTTTGTAATTAATATCACCGATAGAATCGTTTAATACGATTTTTTCGCCAGATAGAGAATCTAATCTATATAGGACAATTTTGCCATTGCGATCTTCCAAATACACAGTATAATTGGGATATTCTACGACTTTGAATCCAGTAGAAGATACTGTAGTACGATCACAATCTAGATCAAATTCATTCTGGAAACATAACTCATAATAGAATGTAGAATTGATACCAGGATAAAAATCCTTTCTCATCATCACAGTGGTTTGATTGGAATTAATCGAACGATCTGCATCGTCAATTACACCCACAAACTTACTATATCTGAACTTACCATTAAACTTTTCTGTATCAGATAGATCAATATAGTTTTCCACAGCAGCAATCACTTTTGATCGAATTTGCTCTGGTGTCTGAGTTGTAACAGATTTATTGTAATAAACGTTTGATGTTAATTCAACATAGATGATTGAAGGATCAACAATTTCAGGTTTGACGGAAGCAACCATATAATCTTTCAGTGCATCCGTAATTTCTTTCTTTGTAAAAGAAGATAGCTTCGTTAGATTATTTGGCTTGACAGCAATCTTGACTTTACCGTATTCTGGTGGATCTGCATCTTCGCCACCAAATACAATGATATCAGCGACCGATGGATAGATGTTTCGTACAATCGCTGCGTAATCGGCGGCTGTAACGGCCCTGTCTTGCGTTCCAAAGTACTTAGGGGCATTGTACTTGATCTTCTTGATAGTCTCGATATCCTCGCCCCCAGAGGCCGCAGAGACGGTTGCTACGTCAGAGATGGATACAGAGAAATTAGAATTGCCATTAATATCCTCTAATACACCAGTAAATGTAAAGCTTCTCGCACCATTGCTTACTGGTCCGTTGGTTGTAATATAAGAAATCTCAATGTACTCACCGTTTTCTAATTTTCGACCAAGAACACCATCACCAAAGAAAATCTCATACTTCTCATCTTCAGTCTCTTCTACAAAATATGTCTTTGATTCTGAATTAACATTCAAAATGTTCGTGGCAAGACTATAAATCTCGTAAGAAGTCGAATTTACTGAAGGATAGACTTTAACACGAATTGAATTTGTATCAGTTCCAGGATTCTGTAATACAAAACGCTGAGAAGACTGTGTAGTATTAACTGTAAAGAAATTAGATGTGAATGTACCTTCATGTAACTCAACTTCAGTAAAGTTAGCTACAGAGTCGATTACAGGTACTTTATAGTCCTCTACAGTGACATATTGATATAAAGTATCATCAAAAGTTGTGATGAAACCAGTTCCCTTCTTTAAAATGATGTGTGAGGGCGAATTATTGCCAAAATTTGCTTTAAAGTTAACAACTGCCTTTGGTGCGGTTCTTGATTTAGGACGATAACCGAGTTGCTTTGCTAATGAAACAACGTTATCACGAAGAGTTGCTGAATCAAGAAACAGTTCATTAACAACTAAGTTAGTGTTAAATGCTGTATAATAAGTATTATATGCAAGAACATCGAGAAGATTACTCCAAACAGAGCCCTCAAAATCAAAATCAGTAAAATCTGTCTGAGCCCTTAAGTAATCTCTTAGGGCGACTTTAATCTCATTAAAGTCTAAATTTGATACTTGAGTGTAAGGCATTTATCGGGTTCTCTCTAGAAAGAATTCTACATCGATTGGAAAATCTTCTCGACCAATGATTTCAAAGGATAGACTTGCTTCAAATCCATTTTCTTCAAAATTTGGTGTGACATCAACTGATAAAACATTGATTCTAGGCTCATACCTTTCAAGAGTGTTATCAATTTCAGTACTAATTAACGATGCAGTACCAAAATCCAATGGTTCAAACAATAATGACGAAATTGATGAGCCTAGATCAGCATTAAAAAATCTTTCTCCTTTTACAGTCAATAGTAAATTAACAATTGATTGTTTAATCGCAGCCTCATCCTTAACTACTTGCATATCGCCAGTAATAGGATGAGGCTTGAATGTAACCTTCAAATCTTTAAAAGGAAGAAGTTTGGCCACTTAAATAACAGTTTATTGTTATTTAGTTGGTCACTCTTCAAATCTTTCAACAAAATCATCAAAACCACCAGCACCGCCACATGGTCTTGATAAACGATTTTCAGGAATTTTGTAACGAACTTTTTTAAGATGTTTTTCTGACGAGAGTTCTGAAATCAGAGTCATACCCGATTTCAAAAAATCCTCTCCTTTATCTACTGGACTCATAGCCATCTGTTTTCTCCGTATAAGGTTAAACAGAACTTTTAGAGGGGTTGCTATCCCTGTACAATTTTATTATAAAACGATTTTTCCCAATAGGAATAGTACCGAGTGTTTCTAAGAGCCTCTCTTGCCTTTAATAGTTTTGCTTTGTTCTGACAGAGGATCAAATTATACTTTCCGTTATTTGTTTGAACGCCATTGATATAAGAGTGGTCATCTTTGTGATCATCTAAGAAAACGTAATCAGGGTAAGCTTCGTTAAGGGCTCTACAAGCCTCTAGAAGGTCTTCTAACGTATGAGAGTCATCTAGTACAAAAATAGCGACCTCAACCCCTTCAAGAGGCTGTAAGTCGCTAATAGAACGCTTTTCGATTTGATACTTCGCAAATTGAGCATAAGGGCAAGTAGCAAACCTGCCCAGCTCAGTCTTTGGTTTTGTAAGACCTATAATCCAATCTTGGAGATCTTTAGTTACCTTGTCCACGATACTTTTTACGTGCATTGTTTCGACTGGTTGCGGCATACTTTGTATGCTTCCCAGCTCCCTGACGGGATTTCTTGGGTTTGGACTCAATCTGATTCGCACCAGTGAACGAGGGACGCTTTGCCATGGAATATCATCCGTAAACTACCCGACCATTATAGCATAGATCACGCAAAAACGGAAGGGCTCCCTTGAGGTATCGTAATGCCTGCTGTAGCATTCAATACATCACCAACTGTTGATATGGAGACTCCATTGACAAAAGTGAAGTTTGCTGCCTTCACAACTCTTGGATTTGTACAAGGAAACGGTGGAGTTGAACATGTCTCACCTATTGCAGGAGTTAATACGTCTCCATTTGCCATTACAGCAGAACGATTTGCAAACACATTACCAACAGGTGGTTCTAAAGTCTTTGGTGGTGACACACATGGACATACAGAACCACCACTATCAACCCCGAAATAAATTGAAACTGGTTTTCTAGCCATCTTCAAGCTGTTTTAACTTATGTATAATACGATCAAGAACATCAACAATGTCTGAATGTTCCTCTTCGTAGGGGGGTTTGTACATTAATTTGAATGGAACGGGAATCTGATTGAGTTTCTCTTCGATTCTCTCAATTCTCCTCTCTAAGAAACTCAGCTTCAGTCTCAACTCGTCCATTTTCAGTAACCCTCTCTTTTTTGATCATGTTTTGGTAAATTGTCTCAACTTCAATTTCTGGGCGTACTCCAGTATAATAATCCATCGCTACCTCTTCAATTGTGTCAGCGAATTGATTAAAGTCATCAAAGCGTTGCTCTTTTAGAGTACCATCTTTGGTTTTGAATGTAATTTTGTGTTCCATGGTGTTATGTAACTCATACTTTATTTATTTTTGTACATAACCCAGCCAAGTATTCCGAATGGTATTACAATATACCAATATGCTATGGCAATCCCTGCAAGTAATAGAAGACCAATGGCGATGACGCCAGACAAGTCTATACCCGTGCGTGTGCTGCCGCAGCATGGACACTTGTAAGACACTGAATGCCCTCGGGGATACCATGTGTACCAGCAATTGTAGCACATGTTCTGAGGTCTTTTTGTCATTCGACTTCTGGGCATTTTTTTACCTGGGAAAATTTTTTGGGTTGGCGGGGATCCATTTTAGCAAAACCTTTGAGGGATTTCAAGTCCTGGGAGATTTTTTGAAACGGGGGGGATATTTAGAGGGCTCTGGGAAACGTTTATAGCTTAGAAAGACGGTACTTTTTTGGATCGACCCCCCCCCGCTCGGCGTTTATTATAATAAACGAACGATTACGATTAACTGTTAATTCTTTATACTTACACATACGATTAACTGCTATAAAGAATAACAAACTAATCGCAATTACAAATTAATAATAATATCAAACAAATCAAAATACACTGTTATTCTTATTATCGTGTAATTGTAATTATCTGTTTATTCTTATTATCCTGTAATTCTAATTATCTGTTTATTCTTATTATCCTGTAATTCTAGATTTTCGATAATACTAATAAATTGAAAGATTTGCTAATTGGTATAATCGAGCATTTGCAGATTAGTGGGAAAGTATAGCTAACTGTAAAAAAAGACAAAATAAAAAAGGGGCAGGATTTGCCCCCCGTGAGTATAACTAACTATCCCTCAATCCTCCACGAATTCGATTTGCTTAAGATCGCCAGATTTGCACAGATTGGCTCTCACCTTGCCCAGCGATTCTCCCAGAAGATCGGGTGATTTAATCATCGCAGTTAGCTTGGAGATTGCTACATCTGAGCCCTCGTAAACGTAGGCTTTTTCAGTATTACTGTGGAAGATGATTTCCACCAGATTCTCATCAATCTCGATATTGTAGATTGCCGAGGATTCGTCAATACTGAAGGTCCGATAGATGGGACGCTTGGTGATAACGAAGGAGAGAGACATTTCGGGGAAAGTGTAGAGAATGGGAGGGGGGCTGGAGGTGCCCCCGTTGCTCGCTATCCTACCACATCACAGGGCGGAGTTGCGATCCTGTGCCCACATCGCCAGCCGCTTGGTGGATGCCTTGGAGAACACCCGATCGGTCTGGGTGATCGAGCCATCGGCGTGGATGACCCGATGACGCTGGGCAGCCTTGGCACACTGCTGGAGGGCGACTCGCCCCTGGCGGTTGGTCTGGGCGAGGTTCAGCAGGAGGGCGGCACGGTAGCCACCGATCACACGGGGCTGGGCGATCAGGAGAGCAGCCACACGCTCGGCGTCACCCATGAAGGCGGCGAAGCGGGTGGAGGGGATCAGCTTGATCATGGTTCTCGGGGCGGGGGGTGGTGGAGGTCTGTCCCCCTCGCTTGAACGTATCCTACAGCATCGGGGGCGGCTGTCGAGGGTCTGCAGCCAGAATCGGGACACCTCGCAGACTGGCACACGGTCTCGGGTGGGGGGCGGTGCCGTGCTAGATTGAAGGTAGAACCTACAGCCAGGGAGGCAGGCACAAAAAAAGGGGGGCTGCTGCCCCCGTGTGATTCAGTCTCGGTCGGAGATGTTCCAGGTGCCCCAGGTGCCGCCATTGGCGTGGGCGTCTCGGGTGTCGATCGCCTCCAGGCGTTGGGCGGAGGTGTACTTTGCCCAGCCTTCGGCGGTCTCGCTGGCGAGGCAGCTGCCGTAGCAGGCGTTCCAGATGGTGTTCGCTTCGTCGAGGGTCATGGTCGTTTCGTGGTTGACTTGTTCAGTATAGGGGCAGCTCAGTGGCTCAGGGCGTTGATCTGTGCCACCTTCTCAGCTGTCACACGGTCCAGGGTCTGGGCTGTCTGTAGGATCGCTCCTGCTGTCTGAGAGAAGGTGAGCAGGATGCCAGCGATCAGGGCGAGGCGTAGAACGTTTGCCATGGGGGTGGGGTTGCTGTGGTTCAGTCTATCACATCACATAGAGACCGTGGCGGCTGTAGTGTTGGGGATAGTTGGTCTGCCAGTTGCCCAGGCGGGAGAGCAGCTCGGCATCGGTGGAGCGGTGGTGCAGTTCCAGCAGCCAGGCGGGGGTCTCGGTGTTGCCGTGCTCGGTGTTGAACATGGCGACCAGGGAAGCGATCACACGTTGGCGGGTGGTGGCGGTCATGGGGCTGTGTGGTTGACTTGTTCAGTATAGCATGGGGAGGGGGGCTGTGTGCCCCCCTGGTGGTTCAGGGTGTGGGGTCGTACCCGTCGAAGATCTCCCGAACGATCTCCTGGTGGGGTCGCTGTGAGAGAATGCCCTCCATGGCGATCTCTTCTGCCCACTCCCAGGTGCCACCAGTTAGGAAGTCCAGCGGCAACATGTAGGGGTGGGTTTCGTTGAACAGGTCTTCGATCTTGCCCAGTTCGTTGTAAAGATCGGTGGGGATCTCCCAGCCTTCGTCGATCTGAACGGTGTCGGTGAAAGCGTAGGTCATGGGGTGTCTGTGGTTGACTTGTTCAGTATAGGGGCAGGGGTGGGGGCATTGCTGCCCCCTGTGTGCAGGTTGTCAGACTGGCACAGCCTGGCTGGCGTTCGCCTTGCTGTAGCCTCCGAACTGCCCAGCCTGGCGACGCTGGCGGATCGCCTTGCCCCAGTCGCTGCCCTTGGGCTGGGTGCCATGCACCAGGAGGGCGAACGGTTCAGCACCGAAACAGTGGCTGTCGTCGTGATCAACCTCAAGACCGAGACGGTTTGCATCATCATCGGTCATCACCACTTTGCTATAGCGAGTGAACAAACCTTCGTCGATCATGTAGTCGAACTTGCCACCGTAGGATGCAGTGAGATAGAAATTGGCAGGCAGGTTAGCTACACCGAACTCGGTGAAGATGTGAAGCGATTTGCTATAGCAATAGAACTTGAGATTGGGGTTCATCTGTGCAACCTTCACCCATGCTTCAAGATAAGCGAGGCTGAAGAAGTCGCCCGACTCATGGATGCGAACCAGCTTGGTGTTGCGAGTCTTAAAGTGTTGCAATGCAACGTTAATCTGGTCGGCAGCGTGATCAACACCCACCTGCAGGTAGTCTACAACGGTTTGCAGGTTGTTTGCTCGGTTGTAGAATGCCCCATCGTATTGCACCTCAGAAGATGCAGCGAAGCAACGGAATTGGGTGTGCTCGGTGTCTTGAATGCTACGCTTGCCGTTTGCATCAACAACAGCAAACGACTTGCAGAACATAGCACCTGGGCAGGTCTTGCCAGCGGGCAGGTTGAAGATCAGGGTCTGGGTGCCCAGCTTGGCGTTGCCTTTGGAGAAGGTGAGCATGGCTCTGTCGTTGGTTGACTTGATCAGTATAGGGGCAGGGTGGGGGCACTGTGGGGGCAGAGTGGACAGTGCCCCAGGTGGCACACCCTCAGAAGTCTACAGCCCAGTCTGGGTCATTCTTTACAGCAACCCAGAAGAAATTGCGACCATTGTGAGAACGAAGGAACACACGGTTCTCTTTAATTTGCTCGACAATACACTCTGGGTTGTTGTTCATAAGATTAGCGAATCTGTTCTTCGCTTTCTTACTCTTGGGTGTCACAAATGCGAGGTCAAACATAACAGAATTGTGTTGACTTGTTCAGTATAGGGGGCACAATGCCCCCCTGTGGGTGTTACTGTGCCAGTTGCTTTTCTGTCACATCACACACCCAATAGTAGGCACGTTCTGTGGTAACACTAACAAACAGCAGCACACGTTGAGTATAACGAAGCAGGGTTTCTCGCCCACCTTTGTTATACCAATCGCTGACACGGTTAGCAACCCAAACCGTGACGCCAACGATGAATCCAACCACCGTGGCGATTGTATAAAGAATCTGTTGGATGGTTTCATTATCACGAACCATGTCCAGCAGTTCGTTATACTTTTCGACGATGGGATTGTTGAGAAGAATTGGGGTGTTCATTGTTGTAGAGAATTGAACAGCAGTGGTCGATCTCTCAACCACGAACACACAATAACACCAACAACAGCCAAGGTCAAGGGGTAGTGGACAGTTCAAGAGGTGGCACAACACCTCTTGACAAACACACAAAAATACCCTAGTTTGTATAAAGAATAACAAACTAGGGTTCTTTATTCTTTATACTATACAATCATTCTTGTATAGTATAATCTACTTCTACTGTAATACTATAATCATCATACTCTATTTCTTTATTCTTTATATCTTCATCTTTCAATTCATTCTTTACATATTCTTCAAATGTTAATGTTTGATTCATTAGAATTAAAAGCGAAGGTTATAATTTATATTTTATATTAAAATCTTGATTTTGTCAATTATTGAAAAACTAAGAAATCTTAATTTTTGAATTTTTAAGATTTCTTAGTTTTTGAGATTTTTAGAATTGTGTATTTTTTACAATTTCACTGGCAAGATCACTACCAACAATGCCAGCAATGAACTCTTCTGTAGAATCATCATCTTCGCCCTCAGCAACCCAGATGTCTTCGATTAACATATCAAGATCTGTGTCGCCATCACCAAAGTTTTTGTCGAATGAATTGTACATCATTTGTACAGCATAGGACACAAGATCATCCATGTCCATTTGGTCAATCACACGATAGCAGTGTGCTTGGCAGAGGTCACTAATTTGTTCTGAAGTGAGAGTCATTTGCCGTGGTAAATGGTGACCAGTGCTTGAACGTATTTGTCTTCATCCAGCATCTCTAACTCATCATCTGTTAGATTGCTGAGATACTGGAGAATGGTGGAGAATGTTGGTGTTTTGTCAATCATTGGTGGGGTGGTTGACAATTTGATCTTCAATTTGATTTGCTAACTCCTCCATCCACTCACGATCTTCATCCTCTTCATACTGTGCATTGTTACGAACAAGATCAAGAATGAAATCAATTTGTTCGTCAGTGAAGTGATACTCTTTGAGAGTCATTTCCTCAAGGGTGAATTGAAGTAACGAGTGAAGCATAGCACCAGGATGATGCCAGTGGAGATGACACCGACCAGTCCTAGAACTGTCACAGCATCACCAGTAAAGTTGTAAGTGTCAACCATCATACATCATAGCAAAGGTACTCGGACATTTCATACAGAAACTGTTCGGTTTCTGCTTCAGTATTCCATGGAATCGATGCCATGAAGTTGTAGTGATCGACCCAACGGGCACAGGAATCCATGATAGATTCATGGGCACTGGCTCGATTGTAGAAATGAGCGTTGTCACAGATCATTGCCATGGGGTGAATCCCTCAGGAACAAATCAAGAATAACATGGGTGGGGGGCTGTGTCAACCCCCCTGTGCCACTTCAGATGGCGGACTTGAAGCCACGGCTCCACAGTGCCAGACGCATGGTGCTAGCCTTGCGAACCTGATCCTGGGTGCGACCCTGGGCAATGGCATGGTCCTGCAGGCTCTTACGGCGAGCATCAGCACCACACACCATCACATCACGGGCGGTCTGCAGGAGTTGCTGGGAAGTCATAGATCCTCTCGGGGGTAGTTGTTTGGTCGGAAGCTCTCTTGCCTCCGATGCACATAGTATGGCACCCCTGAGAGCCCCCTGCAAGCCCCTCTGTGCCACTTACAGAACCGTCACAGTGTCACACCACCGAAGCATCTCAAAGCTGCTAGGAATGGCTTGTAGGAATGTGTAATAAAAAAGGGGCATCTCTGCCCCCAAATATTATTCAATCCCAATCACTGTACTCATCGTAATCCTTGAATTTAGTCTTTCGATTACTCCTTGTGGAGTATCGTTTGGCATTCTGGACTTCGTAACCGAAATCCTCATATTCATCTTCAAGGTTCAGATCTTTAAAAGATTCTGTGTACTTACGAGTGCTTTTTGCCATTTTTTAACTCAATTGACTCCTATTTTGGGGTGTTTTGTAGTATTTAGTGGTCAGACAGTGACAATCTGAAGAGTTTGGTCCTCTTTCAGTGCTCGATTGAACAGACGACCAACACTTTGATGGTTTTCCATTGCATTTTCAACCGAATTTACGAAATTACCAGTGGTATCACGGTAATCGTAGCTCTTACCATTGTTAAAGGTAATAGTTACAATGCTATCATCACCTGCACGAACGGCGTTGATAGCAGTAGAATCGATATTTTCAATAAGTTTCATAGTTCTCTGTTAATTGTTAAAATTTAACTTTTATGATTTTGAAGTTTTTGGAAAATCTCAAAAATCTAAAAAATCAAGTTTTTGAATTTTTGGAATTTTTGGGTTTTCTCGATTTCTGAGATTTCCGAACTTCATGAATACAGTATAGGGCATTCGCCCAGGTTTGTCAAGCCCCCTGTGCCAGTCCCTGAAGTGTCCTAAGAGCCCTTGACAGGTCTTAGAGTGAGACTGGGAGTTTTGTCAAGCCCCTTTGTGCCACTTTGAGAACTGGCACATTTCGACTTGACTTTCGGGTGCTGGCGGGCTTAGACAACAACACCCCCGTAGATTTCCAAGCTTTCAGCAACATTATACGAAAGCTTTATAATTCACTTACATATGTTTTTTTAACCATTTAATTTTCCACAGTTTTCCACAGGTTTTTCCACAGCCCTGTGGAAAACTCAAAGGTATCATTGACAACATCCTAGTTATAGCAAGCATTTACCAACTGCGGAGACTTGTGGAAAACATCATACAATCTGTGAATATCATCAGAATCAATATAATCATGAATCACATTCGTTCTTCGCAATTCATAAAGATAATCAAAGAACTTAGCATCCTCTTCTTCTACACAATACAATCCTTTTATTGGTCTATGTACTTCTATTGCAGTCAACCAACAAATTGTTTTAATTGTACTGACTGAAAATAGCTTACCTGAGTATGCCATACTATGATCTTCATACTTCAGTTTAAGAGATTTAATTGGTATGAGTTTACGATCATCTAATTCAATTGAATCAGGTACATTACTATAACCAAAGAATGAAGAATCAAAAATGTTTGAGTTCATGATATGGTGAACTGTTTACCTTGTAATTGTACTGTATAAAATGAGCATTGTGTGGTGGTGTGTGCCAGTTTAATAAATGTCACATACAAAGAGAATAAATCATCATTTTGTTTTATAATCCTGTTTTAATTTTTTATTAAGGAGAATATACAGTCCATCCTTTATAAGACTTTATTCTACCTCTCACCAAATTATTAAAACAAGTTGTTGGTAATCCATGTTCTCTTGCAAATGGTTTTCTTCCTTTACCTTTGTATATTTTTCCTTCTGGACTCATAACACAAAATTCTTTAGATGTTCGTTCAAGATTAATAAGACGACACTTTTCTCTTGCTTTAGGGTCAGCAATTCCTTTCCCCTCCAAATATAGTTTTTTACCTTGCTCTTTATATTGTTGAACAAGATCTGGATTTTCAAACTTTTTCTTTGCTATTTTTGATCTTTCATCAAAAGATAATCCACATATCCCAAGTCCAAGTTCTTTATTTGTTTGTCCTCCCTTTTTTCCATTTTTAGCACGAAGAGCATATCTTTCTTTTTCTGGTAAAGACTTCCAATATTTTGCACATCCATGTTCCATAGCTTTAGCACTATCAAGACTATGCTGTTCTGGTGTTCTACCAAGAGATCCACCATTATACTCTGGATTATCTTTTAACCATTGACTATTCAATCTTGATTGACCAGCCATAGCTAGATATTTTTTTCTTTCTTCTTCGGTTAATTTAGATAAAGGATTAGTTCCATTAGCATATGCTTTTTTATTTCTTTCTGAATTTTTTCTTCTTAATTCTGGTGATGGATTTGAACACCCATCACCACCATCAGTAAGATTGCGAAGAATACCTGTCCCCAAATCCTTTCTACCAAGCACAGCAATCATATAGATTTCATGTTTGAATGCTTCGTCTTCAGTTAAGTTTTGTTTGAGCAATAGTATTCTATTCTTGTCCTTTGGAACTTTTACATTATGACGACTATCATATGCTCTTTTACCTTTGCCTTTACCAATATAATATGGTGTTCGATCTTTTCTCAAATAGGCATAAGTGTAGTAATTCATTTCAGTTCATCCGACATACTATAAAGGGACAGTTGTTAGCTGTCCCCTTGAGTAAATTAGCGTTTTGATTCGTAGTCTTGTTGAAGTTCTTTCTCATTGTAATAAAGAAACACTTCATCTGGATACTGACCAATCCATTCTAGATACTCATCACCTATGGCAATGGCATCATCCACACGATTCTCAGACATTAGATCTTGAAACCGATCTTGCATGTACAGTAGAATCTGGTCTGATTGCTCAGACACAGACTCATACTCTTTTTCTTGTTGACGTTGTTCTTCGTCTGGGGTCATAATGCCTCCACTGTAACTCTATTACTTAGATGATCGTATTGTACGAACTTTTGGTTTTCTGGGAGACAGTCTGCAATCGCTCGGGCAAAGTCATTCGGAAAATGCCCATGATACCTCCAGAACAATTCTGTTTCCTTTGGAGTCAGTGATTCCTTGGGAATGGGTCGGTATTCAGTTTGAGAAAGGGGAATCAGAAGCATTAGCTCCTTGACATGATCTGCTACGATGTTCATTTGACGTACATGGATGGGGTGTACTGTTGAAGAAAGTCAACACAGGCTTTGAATAGATCATATTGATTCGGATTGAGATCCATCCAATCAATCACATCAAAAGAATCCCAGTCAACCGTACCGTCTGGGTTCATATCACACACAATCGGTGTGCCGATTTCATCCAGCATGATGGCTTCCGTGCCAATCACGAAATACATTTCCTCGTGTTCCATGTTCCTCCGTTGAGTGTGGTATGAGTGTAGCAGATTATGGGGATGGTGTCAAGTGTGGTACTCTTTCACCACTCTGTTGCTTGATTTAGGATACATTTCCTCCCCACGCATGGCATGATCCACGAAACGTTCCACTCGTTCGATGTTAGTATCCCATGATTGTGCCATCATGTCACTCGTATACTTTAACATCATGAACAAATCATCACGACAATTCACCCAGAATCCAAATCGACGGACCTGAGCGTGATACCAATGAATATCAGGATGATTTGTCAAAGATGGCTTTTGAATAATACGCATTTTCATGGTGTTACCTCTTGTGTAGGTGGCTCTGGAGCGGGGGGAGGTGTTTGTGGCGTGGGTGGTAGCTGTGGAGTGCTTGGAGCCTGCTGTAGGGGCTGCTGGAGGGGTGTGGAGAGCTTTTCTTCTAGCTTCTGCTCCAACTGGGTCAGCTTCTGTTCAATAGCAGGCTGTGGCTCCTCTATTTTTGGTTCTGGCTGCTGTTGTGCCAGTTTATAACCAGCGGCAGCAGCACCGAAGATACTAGCCAGTGCTGCTACCGTAGAAATGGTTGATTGAAACTTACTCATTGATTCTTAAGAATGGCTTTCAATTCATAGATGGCGTTACTTACAGTCGCCTCAAGATAACCATAACAATAAGGATACCCCTTCTCATTCTGAGTCTCGGGATCTTTGGTCACACTAAGAGATTTCTCCAGCCCACTCAGAAGACTCTCAAGCTGGCGGGTGGTGATTTCGCTGGTGCTCATGGTGTGTTGGTTGAACTGAGGTTATTGTAGCTCCTCAAGCTCTTCGATCAGGTCCATTGGGACAGTTTCGTGACTGTCCTCAAGATAGATGTCTTCAACGTTTCGTAGGATACTCTTCCTCACGTTGTAATCATCGTAGTAGTATTCAGTTGTGTCAAAGTCAGAAAAATAAGTCATTGTTCGTGTGAATGGTTTCCTCGTACAAGTTCAAGTTCATTATATTGTTGGGGATATACGATTAAACATACATCCCTCACTCTTTCAGTTGGAAATTCTCTTATGCATACTGTCATATATTGCTCGCAGGCAAATCTTACATGACCATACATGCCTCTATAATACACTTCTGTTCCTTCGGGCAGCATACTCGTATTCGTTGATTGGTTCTTCATATACGCTCACGCCCAAAGCATCTGGGTACATAGTTTGTACAATATACTGTGCCTGATAATAGTTTGCTGCCACGACATATACATCGGCAGTAATCGAATTTGGTGCTTCGTCAGGATGATCTTGCCAAGGCAAATTTACCTCAACAAGATATACATGACCATGCTTTAAACTATTGTCAAAATCAATAATTAAATCAGCAATCATATTCTTTATTCAATTCGGACATAAGTTCAAAACGCAATTCATCAATCTCACCACGAAGATGCTTGATTTCACGTTGGAGACCAATGATTTCACCTTGTTGTGTTTTGATAAGCTCAGCATATTCTTTAATGAGAGCTTCTGCTTGTTCTAGGCTAGTCATGTTAGTTGCCATGGGACAAATGATATTTATTGTAGTGAATTTTACCAAGTTGTGAATCTTGATGTAGTGTATAAGATGCTACACCAAGAGCGATGAGAACAAAAATGATCGACTTCATCCCATACCTCGTGGAAATTCATGCTTGCAATCAGGACACAACCAATGATTGATTCTATCCTCACCAAGAAACTCAATACCAATTACACGAGAGAAGAAATACGGAGGACGATAGTTCTGTCGATACTCTTTGGGAATGGGTTTATCCACCCAATTTGTCCCACATTCAGGACAGTTCCGCATCTTTGTGATGTCTTTGTACTTCATTTACATAAACTCCGCAAGATAATAGTCTACAGTCACCTCAAGTTCCGCAGCAGCTTCCTCGATACCTTTCCAGAAGAGAGCATCAATGTCAGTCTCACCTGTTTTGGTGACATAGAGTTCATACTGTTCGTCAGTCATTCGGTTCAAGTGCCTCCCAAGCAGCAAATAGTTTAGCATAGAGTTCGTTACCGTCAACTTCTGTGTGATTTTCCAGATGAACTTGGATATGTTTGTTGAGATACTGGAGAGCTGAGATAAGATAGCTAAGCTCTCCAAAACTGAGACGTACAAAGTCTTCAGGCATCGTATCCAGCGTTGCGGAGCATGGCTCGTCGGCAATCATAGGCGATAAGCTCATTCGGGTAAACTCCGAGGCATTGGCGGGTTTCACGGTCGATGATCTCCCATTTGGTCGTGCCAATCCTAGCACGAATGAGCATGGGGTTGTCAAGACCGAGAGGATAAGGCTTTTTAGTGGTGGTGCTCATGGGGTTCTCCCTTGACTACCCCCGTATCATAGCACAGCGAGAGGGGCTGTCAAGCCCTCGTGTGTTCATTCGCCAATCTTTACATAGATTGGATTTTTCCTTACCATCTTGACAAAAGTGGCATCGCCGCTCTTTAATGTGTAACGTTTTCCATCGAATATCACCACACCATATGCTGCAGCAAGAGCATATACAGACATAATGAATGAGTTCTTAATCCATTTCTTGATTACATCTTCATTTGCAGAACACAAGTATAACATTTCATATGAAGATAGTTTCTCAAAGAATATCTTTGTGTTGTTTGAAAATTGTACCTTTGCTTGATTTGGTTTGGTATTCTTTAAGAAGTCTGGCTTTCGTTCAAATTCTCTTTCAAAATCATTTATGATTTCTCTTGCCTTACCACCCATATGTGCAGTAATATTCTCAATATATCTTCTAGCAATCACTGGTCGTAAGCTTTCATCAATTTGTGCAAATACTGTGCTTAAATCACCTGGACTCATCAAGTCAGATTTCATCAATGCTGCATAGTTTGATAGACCATTGTATGCTTTTGATTGAGCAATTAAATTACCCAAATCTTTGATTTCCATTTGTGTTGCTGTAGTACGATCAAGCAATTTAAATCTCACTGCAATGTTTACTAATTGAGTATGCTTATTAATTTTTGATAGAGAATAGATCTTATTGATTAAATTTGTTTCATATACAAGTGCTTTTCTTTTATCAGTAAGATTTAAGTTTCTTTCTACACTTCTTCTATCGGATATACCAAGTTTAACTGCTTCGGATACAAGTTCTTCTTTCTTTTTGATTGTTGGTTTTGAATAGGTTAATGCAGGAAATTCCTTTGATGTAAAGTTAGCAGTGATATTAAACTTGTCCTGAAATGCTGCTTTTCGTATTTCTTTGATGCTAGCAAATAATCTATTCTTTTCTGGCAATTTACGAATGATTTGTGAGTTAATATAATCTCTTGTGATACCACCAATACCAGAAGCAGAACCAGTTGTTTCAATCGGTGTCAAATATATCTGACCAGACTGCAAGAATGCTTGGTATCGTGTAGTCTTCTTATAATCAACAAAATTAATACCAAATTCAAATGTAGTTCTACCAATCTCTTTTAATTTGTAATTGAAACTACTATTATCAATTTCAATTACTTTCTCCAGTTCATTAACAAATTCTTGTTTATCTTTAATTGATAGTAGATGTAATACTGTGGAGAAGAATGGATCTTTTACATCTTTGTTAAGATCATCAAATGAACCAATTACTTTAATTAAACTAGTGATCAAATTATCACTAATCGTTGTCAATCTTAATTGTTTTAATGATATAGGAATGATGTCACCACGTTTAAATCCTTCATCCATAAACTTTTGATATTGTTTATGTGTCAATGTTCTACCACTGAACACTCGATTCAATGTTCGCATTCCTTCTGCTTGTGGTCGATAGATGAATATATCTGCTGTCGTTAGTTTGTCTGGTGCATTATAATAATTTGTCTCTGTATTTGCAATCTTTTTGAATGGAACTGATTTGTATCGAATGCCTTCAGATGAATCTTCTTCTGCTATATTATATGAAGACAACGAACCTCTTATATTCAGTTTGCTACGATTCCTGATAATGCTCTTAGCTACAGCTACAGAGTCTAAAACATAAGAATAATTGTGAATTAACGAGAATTCCTTTAACGTATCTGAAGATGATGAAACATATAATTTTGATTTGTTATTTGAGAGCAAATCATTTGTAGTTTTTAAACTCTCATAGAAGTCATAGATGGCATCATTTCTATTGTTAAAAAAATACCACACTGCATAGCAAGTGAAGTCTTGCTTTTCAGATGTGGTTTTACTATCATTCATAGAAATCATTTCAAAAAAATCATCATTTGATAATCCTTGTGGATAATCACCAAGCAATCTTTTAATTAATGCTTCTATGCTTTTTGTTGTGAATACTGTTTTTATCTTTTTACTAGAAATGATCTCAAGTGCTTTGCGATAAAAGGTAATGTATTTCTTGCCATTAAATGTCATTTCATAACATAATGGTTCATTACCTTTTTGTTCTAATGTTTTATATAATTTTGACTTGGTGTTTGATGATTGTTTCTCACGGCAGGCATTTAAAAACAATTTAATTGGCGTTTTTCCAGATACTGGAGAAGGATCTAGAATATCCTTAAATTTATACTCTGCCATTCTAATGCACTATTCCTTCATGGATATTTATTTTTTCTTCCTTGGCTTTTTAGGTGTTTGCTTTTGTTTCTCTTTTTCTCTGTGTTTCTTAAGGGCTTCGATAGCCTCAGCATCTGTCTTATGATCACTGAGTTGAAATCCATTATGTATTAAAACAAAACGGTCCCCCCAGGGGACCGTAGCATATCCATCTTTAGTTATCATATCCTAATCGTTCTCTACAGTATTTAAACCTTTCCCATTCCTCGTCAGTGAAGTTATCACTAGCATATGGGATGCCCACAACATAAGCACAGAATCGGTTGATTTGCTCGGATTGATTGCTGGAAGCAATAAGAGCACTAGCGAGGAGTTCAATCATTTGTTCATTTGAAGTGTAGGGACAGGCATTCCACCTTCGGTGGGCACATAGATGGTCACATTACCATTCTTGCTACCATCTTCAAGACCAGTGATATACAGATACTGTAGATACTCACGATTGTCTTTTAGACTATCACCAATGATTTGGTTTGCCTTGGCAACACCAGTAGCACGAATGATTTCAGCATCAGCAAGTTGTTGAGCAGAATCTTTCTTTGCTTGTGCCTCAAGCACAGCAACCTGGCGGGTGTATTCTGCTTCCTGAAGTTGTGCTTTGCCATTCAAAGTCTTAGTCCATACGCCATACTGAGGCAGACCAAATACAAGACCAGCAATCACAACAACTACACCAGTCACAAAAAGATAACCTTCAGCAGACAGAAAACCATTTTGTTGTTTCATCGTTTAGATTCTCCAAGAATTTGTTCTAAAAGTTCTTTGTCACGTTTTTTGTTATTGATGCTGATAATAATATCAGCAACACAATAACCAAAGGCAAACGCAGCCATAATAGTTGTAATCATAATGCTTCTACTTCCTCCATAATATTTTCTACATCAGTCTCATCACGATGACCAAGAACATCATCGGTGATAGGTGTATCATAGCACAGTTGCCAATTATTTTCAGTACCTTTGAGAACTGCTACTTCATACAATCCCTGCACATAACCATATGAACCAGGAAAACGAACCACACTCACACCGTATCCATTGGGAAAAAAGTGTCGTGCTTGAACGCCACCACTAATTGTATGTGGCTGAAAATTAAGATCACTGAATTTCATTTTTGTTAAAGCGGTCGGACCAAGATTCATTAAAGCGTTCACGAAGATTCTCAATCGTAGAGAATCGTTTGATTAGTTCGCTCTCCATAGGCAAATCAAAATACCCATAAGGACAAGCAAATTCAATCATATTGACTGCTTGAAGCAGCACATCACAGAGCATCTCATGCTCATTGAATGTCAGTGTAATGCTAAGATCATTCTGATCAATGTGAAGATTCTCGTTGGTATCTTCAACGATTGGTTGATTGATTACAGGAAGAGAAATCATAATCAGAAAGGAATTTCTTCAAGGGTAGGTGCAGCAAATGATTCGCTGGTTTCTTCAGTCACAACATCACTGGTGATGACATCAAGAATGCTCAGGATTTGTTCGCCATTGGAACCTTTACGAAGCATGGAGATCAGAAGTTGCTTGCTCATGGTAATAAAATAATAAGGTTTACAATTAGTCTTCAATAGGATACAGTTGCCAAGTGTCAGGGTGAATACCCATCTCTTCACAACGAACCTCGTAGGCAATACGCTGGAGCAGACGAAGATCCATGTCCAGCACTGCCATTCGGATGGTGTGGCGAATCTGGGCGTCTTGGGTGGTGTCAGTAGCCATGTCGTTTGCTTGAGTACCTACTCATTATAGGGGTGAAACCACCCCGATGTGGGGTGGTGTGTGCCAGTTGTCAGACTGCCAGTGCTCCCGTAGGAATCTCGGCAATGGTGGGCATAGTGTTCTCTTCAAACTGGTGACGATCATAGCAGATCCACTCATCATCGAGCGTAAAGATGTAAGCATACTCTTCGCCATCTGCCAAGTAATCATACTTGTTGGCATCGAGGCGAGGGGGGCAATCCTCACCACGCTGAGAGTAGTAGTTAGGACCATACTCGGAAGGGTTGCCATCCTGATCCATGGGAAGCTCAGTCCAGCAGCAGCTCATATCGCCACCATCAATCAGCTCAGCAGCCTTCTCACGGCTGTTGTAGTGGGTCTTAAGAATACGACCCAGCCACTCGGGATAGCCATCCCAGTGGTGATACACCGAGAGCACAGACTCGTCGGGAAGCATGATGCCGATGCGTGAGCGGGTTGCCATGTGGTCCTCCGTTGTTGACTCACTTAATATAGGGCAAAACAAAGGGGGTGTCAAGCCCCCTGTGCCACTTGCTTAACTGTCACCCACCATTCTCTCGTATGCTTCTCACAAGATATTCTGTAAATTGTTCCATTTTTTCTGGAGAAACTGATTGAGGGAGATCATGAATTGCATTTCTTAATGCAATCATTTCAGCCCATTCTTCTTGATTGAGATTGCTATTTGGTTGTTTGGGGAAAGTCATGTTGTGATTGCAATGTGTTGATATCCTAACACTATTTACCTCAGTAATAAAAGAACTTAAGATTTTCTTCGGATTGTATTTACATACTTGTCATAATTTGATAGTAGTTCTTCTTCTGTAGGATCTGGTTTTACAGGGCAAACTACCTTGAAATCCAAGTCACAATTGGATAAAGACAATTTAGATTTTACATTCAATCTTGTCTGACCATATTTGTCTGGTTTGTTCCTCTTGAATTTCCATTTCTTATCATTGTCAATGTATCCACAATTATCAATCCATGTATAGTTGTACTGACTATAATCTGGTTGATAATCAAAGAACATTCTGATGTTATAATCATCGCCAAATCTATTATGTACGATGATCACATCAATCATGGTGTCAATATTCAAATCATCAAAACTTTCATTCTTTTTAGTAATTAAAGTTTTGATAATTTCATCACCTATTTGATTTGCTGTCAGTGAGCTTTCATTTTGAATCGGTACACGACACTGAATATAGTCAATGTACTGCTCAAATTTTGTCTTACTGAAAGGTTTTTTGACAGATTTTATATTAAACCCGTAGTTAGATTTAATAGCATCTGCCATATACTTATCACCAGAAATCCATTCACCATCACAGGATCTTGCGATGATTTTTTCCCAAGTTTCCCACTTGATGATTCCTTCTATTTTTGTATAGTGATAGATTAATGCTTTAAGTAGTTTAAAATCTATACCGATTTTATCAACTAGTGAAAGGTCCCCATCCATTCCTATCACCTCCTAGACGCTCTTCCATTTTATCAATGAAATCATCAATTTTCATAAGTGTGTCGATTTCACCAATCATGGAAGAAATAGTTTTACACACAAGCGGACGCTCTTGGCGAGCAGCATACGCTAAAGCATTCCGAAGTGATGCTTCTGCTTCTTTTAGACTGGTAGCTACAGATTCAGATAGTGCCATTAACTCATTACCTCATAGTGTTTAATAAGTGTATCAATCAGTTGTTTGGTTTTGCTCTTGTCAAACAAAACCTCAGAAAATGCTCCACAACCATACTTTGATTTCTTGCCAAGAATATAGAAGAAAGCATATTTAATTCGTCTCAACAGACCAACATCACCTAGATGAATTTGAAACCAAATGCTATCATTCAAAAATGGATCTGAATCATAAGAAATGATTAGTTGATGACTCACATCACCACATTGACAAACAAATAAAGTATTATTTTCCATGATTATTAATTGTAGTTTGCCAGAATGAACTGGTCATGTTTTGTGATCCAGCCATACGAGCAACAATGTTGCCATCAATCAACGCAACAAGGGTTGGTGTTGCTTCAACACCACATTGCTTGGCAAATTCAGACCATTCACCGTTTTGCTTCGCTGGAGTAATGCTCACTACATTTTCCCAACCTTCTATTTTCTTTAGTTGTGTTTCGGCGTACATGCAAGGGCGGCATCCTTCCTGTACGAACAGATGTATTTCCTTCATTCTAGTAACTCTTTAATATAATTTTGATTTGACATTGCCTCCATTTCCTCGTCAGTGTATTGAGGATTATCTGGATTCTCAAAACGAGAGAGTTTTGCTCTTACATCATCAAGTTCTTTTCCTGCTTGAATTGCTGTACCCCAAGCACGTTGGAAATTGGTATCATAATCTTCAAGATAATACTTGATATAATCACAAGAAGCATACATCAATGATTCTGCTCTGGTTTTATCATTGTTATCAAGATACTCAAGAGCGGTTTCTATCATTTCTTTGATGTATCCAAGTTTGGATGTCATCATGTCCAGTTCATTCATATTGTTCCAGACATCGCTGTATGTGGTCATCAGGCATCTCCGAGGTTGTAGTTTCTGAGAGTATACTCGTTTTGATCCATCATGTCAAGTCTGTTCAGGATCTCATACAGAGTATTGTCCGTCTCAATTTGTTCATTTTTCAATCGTTCCACTTCAATTTCAAGATTACGAATTTTGTCATCCAAAGATTGATATTCAAAGTTATAATCAGTCATAATTATGCTACCCAGTCAGGTTTACGTTCTGGCATACGAATATAATTAGATGCAACCCAAGGTTTGGACGAAATATACATCTTGTAAGCAGTAAAAGTGTCAATGCTTGTGTCAAGTTTAAATTCATCAGGCATAGCACGGGCAAATGGTGTTACGTTAGTAATCTTACCTTTTGGAAAGAGATAGTAAGCATCAACTAATGTTTTATAGCAGGAGTGTACTTTATTATATCTGATATTATATTCGTCACACAGATTCATTCCCCACTTGATAAGCCAGTAGGCATTATCCACGGTGCTTGCTGCCCATTTCGTACATGGATGATTGCGGAAAGCACCTTTCTGTGTCGAATAGGGCGTCCCGTCTGTTTTTCCCAAAGTTCCGTAAGAATGATACCAAGGAGAAGCAACAATACTAAGCATCTGGCAACATTCCAGGGGCATCTTAACAATATGTTTATCTGGTAAGCAAATAGCACTTTCGGCAGGAAATGGATTTGTGACAAAAATGTTCATAGGACTCCAACTTCTTTCAAGTAATTACGATAACGCATAAATCGCCCAAGACTGGGCTGGTTCACAACTTGTAACTGATGACAGATTTCACAATAGCATAGCCAGTCATACCATGGTGTCGTTGGATCCAACACATGATATGGATATTTAGAGTTTTCCACCTACTGTTCCTTCATGTTTTTTTGTTTCTGGGAATCCCTCTTGCAACCATTTAAGATAGCATCGAGTAGCATTAACACATTGTTCTTCTGTGAGAGATGTGATAATAGGTTTTTCATCTTTGTCGAAAGAGTGCCAAAGTCCATAAGGAGTTTTCTTTAGATAAAATGCTCCCTCATCATAAAAAGTTTGTTCTTTCTGGTCGCTCATCAGGTACTCCTTCAATAATAATTTGTGCTGGTTCATCGTTCCAATGGCGAATAACACCAGCAACGATGAACGCATTCGTAATTAAATACGTAGCAAATATAATCGTTCTAACGATTGCTACTCGGTCTGCCACGTCGTCTTTTTTGTGTGCTTTCTCGCCCAGTGCTAGTGCCCACAGGTGCCACAGTTTTTTCATTTGGTTCAAAGAATTGATCTAGAGAAGAGAATAGTTGTTGTTTGGGCTTCCTGCCACGTTTCTTCGGTGTTTCTACAGGTTCTTCCTTCTCCACTACAGGAAGTGGCACAGCAAGCTCTGGATCTTGATAATGGATGGTAACATCCTTAGCCTTGAGGTTGTATCGAGTCAAATGTTTATCAAGATGATTCTGACATTGAAACCAACAAATTTTATGTTCTTTCCCATCTTGATACTCCAGCCGCACTGGAAATCCGCTGTGAGGGAATAGGTCTTGGTCTTGTTTCATAATGTTGTAGTTTCCCGTTAAGAAAGGTAAGAGCACACTCTGGCCAGTCTTCCCACCGACCATCGTAGTTCTGTGGATATACTACCACAGTTTTGGAGATTGTGCAAGGCTTTACCTTGCCATGAGTGCCGTTTGGAACCCATTCCAGCCCCAACAGGGCATCATCAGATTCCAATATATCATAAGTGTTGGCTTCATCAACGACCCACAAGCGTCCAGATGGGTCGAGCCAATAAAGCTCTAGAAACCCCCTGTAACGCTCGTTAAAGGTCTTAGATTGGCATGTAGTTTCGGTAAATGGTTTTCCCAAATCATATGATGAGCGAAACCAGTCAAACATTCCCAATACTATCACCTCCAGTTGTTGTCATTCTAAGTCGAGTGAAACTATCTATGAATGTTTCCCATCCTTGATCATTTGATTGCTCTTGCTCAAAAGCAAAACGATACCCATTTTCATTTTGTATTGCTGCTTCAATCTCACCACGGATGAGTGAGCGTAGGATTTCAATTTGTTCTTTGGTCATTGTTCTTCAGGAAAGTGTTAAGTTTATCATAATGTTGAGTGATATACTGTAGTTGATAAGGCACATCATCAGGACCATCCCCAAACATACAAGCAAGATTTTCTGCTTCTGCTTGAATGATCAATTTAATTTGTTGAATGTCATTTTCAGTCATTCCGATTGCTCCCAAAGTTTCTCACGCATCATTCTAACACATTTATCCCACTGCATCGTATCATATGAAGGTCGTGGGTCTTCCTTCGGCAACCATCGCTCCACTGCTTCTACAATCTCATCACACATATCAATAGAATATCCTAACTCATGTCGCATGATATTCCACAGTGATGGAGGACGACTATTAAATTTTTCAAGTAGTTTGTCGAGGTCAGTCATAGATTCTGGGTTGCTGTGGGTCTTTTCTCCATTCTCTTATAAAGCACAAATGTGGTTCTGTTTTGTGATCCATCTGTGCCATCCAATGAATACCATCTTCATCAATGGCATCAAGGTAATGAATACCAGTCTTTGGATCAATCACACGGGAGATTGAAAGAAATACTACCTTTTCAGTCATTTCTCCTTCACCCACATACAATCAAAACAAATACGCATCATAAACCTCACAAAACGATTAGGCACTCGTCCTTCGGATGGAACATACATTATACCATTTCCACCAGGACGATTGCCGAATAAGTAGCACTTCCAACCAGATTCTTTTGGAACTTTTACTAATAATCCATCATAACTATTCCATCTTTCAAGATGAGGAGTAGCATCCATCACACCATCTTTCTTTGCTTGTCTAAAAGCATTACGCAGACCTTCATCTACTTGCTCTGGTGTTTGTGGTTTTGGTTGAAAGTCAGTCATTTTCTAATCACAGCAATTACTTTACGATTTGGATACTTCTCTACAATTATATCACGAGCACTCTCATAATCAATAGCATCCTTTACGGTTTCATAATACACAGTTTCATCTGCGTCATCCCAAGTTTGAACTTCGTAAGTCATAATCCTCTGCGTGATACTTCTTCATTTAGTTCCCAACCAGAATCGTGCCCTACTTTGAAACCTTTAGTATAACCCTCATCATAAAGTGCTCGGGCAAACTTCAAGAAGTCATCTTCATCACATTCCCAGTAAATGTCGTGT